GGTGGTGGTAGTGATGGTGGTGGTGGTGGTGGTGGTGGCGGTTATTATGGAGGAGGAGGTGGTGCTAGTTATTATGGAGCTGGTGGTGGTGGTTCAGGTGTTATTCTCTTGATATTTAAAATAAGCAATTAAACACATTTATATTGTAATATATATCCCACCAAAAATGAAAAAATACGTCCAATTTGTTTGTTTGAGTGGATTACCACGTTCAGGATCTACTCTTTTATCCGCTATATTATCACAAAATCCAGCCATTCACGCTGAAGGAAATTCAGCTGTATGTCAATTAATGTGGGATATGTATGTATCATGTACTACTACTTCGAGAGAACAAATCACCGCAAACAATCGCGAATCCAGTGTAACAGAATTAATTTCGTCTATTCCACAAATATATTATAATAACATTGATGAAAATGAAAAAATAATTGTGGATAAATGTCGTTCTTGGACGATGCCATATAACATATCACTTTTGAAAAAATACATTGACAAAGACATCAAGATTATTGTATTAGAACGCCCCATATTGGAAATAGTCAATTCATTTTGTAAATTGTATAAAAAAAACAACATTGAAAAAAACTACCATGATTTTTTGAATTTAAATAGCGAACCAATAATGCGTTCATTAAACGGTGTTTTATATGCAAAACACAATAATCAAGATAACAATTTTTTGTTTATTACATACAATGAATTAGTCGAACAACCAACCGAAACAATCAAAAAAATATATAATTTTTGTCATTGGGAATATTTCGACCATGATTTTAACAATATAATACCTAAATACAAAGAAGATGATAGCAAATACAATTTACCTGGATTTCATGATGTACGTCCAACTATTGTGAAATCTGGCACAACATTGAATAATACAATAGAAAACTCCGAATTGCCACAAGAAGTTATAGATAAATGTCTTTTTATCGATAACAATATAAATAATCTAGATGATCGGTTGAAAAATAACTAAGTAAGTAAGTAGGGTTCCATTACCACTTTGTCTTTTTCACACTAATTTTGGGTCCTGCACCTCGTTTTTTCATATTATTCGGATCGTATTTTTCATCTTCATCATCCGACCCCATATCTTTGGATAATTCCCAGAACTCTTTTGATCCCAATTTAAAATCATTATGACTGTCCGCTTTGTACCAAAAAACCTGGTCTTGTAATTTATTCGATTTTGCATTGTTGTTTATCACTAAACATTCATAGTTCTCCGTACATTGGTCCATTACTTGACAAAAGGATTCAAACGTGGGAAACATACCCGCATAATTATCGAAAATTCTACGCCTATTTGCAATATACGGTTCTCTCAAAATAAAAACATAATCAATATTCGTTCGCAAAGACGGAGGGATACCCAATGGATATTGCATGGTAATAATCAACATGATTTTCCAATGTCTCCCGTTCATAAAAAGCAGACGCATCATTTTATCTCTCGCCCATGTATTATCATATAAACAATCATCCAGAATTGCAAACGTCCTGGCATCAATTGTACTGCGTTTGAATGATTCTATTTCTTTTTTAATTTGTTTCAAAATCGTTTTTTGTCGTTTCAATATATTTTCAATGATTGCAGTATTGTATTCATTGTGAATAAATAATTTTGGTACCATTTTACCATAAAAACCATTACCTTCTTCTGTTCCTGAAATAACACTGCCTACTGGAATATCCTGATGATAATAGAGCAAATCTTTTACTAAAAAACTTTTACCAGTGTCACGACGACCTATTAATACTACTACTGGACCTTTGTTTTCATTTGGTTTAAAACTAATGCTTTTCATATCAAATTTTCTTAATTCTAGCGACATGTTTACTATATGTATGTGTCTATGTATTTGTATATAATTAAAAAATTATTTTTTTCTAACTTACGCAAATAAACAAGTTGGATAAATATTTAGAAATATGAATTAGAAGATCTTTAGAATTATTAGTTAAAATTGAGTGTTTTTTTTATTATATTTACCTAATAATATGTCTAATAATAACACTCAGCCAAATCAAGAAATATTCAATATTACCTATCAAAAACGCAAAAACGCAGAATTGTTTCAAAGTTTAGAGAAAATAGCCAATGTTTCTAAATTACAAAATTATATTCCAATTTATTCAAGATTTTTTTCATTGAATTTGCAAAATTATAACAGTATAAATCTTAATAATAAATGGTTTATTAGTAATGTTAATTCACTTTATGAAGATGAAGATTCGGATGAAGAAGAGATAAAAAGCGAAAGCGAAAGCGATTACGATGACATAACTAAAGACAATTATATAAATCAATGCTTGTATAACTGTAGAATTAAAAATACATTGAATCAAAAAACAAAAGAAAAAATAGTATTTATGAAATTTGCACCATTATTAGACCCTATTAAATTTATGACAGGTAAATATCACATTACGGACAATAATAAATTACCAGAACAAACATATTTATATAATTTACCTTCCATTGGACCAGAAGAAGTCATAGATACACCAAACAATAATAAAGTGCATTCGAAATTATTAAATATTAATAATTCTGCTTATGTTGATAGTTTTTTTGTATATTTATCTAGTATTTTACTTCACAATACAAATTTTATTCATGGATTGGATTATTATGGATCTTTTTTAGGAATCAAAAAAAACTATACATTTAATATTTGTGATGATTTGGATTATCTAGTACAATCCGATTACTTTAAGAAAAACAAAAATGTCTTGTTTGAAGTAGATGATGAAACTTATGATTATGAATCGAATAGCCAATATTCTTCTAAAAATTTAAAAAAGATTGTTATTACCGAACAATTCAATAATGGAGATGAAAATATACTACTTGATCTAGATGATATTAATAATACAATGGAAACATTAGATGGTATTTTTTGTGTTGATGATTGTGATAATGGCAAAGAAGAAAACAATGACATTGATTTGTTAGAAATTTCATTGGATAATAATACAACAAATTTACCATTTGAAAAAGCAAACACGTCTTTAAAATCTACATCTTCTTGTTCATCTAGAACATCTTATACATCTGATGGTTGTGATGGTTCTGAAAAATCAACAAATATTAAAATACACGAGATAGAAGAAAATGATTGCGAAGAATGTTATGAAATACCAGATTTAGTAAATAATGATGATAGCTACAACAATCAAGACAATAACACAGAAGATTCATCATATAGTAGTGAATCTGAGTACATAGAAGCAAGGATACCAGAATTCCCAGTAGAATTAATATGTATGGAATCATGTGAAAATACATTTGATAATTTGATCGACAATAATGAACTGTCAGAAGAAGAGTGGCTTTCCGCGTTAATGCAAATAATAATGATTTTATTGACTTATCAAAAAACATTTTCATTTACTCACAATGATTTGCATACTAACAATGTAATGTATAATAAGACCGATAAAAAATACATTTATTATTGTTATAAAAACCAATACTATAAGGTTCCCACATTTGGACGATCGTTCAAAATAATCGATTTTGGAAGAGCCATATATAAATACAAAGGTAATTTATTTTGTAGTGATAGTTTTGAAAACGGTGGTGATGCTGCCACACAATATAATACTGAACCTTATTTTAATGATAAAAAATCACGTATAGACCCTAATTATAGTTTTGATATATGTAGATTGGCATGTTCTATTTTTGACTATTTAGTTGAAGATATATCAAACATAAAATATTTAGAAAATAATAATCCAATTGTTAAATTAGTTGTAGAGTGGTGTTCTGATGACAAAGGTATTAATTTATTATATAAAGCAAATGGTGAAGATAGATATCCAGAGTTTAAATTATATAAAATGATTGCACGTTGTTCGCATATCCACACGCCAGAAAATCAATTAACACGTCCAGAATTCTCAAAATTTATAGTTCCATTTAATTCTATATCAAAAATGAAAGGAGCTGTTGAAAATTTAATCAATATTGATAAAATACCAGTATTGTCAAAATAGATTTAGATTTAGTTGTATTAAGTTAAAAGTAAAAATTTTATTTATATAAATATAATAAACAAAATTATATTATTAATTATTGTAAGATATAGATACGTATATAAATAAAATAATAAATAAAATATATAAACAAATTAAAAATTTAGCATGTCATTTGTATTTATTATTACACGACATGTAAATTCTGAAAGAACAAACAGATATTGGAACCGTTGTATATCAACAATAAGAATTTATTATCCTAAAAATAAAATTGTTGTAATAGATGACAACAGTAATTATGAATTTGTAGTAAAAATGTGCGAAGATGATAACGTCCAATACGTACAATCAGAATTTCCTGGAAGAGGTGAATTATTACCTTATTATTATTATTATCATCATCCATGGCATTCTAAAGCGGTTATTATTCACGACAGTATATTTTTTCATTCTTGTATTCCGTTTGGCAAAATAAATTTACCAGTTTGTCCTTTATGGCATTTTACTTCGGACACTGAAAATATAGACAATTCAATGCGTATAACACACAACCTTAAAAATAGCGCAATAATAAAAAAAATGTTGAAAAACGACTCTTCTGTAAAAATTTTGGGTAAATCGAAAGAATGGAATGGTTGTTTTGGCATTCAATGTATGATAACACATGATTGTCTTCGTAATATACAAGAAAAATTCAATTTTTTGAATTTGGTACATCATATACATAATAGAGCGGATCGTTGTTGTTTTGAACGCATATTTGCATGTATGATATATTCACAATACCCTGCGTTAAAGAAATGTCCTTCTTTATTTGGTAACATATTTAACTATTTACATTTTGGATATTCCTATGAAGAATATATAAATGATGTAAATAACCGGAAGATAAACAAACCAGTTATCAAGGTTTGGACTGGACGGTAAGAGAGAGGTAGAGTGATAAATATAATGTGTTTTATTGTCTAATAAAATAAATTATAGTAAATAAATTGAATTTATATTTTGTATGGGGCGTATGTTTTCTTTTTTATCAATTTATTTTCTCATTGTAATAATTTTCAACTATAGTATTATACGTAAGAGTATGAGTTGTATCACATCCATCAACGTAATATGATAATGATATTGCTGTTGCATTTTCACTAGCCACATCGTTTGCGGCAGTTACTGCTGACGTATATCCATCCCCACTACCACTTGCTGTACCAGTATAAGTAGCTGTTTTGGATATACCAGTTGATTGTTCTATTGATTTCACTTCTCCATACCAGTTTACAGTTGCTACAGTTTTTACTATTATAGGTCTTGGGTCTATAATTGGGGTTATCTCAAAAAATGCTTCTATAAAAATATCATTGTTACCTGTAACAATATCTCCTTTGTTTGTTATTACTTCATCACCCAAATTATTAGAACATAAATTTAAAATTTCATAGTTTGGATAATAAGACATTTTTTTTATTAATGCACCAAAATAGTCAAATTGAAACCAATTTTTTTCATAAGCATTATCGTATTGAATATTATTTTTTGTATATACTGTATAACCTTCATACGTTAATTCACTGGGTAAACCATTTGTAACTAATAAATTGTCATTAAAATTAGTACTACCATTTATTGTTTCATAAAATCCATTTACAATATTTTCATTATTGTTAACACTAAAATAACCTTTAAAAAAAGCTTCTACATCAGGTTCTGAAGATATATTAATATTATACCAAGATATTGTGTTTGGCTTTGGATTTTCAATAGGATTTATTTCAAAAGTTGCATCTATAAAAATATCATTTTTACCACTAACAATAACTCCTTTGTTTGTTATTAGTTCATCACCTAAATTGTTACAGGCAAAATTTAAAAACTCAAAGTTAGGATAATAAGACATTCTTGTTATCAACGGTCCAAAATTATCAAATTGTTTCCAAGAATTTTTATAAGCATTGTCGTATTGAATATCATTTATTTCATATATTATAAAATTTTCATAAACCAATCCAGTTGGTACACCACCATCTGTAACCAAGATATTTTGGTTAAAATCAGTTTTTCCATTTATTGTTTCATAAAATTCTTTCATTAAATTGTCTGTGCTAACACTAAAAACACCTGTAAAAATTGGAGTGGTTCCATCTGGCAAATATATTTGGATATCATACCAAGTAAAAGACATTGTCTTAAGTTATACTATTATTAAAGAATAAAAATATTTCGAATATTCACATATCTAAAACCCTGGTGAGTCTGTAAAAACTGCTTGATTGCCTGTTGCACCCATTACTGATCTACCATCCATATTTTTAATAACAGGAGATATTTGCTCTACCAAATAATATCCAATGATTACACTAAAATATACCAACAACGTGTCACGAATTAAAAATTTCAACGGTTTATTCTCTTTTTCAATAAATCGCATCTCTAAAAATTTTACAATTAAAAAAATAACGGATATAACCCCCGCAAATATAAAAATATTCTCCATTTTTTTGTGTAAGTTAGTAGTTTATATATTGGTTACTAATATATAAAATAAAATTATATTCTAAATGATTTTTTAACGTATTTATTTATCCGCGTACTTTGTATTATTCCAATACTTCTATATCCAAATCGTTGATTAAATCTGGTAAATCCAATTCAATACTGGGTGGATCAATATTGTGAATATCTAAGTTTGATAATTCTAAAGATTCATCCATTATTTTCAGTTTGGATAAAGGAGCACTTTGATTTTCATTTTCGTTTTCGAATTCGTTGTAATTACTGGAATAGTTTTCTGTGTTATTAACTTCATTGTTACCCTGGTTATCGTCCAAAATAACATTTATTTTTTCCAATTCTTCACTAAAAGATAATTTATTGCTTGGGGGTGATGAAGACTCGGATGTTGATGTCTCTCTTGTCTCACCATCTCTCGAAATTGCACCAGTATTTACACTATCTTCAATTACTTCTTTTACATCTTTATTCGTTTCCGTTTCTTTATCCATAATAACCTCTTCCTTAATTTCTTCTGTAACTTGTTCCTCAATGGATTCGTCCATGTAAGCTCTTAATATGCTTTCAATAGGAATACTATCACGGATAGCGTTTAATATACTTTCTTGAATTAAAATCTCAAATTCTCGATTGTATTTTTGTTTTTGTAGTGGTGGAATATTCAACTCAAACAAATAGATTGACTTGTATAATTTCCTAGCAGTATGAACGTAAACATTATGAATAAAATCATTTAATTTTGGAATAGTAATATCGATTTTTTTCTGTTTTTGGCCGGCGCGCATAGCAGTCAAAATTTTCAGTTGAATTATATGGACGCATGTAATTAAATCTTCTAAATAACTGCATGCACTTCTCTCTATGATGCGTTTTTTTTCCTGTTCTACAATCAATGGATTCCATTGTGGGATTCTCCTAATTAAATTCTGAAAGGTCATTAAATATTTATCCATTTCATTATTCTCTTTGCATAACTTTAAAGATTCATCGAATATAGATTGAAACCCTTCAGCAATCAACGGAGTTAAAATTGTCAATATACGTGCTCCCCATTCATTTTTTGATTCATGCAAACTAGAAACGTTAAAATCATCCATTTGTTATTTGTTATTTGTGTGAACGCCTGTTTTACATAAATGAAATATTTTCTAAATTATAATCTGAACTCAAAAACATAAAATGTAATATAAACAACATGAGAATTTTTTCATTCCTAAATTCTTTGCGTATTTTATTGAATGTAATCAAAAATTCAAATTTCTTTTCTTGATTCATTATATTTTTAGTGTTTAGTAGGTTTCTCTCTATCAATGAAATCAAATCCAATCCATTGAAACCTTTTTCATATAATTTTATTGAAAATTCCACGTTCTTTTTAATTATATTATCGTTTTTTGAATTCTCTGGTATTGTAGCAGGTATATTATTTGTATGTGAATAACTGTTTATTTGCGAACCCAAAGAATCCATGTAGTTTTTTACCTCTTTTTGGAGAGAAACCAAATGATCTGTTTCTTCATTTATATTGTGTAAATTAACGACGGTTTCGTTCATTATTAATTCAGGAACATATATTTCACAAAAACGCGATAAAATTGGTTTTAATAATTTATATTTATCTTCTATAACAATAAAAAATCGTGTTGAATGACTGAATAACTCGATACATCGTCTCAATGCGGATTGTGCGTCCATAGTTAATTTATCTGCATTCAATAATATCACACTTTTAAAAATATCACCACCATTGGAGATAATATGTGTTTTTGCAAAAAACTTCAATTCTTCTCTTATAAATTTAATACCTTTACCATGCGCACAATTAACATACATTACAAATGTTTTTATTTTTTCTTTATCACCGTTGTATATAGTATTAATAAAATGATTCACTATGGTTTTTTTACCTGTTCCACATCCACCGTGAAAAATTATATTGGGTATTTTATGTATTTTATAATAATAATTAAGTTTTTCAATGATAGCTTCGTGTTCTTTAACTATAATATTTTTATTTATTGTCGTTATGTTATGCATATTGGAATGATATTATATTATTATAGTATCATTCATTTTATATTATAATTTATACGTATTATTTATGCAGAAGTAGTTAAACTATGAGTATATGGATTTTGACGAAATGCATCCAATAAATCTGGACTTATTCTCTCACAACCAATCTTACTTTCATCATATATTTGTGGAGTGTTAAACTTACCTATCTGGTCTTTTCCCGCGGATAATGAAATTATAGAACTAGGAGTATATAAACGATGATCGTATCGATTCGCGTCATCTCGATAAGTATTAACATTCATTTGTTGATTAAAAATTTGAGTTCCACCTTGATTTGGTCTATTATAAATAGTTTGCGATTTGATCTCATTATTTGTCTGTGCATAAGTTGAATCATATATCATGATACCTTCATTTGTTGATAAACCACCAACGAATCCCATTGTAGAACAACCTGTTGTATCTCTCTGCGTTAGATCAAGTGGAACATGAGTATTTACGTAATGATTGCCATCTCTCTGATTATTAATATTTCCACTTGGCGCATATAGTGTTGTTTCTTTTATTGTTGTACCTGTTTTATCATTTGAATTAATAACATAACTAGAAGGAACATTAGATCCTCCATCACCATAAACACGTATATTGTTTACTAATTCATCTTTTCTGGAAGGTCTTAAAACATCCATTAATGGTGCTACAACTGCACCTATTGCTCCACTAAAACCACTGCGAAATGTATCAACTGGTTTCACACTTGAACGATTATTATTGTAATTTTTATAACTACTATATTCTGCATTTGTAACCGAACCTTGACCTCGTGCTGATGCAACACCTAAATCACATGTCTCAGTAGGTTGTCTCTTAGATCGTTCAAATGCGGATGGTACATAACCTGTTTTTTTAGTATCATTACCAGGACCCACGTATTCGTTTTCACAATCTTCTCTTTTAACAATCCCCATTTCTTGAATAGGTCGTAATGTTTCACCTTTTTCTAAACCTGTTGTAGTTAACCATCTATCCTGTGTATTAATAAAAAATGTATCTGGTAGATTTTTTTCGACGCGTCCAATCATGCCTAAATTTTTAACATAAGAATCAGCAGGTCCTTCATGATTTATTAACTCGTATTCAATTCGAGGATTCGTATCCACACGTAATTCATCGACTGTTTTTGGCAACCAGGAATTTCTAGCTTCCATACCAGAATTAAAACCACCACTACCTTGAGATGTATATCCTTGTCCTAATCCAGGAGCGACATATTCTGAATCAAATGGTTTTACGTTGTTAATCTTCATTCCTGGATTTACACGGGATTGATAAAAATCACTGTTATTGGGAGCACCAAAAGCCCAATGCATATTTTCTTCTGGTTTAAATAATGGTGATTGTTCGACCTTTTTTATCATTTGGGAACCAGTTCCCGACATGTTATCTAAAATAGTTTCTGTTAAATTCATATCATAAACATTTCCTTTAATTTTTCCACCATAAAAAGGAATCATGTTATTGTGTTTAAATTCATCTGATTTTAAATAATTACCTGATAACGAATATACATTTTTTATGTCAGAACCTACTTGTAATCCATTATTTACTCTGTTTTCATAAACACTTTGATTGAAATATTGATCGGATGCCACATTAGGATTTTGATATTGATAAACGTTATCTACTAGTTGTTTTTTATCAAGCGAAGGATAATTTACGGGTGGAATATCCGAGTTGGGTAGATAATTGGATGTTACACCTAGATTGCTTGGAGTAGCACCCATATTTGTGAAATTTTCGGTTTTTGGTTGTTGACTTTGGTATCGTTGATTTTGGGTTTGATATGATGACCCAGACCCAGACCCATTTTTCAATATTGATTTTAATTTTTTTCTAGATTCGCAATTTCTGGATGGTTGATTTGATATAATATACATACCACCTAATGCAACTAACGGTATAGCTATTTCCATTTATTTGAATATTATATATATAATATATAATATATATTGTTTTTAACTATTGTTTTATTTCTAAAATAAAAATAAAAAAATAAAAAAATTAAAAAATAGGTTTATCTGTTAGTAATTCCTGTGCGATCATACCTAATGAACCAATCATCGCAAGTCGTCCATTATTAATTTCTGCATTCAACATAAATTCTTCATCTTTATCTAAAAATGTTTTTGATAAAGATAAACCTACATCACCTGGTTGATAATCTTCTTTCATCAAAAAATATTTGCCTGATTTTGTAAATGGATTTTCCCATCCTAATAATATTGTTTTGAATTCACCTGAAGCAACGGCAATCATAAATATAGATAAACTAATTGTATCCACATTATCTAATACGTGTATCGCTTGTTTATGTGTTACTAGCTCTGTTACTGGAATAGCTAAAGATGAAATCATTCCCCATCTACCATGCTTAATTTCACTTTCACGAAGTTTTACTAATTCATGCTGTTTTTTATTATTCGAAAATCCTAATGGATCAAAAAACCCTAGAGGTTTTGTAGCACCATAAAAATTAAAAGCATTTATTGAACAAAAAAGGAGACCAAAAATACCGAAGAAAAGATTATTCATTCTATTATTCTATACTAAAGGATGTAAACTTATATTTAAGTATTTTTTATAATTTATTTGTTTTCATTTATGGATTTTTAAGAACATGGATACCCAGGAACAAAATAGTCTTTTTCTAAAATTCGTGTACTAACATTATTTTGAAAAGGCAAACAAGTATTTTCCTGAGGATTTAAAGGCAAAACATACCAATCGACTTGCTCTAAATCTCTCGCAGTCCACGCGGGCATTATAGACCTCGATTCCTCTGTATATAAGTTGTTACAACTAGGATATTCAATTGACTGACTATGTACGTTGTAGGTTTGATATTGGTCTTTCACTAAACAATCTCTGCTTAAAAAACGATTATTACTAGTACCTTGATTCGCACCTAAACCTATTAATTCACTTTCTAAATTGATTGAATTTGTCCGTAAATTTGCACCCCATTTTTGAATTCTAATTTGTGGATCCTCCATATAACAAGGTTTCGATCCATTACCAGGAACATTTAATATGTATCTTCCTGGATCAGTAGCTTGTTGTAACATTTTTTTGGTTCTACATACATCATAATTAATTCTAGTATTTGCCATATTTTTTGGTGTATTATTATTAGTATATAATATATTATTTTTATCAAAAACAATTTGAATATTTATTGATTATTATTGTATTATAGATATTTGTATTTGTATTTGTATTACTACGACTATACGACTATACGACTATCATGAAAAAAACAATCTGTTTAAATATGATTGTTAAAAACGAATCACATGTTATTGTTAAAACTCTCACTAATTTGTGTGATAAAATAGATTTCAGCTATTGGGTTATATGTGATACTGGATCCACTGATGACACAAAAGAGATAATATGTGATTTTTTTAAAGAGAAAAATATAAAAGGTGAGTTGCTACAACATGAATGGAAAGATTTCGGGCACAATAGAACACTTGCACTTGAATCAGCGTATAATAAAACAGATTTGCTTTTTATTTTTGATGCGGATGATGAAATAGTAGGCGATCTTGTTTTACCCAATGTGTATGATACTGATGGTTATACGTTTAATTTCGGGAATGATGTTGTTTATATTCGCCCATTGTTAATTAACAATCACAAACGGTGGCGTTTTGTCGGTGTATTACATGAATATCTTGCATGTTCGGAAAATTCCACACCCAATAAACATATTGAAGGAAATTATTATATTGTTTCGGGTAGAACAGGGAATCGAAGTCAAAATCCAAACAAATATTTTGACGACGCAAATATACTGAAAAAAGCGCACTATGATGTACTTGATACCGATTATGCTTTATCATGTCGTTATGCTTTTTATTGCGCACAGAGCTATAGAGATTCAGGATATATAGATGAAGCAATTGAATGGTATAAAAAATGCTTGGATTTAACTATGTGGTTGCAAGAAAAATATGTTAGTGCATTTACTATTGGAAATTTGTACCAGGGTAAAAATGATATGAAAAATGCCGTGAAATATTGGTACAAAACAATTGAATATGATCCAGAGCGTATTGAAGGTATTATTAATGTTATTAATTATTTAACAAAAGAAGGCGAACATTATATTGTAAATGCTCTTTATCATAGATTCAAAAACTACAATAAAAATTTACGAGAGAAATTGTTCTTGTTTGATTCATGTTATAAAGACCAATTAGAATACAACAATGTTATTTCAGCATTTTATGCTAACGATAAAGAAAGCGGTTATGAATGCTGTAAAAAGATTTTTTTAAATCGAATCGTACATAATAGTCTCATGAAATGTACTGTTTCGAATTTTTTGTTTTATATTGATTTTTTTGATAAAGAGTACGACAATGAAAAACTGCGTTTATTTTATTTGATCGATGATATTCTTTGTGATTTTGGTAAGAAAAACGAAACAATCGAACCAAATATGATAGTATGTTGGAATAAATTGTTTGATGTTTGCAGGCCTTTACTATGTGCGCCTTCTTCACCTTCTATCGACCATTTATTGAGAAAAGGTGGTAGCAAGAAAGAAAATAGAAAAATTATGATTACATTTACTACATGTAAAAGGCTTGATTTATTTAAGGAAACGGTCTATTCTATTTTAAATCATTGGTTGGATGTTAAGTCTATCGGAATATGGTTTTGTGTCGATGATAATTCTAGTGATGAAGATAGATATAAGATGCGTACATTATTTCCATGGATTCAATATTATATGAAAACGGCGAGTGAAAAAGGCCACAGAAATAGCATGAATATTATATGGAATAAATTAAAAGAGATGGAGCCAAAATATTGGATCCATATGGAAGATGATTTTCTTTTTCATCGGAAAATGAATTATATAGAAGAGAGTATAAATGCTCTAAAAAACCCTGATTGTATCACTCAAAATGTTAAACAGATCTTGTTTAATAGAAATTATGGAGAGATAATAGATCATTATAATTCACGCGGACATGTTTCGGTAAGTGACGGATGCGGTGGTGGTGGTGAAGATGAGAATATAGTATTACATAAACATTGTGACGGTGTATTTAATTATATGAATTGCCATTATTGGCCTCATTACAGTTTCCGTCCTTCGATAATCAAAGCTTCTGTTATTTTAAAATTAGGCAACTATGATTCGGAAAATCAATTTTTCGAGATGGATTATGCTAAAAGATGGAGTGAAAAAGGGTATAAATCCGCTTTTTTTAATAAAATCACTTGTCGTCATATTGGCAGATTAACATCGGATAGAAATACAAAAAATGTAAAAAACGCATACGATTTAAATAATGAAGAGCAATTTGTTAGTAAATCAAAAGAACAAGTAATCGAACAAACTGGTACAAGTGAACGTATTGAAAAAAACAATGCATTTATAAAAATTGTTAATTTGGAACGACGCAGTGATAGGAAAAAAAAAACACTAAAAATGTTGGTTGATTCTGGTGTATCTAGTAACGATTACGAATTTGTCAAAGCGGTTGATGGGTTGTTATTGTCACCTACTACTGAATTAAAACATTTGTTTAAAAACAATGATTTCGGAAGCAGAATAGGTGTAATAGGATGTGCTTTATCCCATTATAATTTATGGAAACGATTGGTAAATGATTCGCAACATGAATATTATGTAATTATGGAAGACGATTTTGTGTTGTGTTCTAATTTTAAGAAACATCTTGAAACATTAAAAACAAATAATGAGTTCGAATTGAGAGAAGTGTTGTTTTTGGGTTATCATATGTTTGAAAAAAATAGAAATTATGATATTTATAACCTGGTTTCTGAATCGGTTGATGTGAAGGATTTAAATAAAGATTTGTATATTGGTGGTACTTTTGCATATTCAATCAATAAAGTCGGGGCGAAAAAGCTTTTAGAATATATCGATAAAAATGGAATCAATCATGGAATTGATTATTTAAATAAAATTTTGGATAATAATATATTACATTCATATGAATGTCAACCACAAATTGTATTTTCAGATTGGAATGAAAATGGTAAAAAAATAGATTCTGATATTCAAAATACATTTGATTCGATTGATTTTACTGGGGTACCGGATGTAAGTGTTGAAAATGATAAAAATATAAAAGCGGATTTTGTATTTATCCCTGGACTAGATGTAATTGGTTGTGATTTATATATGCGAAATGGATCATTAGAAGAGAAATTTTTGACTGCTATTGGAGATTCTGAATGTGTTGGTTTTAATACTTTGGGTTTTTTTAAAGATGATATTATAAAACTGCAACCATCTATTTATTTTAAGGAAGGGGATGGTGTTTATATAAAGAAACATGCATATGAAGAGTATTTGGAGTCACAAAAACGAGGAACTGAGACAATTCGAATTAAAATGTTGTGTAACTGGACTGATTCGAAGCAATTATGTAAGGAATGGTCAAATATGTGTGAACCAGGGTTACGGTTTCGCTGGAAGAATTATCGCATGGTTTGGACGGATCGTGTGGAAGATATTGATTATTATGTTATTGTAAATAGGCCTCCTGATGGTGCTTATTATGATCCTAAAAAAACAATTGTGTTTCAAATGGAACCATGGGTTTATGATGAAAACAAACCATGGGGTGTGAAAACATGGGGTGAATGGGCTGAACCAGATGAAAATAAATTCATGCATGTACATAGTCATAAAAAATATTTGAACAATGTGCAGTGGATGAATACTATACCGGAAAAGTCGTATCCAGAAATACAACTTAAAAATCGCGTCATATCAATTCTTAGCGAGAAGAATTTTGATGAAGGTCATATTAAACGGATAGAATTTATTCGATATATGGAGTCGGTCTCTGTTGATTTTGTGGATGTATATGGAAGACAAAATTATCATAATTTTATGAATTACAAAGGAACAGTGGAAAACGAAAATAAATACAAAAACTATAAATATTGTATTAGTGTTGAAAATAACAGCGAATACAATTATGCTACGGAGAAAATATGGGAGCCTGTACTGTGCGAATGTTTGTGTTTTTACTGGGGATGTCCAAATATAGGGGATTATATTGATAATCGTGCGTTTGTTTTATTGGATTTGAATGATTACGAAAAATCATGTGAAACAATTAAACGAGCGATAGAAGAGGATTGGTGGTCGGAGAGAATTGACATTATTCGCAAGGAGAAGGAGAAAATATTGAACGAGTTGGCGTTTTTCCCAACACTTGATAGGATTATTAATAATACTAATTCATTCGGTAATGTTTTTATTTGCGGGTGTGTTAAAAATAACAGCAAATATTTGAAAGATGTATTTAAAAATATAGATAATATTGTCAAATTATTTAATGACTATAAAATTATAATTGCATACGATGATTCTAGTGATGATTCTTTGGATATTTTACATGAAATGACTGTGAATTATAAAATGGAGATATTGAAATGTGATAATAAATCCCACTATGCATGTGAAAATATATGTCAAGCAAGAAATACGATATTACAACATATAAGAAGTGAAGAAGACATGAGTAAGTCTAATTATATGATTTTTATGGATATGGATGACGTCTGTGCAGATAATATAAACATTGAAAATATTGAAAAAATGTTACATAGAAATGAAGAATGGGATGCTGTATCTTTTAATAGAGACGACTATTATGATATTTGGGCATTGTCTTTGGATGAATATGTTATAAGTTGTCAGCATTGGGAAAATTGGTTTGATGTGGCTAACACAATGAAAAAATATATTAAAGAAAAATTGGATAACTTGAATGAAAATGAATTATTAGATGTTTATTCCGCATTTAATGGATTCGCTATTTATAAAATTGAAAAATTTATTAATTGTGATTATGAATGTAATTTTCAAAACAATTTATCTTATTTTACAGAAACTACAATAAAAAATAATGCAATGGTGTTAAACAATGTAATTAAAAATGAGTTAGTGGTGGATTGCGAACATAGACATTTTCATTTAGATGCAATAAAAAAAAATGGCGCGAAAATCAGGGTTTCTCCGCTTCATTTAATAAAAAATAATTTTGTGTGTAAAAAAAATATGGGTTATTTAGATGAAAACTATATTGAAAAAAATAATGTAAGAAATAAAATTATAAACTACATAAAAAATGATAATTGTATTGGTAGATTTATAAGAGATGGTCTTTATTGGGAAGAATGGATGTTTCAATATATTCAACAAAATTATATAGAAAATACAAATATTATAGATTTAGGTGGCAATATTGGTACAACCACGTTATTGATGAGTGAAGTTTTATCAAATAATTGTAAAATATTTACTTTCGAACCAATATATAGTGATATATTATTTAAAAATATATTAGATAATAATTTGACTGATAAGGTAGTAATATACCCTTATGGTGTAGGAAATGAAATAAAAACCTTAAAAATTAAACCAATAAATTTATCCGATAATATAAATTTTGGAGGCATATCTATAATTAACAGCTTAGAAGATAAATGTGATAGTTATAAAATAGATATTGTTCCGGTTGATTATTTTAATTTTGAAAATATAAGTTTAATAAAAATCGATGTAGAATATATGGAAATTGAAGTGATTGAAGGTTGTTTAAATTTAATAAAAATATGTAAACCTACAGTTATCATTGAAACATATCAATTAAATAAGTTTAAACAATCGGATGTATTTAAAAAACTTATGACTTTAGGATATGAAATGGATATAATACCTGAAGGATGTAATGATTATATTATGAAAATAAAATCTGATTTCAAATAAATAATCATTTTATATCTTTGTATATCTTGCAAAATAATACGTTTGTAATGAAATGTATTATTTAATGGTTTTTGGGTTGATTATGGATTTATGTCAATTGTATGCTATAAAATTGCGCGTTTGCATATAAAGTTGACGGTTCATCAGTGTTTATCCGAATAGCATAATACCATGGACCTGTACCGTTATATCCTGTTAAACCAAAATAGTGGTCTATTACTTGCATATCTATAGTAAATGCATTTGGACCTTTTGCACCACCACCTGTGTCCGTTGTACTATATGTATACAATGATGTTAATAAATATGATACATCATTATGTCCGGATGGTGGAAATCTAACGTCACCAGTTGTTCCGTTTGCTAGATTTAATCCGGTTACTCCGTATCCTGACATTGCTGTTTTACCTCTAAATATAGATGCTGAAATATTTTCTACTTCAGAAGTTGACATACATTGGACGTTCGCATATACTAATATTTTTGTGCTTGCATTACCATTATTTACATTTACAGGACCCAAGTTAAATGCATCTATAAAATATCCTGATGATCCACCTGAAATTGATCCTGAATATCCAGTACCATAAGATGTGTTACATATCAAGTTAAATCCTGGACCTGTAACACCAGTTGCACCAGTAGGTCCTGTAACACCAGTGGCTCCTGTAGCTCCTGTTGCGCCCGTTGCACCCGTTGCACCCGTTGCGCCCGTTGCTCCTGTAGGTCCTGTAGGTCCTGTTGCACCTGTTGTTCCTGTTCTTCCTGTTGCTCCTGTTGCACCCGTAGGACCAGTATCACCTGTATCACCCGTAGGTCCTGTAACACCAGTTGCTCCAGTAGGTCCTGTTGCTCCAGTAGGACCTGTTACACCGGTTGAACCTGTTGCTCCCGTTGCTCCTGTTGCTCCTGTATGTCCAGTTGCTCCAGTTGCTCCTGTTGCTCCTGTCGAACCAGTTGCACCTGTTGCTCCCGTAGGTCCTGTTGCACCTGTTGTTCCTGTTCTTCCTGTTGCTCCTGTTGCACCCGTAGGACCAGTATCACCTGTATCACCCGTAGGTCCTGTAACACCAGTTGCTCCAGTTGTTCCTGTTGCACCAGTTGCTCCAGTAGGTCCTGTTGCTCCAGTAGGACCTGTAGCTCCAGTTCTTCCGTATATTAATGAATATATTGGTCCTGTTAATCCTATGTATCCAGTTGGTGAATTTAATTGTGCGACTAAATCTGTTGCTATAAAGGTTGAGCCTGATCCAGTACCGGTTGATGATATACGCCATCCACCGACCGCACCAATATCGCTAGAAATAGCAGGTCCAACATTTAAAAATGGACTTGCAAATCCTGATTGTGTATATGCAATACTATTTTGATCGGAACCTAAAGTTGCGACTCCTGTAGTACCAGATGGTCCTGAAATATTCAATGAACCAGGACCCATAAATATTTCTTTCCATCTTAATCCAGTTGCACCTAATGATAGACTATCGTTTGTTGTTGGAAGAAAATTGTTGTTGATATATAAACCGGTTGTACCTGTACCACCTGGTGGAGTTACAGTTGTTAATATAACATTATCAATATAAACACTACCAGGACCTACATGTAAATCTTTCCATTTATTTCCAGTCGATCCAAGTGAATATGTGTTATCTGTAGATGGGATAATATCTCCTGAAACACTCAAATATCCAGTAGATCCACTTAGTCCTACACTTAAAATAGAATTATAATATACATTTCCCGTATCGCCTGGATTGGTCAATAAAACATAGCCGGTTCCTGTACCAATTATATTAAGTGTTGGTCCGGTTGGTCCGGTTGGTCCGGTTGCACCAGTTGCTCCAGTTGCTCCAGTTGCTCCTGTTGCTCCTGTTGCTCCTGTTGGACCTGTTGCACCTGTTGCTCCTGTTGCTCCTGTTGGTCCTGTTGGTCCTGTTGGTCCTGTTACACCTGTTGCTCCTGTTGCTCCTGTTGTTCCGGTTGCACTTGTTTCTCCTGTTGGTCCTGTTGCACCCGTTGGTCCTGTTGAACCTGTTGAACCTGTTGGTCCTGTTGCACCCGTTGGTCCTGTTGAACCTGTTGAACCTGTCGTTCCAGTTGCTCCTGTACTACCAGTAGGACCAGTTGAACCTGTTGCACCTGTTGGTCCAGTTGCACCTGTTGGTCCTGTTGAACCTGTTGGTCCTGTTGCACCTGTTTCACCTGTTGCTCCGGTTGCTCCAGTTGCACCTGTTGGTCCTGTTTCACCCGTAGGACCTGTAGGACCTATTGGACCACCTGAATCACCTTTTGGACCAGTTGCACCTGTTGCTCCAGTTGCACCTGTTGGTCCTGTTGAACCTGTTGCTCCTGTTGAACCTGTTGCTCCTGTTGGTCCTGTTGCACCTGTTTCACCTGTTGCTCCGGTTGCTCCAGTTGCACCTGTTGGTCCTGTTTCACCCGTAGGGCCTGCTGGACCGATTGGACCACCTGAATCACCTTTTGGACCAGTTGCACCTGTTGCTCCAGTTGCACCTGTTGGTCCTGTTGAACCTGTTGCTCCTGTTGCACCAGTTGCACCTGTTGGTCCTGTTGCTCCAGTTGCACCTGTTTCACCCGTTGCTCCCGTTGCTCCGGTTGCTCCAGTTGCTCCTCTTTGACCTGGTGTTCCTGCTGGACCTATAGGACCTTGCTTACCATCTGCACCTGCAGGGCCTCGACATACAGTTGTAGCACACCGATTGTTATTGATTCCAATATAATTTGACTGTTTCATTATATATAAATATCAATATATATAATAAAATGTTATATTTTTATTCTTTATTTATCTAATTATTACAATTATGTAAATAAACTCGTATTTGTAGAAACCGTAAATTAAGAAGATGGAAGAGGTGCTAAACACAATTTAATTTCTCCCAAGGATGCTACATTATATTTAACAACCAACGGTAAATCATTCTCTAAAAACACTTCTATTTGAGAACATAAATTGGTGCATTTGATAAAATAACCCAGGTTTTTCAGTGAAAATTCACCTTGAATCACCTTGGATGAATCCTGTTTCAAAACAAATCCCATACTACCATCCGATTCAGCTCTGTGAATTTCGGCTGAGGCGAATTGTCCCGAGCATTTAAATATTAATTCATTTCCTACAGATTTTATTTCTAATTTATCTGAAATACATGATAAATCACGAATAATTTTTTGGAAATCAACCGATGGTAAATTAATAATCGATGAAAATTTCACGTCTGGATATTCCAACTCCTCTGGTTCTGGTTCGATTAATCTCAATTTCTGTGTTTTACATTGTTTAATATCGCTATTCTCAAATTTTAATGCTAAATGAGAAACGATACCATCCACATAATCACCATTTTCAATGTAAATCGTTAAAGTATCATCATTGTCGATTGAGTTGATTAATTTGAACAAATGAAACATATTTACACCAATGATAATTTTCTGTTTTTTGCACTCATAAAACTCGAAATTCTCGGAAGCCAAAAACAAATGAGCTAAAATAGTATGCGATTTATCCATATTAATAATGCGAATACCATCTGGTTGAAAAGAAATATTAGTTTCCAATAAAATATCCTTCAACGCTGTCATTAACGTACGAAAAGGTGCAATTTGTACTGTTTTAATTGTTAAAACATTATTTTCTGTTATATTATGTTGGTATTGCTGTTGATGTTGTTGTTGCTGAGAAAACATGGCCATTTTTATTAAATTATTATTTGTATGAATAATTTAATCGATAATCTTTAAATCCTTGTCTGTTTTATTAATATTTTACGAAATTAAACGCAGTGTTCAGAGAAATTTAAATCTAAGTCTATTGTAAATATAAATCTCATTTTTACATGAATACAAATAGTAAGACTTTTTTTACTAGGTCCTTAATAGAGTCATATGTAAATTTTCCACTGAATGGGATACAACCAATTAAAACAGCTTTAGGCGATTATGAGTTATTAAATTATGAACAATTTATGAATTGGTGGAATGACTATAAAAAATATTCAGCAAATTTAAGTATAAATGAAAGTTTAATTAAAGATTCTTTTACAAAAATTTTTACAAGCAGATGTCAAAATTTATCACAAGGCTATATAATACACACTATAAACTCTATATTCACTAAATCAACTTTTGATGTTTTATTTGCTGTTTATAAGAAGGATAGCATTATCTTTGAATCAGATATATATGATTATCAATCCCGTAAAAGTAAAAATGTTGGTGGTTTTATAGTTGTAGAAAAAGGTGAATGTAAAAAAGCACCAAACTGGTCATTCTCCAATTATTTTAATAATAAAGAAATAAATTATAATAATGTTTACAGTGTTTTTTTAATTTGTAGTAGTAATGATAATACCACATGTCCTACTATAAAAGGCCAGTTATTAATGGGGGCTTATTTGTTTGTTATAAAATCAAATAAATCATTTCCACAGATTGCAGTATTGGAATTATTATCTGGATACACTAATATCCCAGGTTTCATATCTTATTCAAAATTAGGATTTGAAAAAGATTTACATTTATATGGTAACAATTGTTTTTATTCATTAACAAATTTACCTATGAATAATTCTTTAATAAATAAAAATATTACAGACATAATTCAATTTGTTATAAAAGATGTTGATATAATAATTTCACATGAATCTCGTAAGATATTAAATTTTTATGAATCAAATATAAATAATAAAGAAAATCAGGAAAAACTAGGTATATTATTCAATATTCTTTATAGAATAGAATTAGAACCAAATAAAATATTAGAAGATTTAATACATGTTTATGATAATGATAATAACTACGTAGAAATGGAACAATTTTTTGGAGAAAATGAAACAGAAAATCTAACTACAGTTTTCTATGATAAGGATAATAATTATGATGCTAAATTTGTTGAAATAGCAGATTACGAAAAATGTGGTAGGGATGATTATCGAGACTGTTATATTTCAGCGGATGCTTATCCTAAAATTATAGAAAAGATTAAACAATATTACAAATCAGAGATTAATAAAATGTTTTTATCAAATAAAACTACTTCATACGATCACTATTTGGGACAAATTGATTGTGATCCTGATGATGATGTTAATCAACCACCAAATAAAAAATGTAGAAGTGAATATGGAGGTAAAAGACAAAAAACAAATAAAAAACATAAACAATATAAGAAAAAAAAAACTAGAATCCTAAAGAGCAAACCTAAATATAAAAGTAAAAACAAAAAAACAAAAACTACTAAAAAAATTACATATGTATTTATGAATAATAAGCGTACAAATGTATAAAAATATATGATTATCATATTTTATAATAATCATGTATCGTGTATCATAACAACTTAGTTGGTTACTTTCCCAGTAACAACTTGTGAATCATCTTTTCTAATCGATGAAAATTCTGTATAATCATCGTTAAACGTTATATTATGCTCTCTACCACCAAAATATGCTATAATATTTTGTTTATCTACAAATTTATATTGTCCTTCTCCAAAAGCATCCATTCTAAAATTGTCTAAAAATTTTATATACGAATTTTCCCAAGTATATGTTTTATTTTCTAAATTATTATTTTTTATAAATTCATTTATACTACAAATGATTCCTTCATTTACATTTTCAACAATTCCATTTGGTCCCGGAACATTATTAATTCCAATAAACTTTTCAAATTTTAAGATTTTATTTTCCATTAACTCATCCACAATTTGTTTAACTCCATCCCATACTCCATAATCATCAAAAATAATATATTTTAAGTTTGTTAATCTTTTTATCGAATTAAATATATCACTTTTACAACCATTATAACTATGGTCAGCATCAATAAATGATACTTCAATATCCTGAGGTAATATATCCCAACTATCTTTATATATATCCAACATTACATATTCTATGTTTGTAGCATCTTTATTAAAATTCTTATTAAAATTAGTCCATTCAATACTATTATCAACTGCATATACTTTTGAAAAAATTTTTGATAATACCTTTGTAGAATACCCTTTATGAGAACCTATTTCTGCTATTTTAAAATCAGTTTTATCTTTGAAAAAATAATAAATGTCATATCTCATTTTATCTGAACAGGTCCATATATCATCTTCTATATTAATCGTTTTAAAAAGTTTAATGTGCGTATCTTCTGATGTTTGATAATTAATATCATATCCATATTTTTTGAAATTATCTAATAAATTAAAATATCTCGGAGCATTGTTAATATCTAATGAGTGTTTTGGACCATCCATATGTTTATTTTCAAAAATAATATTTTTGGGTCTAATTAATGATAAGTCTAAATTCATTAAAATATCATAATCATGACCTTCTGTATCAGAATACAAATATTCAATTTCTTTTATATTGTAATCTTTTATTATTGTATTTAATGTTTTACATTCAATATTTATTTTATCTACTATACATTCAGGAACAAAGGTTGTAATATGTTCTTTGTTTGTACTAGCTAATTGGTTTGTATAATATACTAATTTAGTAAAATCGTTTTTTTCTGATGGAATATACAAATCTATAAAACCGTCATGATTACTAATTGCTATATTTAAAAAAGTTATATTGTTATATAATTTATAATTCTCTTTTAATTTATTAAATAAATATGGCACTGGTTCAATCATTATATATTTAAAATTTGGATTTATATTATTGTATAAAAAATCATTTGGAGTGTTACCAATATGAGAACCAATTTGTATTATGTATTTATAATTATAATCTTTCATATTATTCAAAAACTTAGTCATTTTATCTATTTTACGTTGATAATAACCGGGGACACCAGGAAAATGATGTATGACTTTATCACTATGAATATTAGTATCATTATTAACAGCTAGTAATTTAAGAACTTTATTATTATGTAAATTATATTTGAAAGCATTATATATTATGTATGGTTGATCATAACAGCTAAAATAATGCGGTCTTTCTATAATATCTTCATTGATTTTACAAAATAATCCTTTCATTTTTTCACAATTATTAAATAACAATATACCACTAGTGAATGCTGTTTTATCATTATAATTATTTATTTTATCACCAAAAAGTATATTACCCCAGTAATCAGCTTCAACATAATCAATTGTGCCTTCTTCTAATACATATAAAAGATCTTCTTTACAAACATCAAATACCTTATTAATATCATCTTTTATCAAAATATCCGTATCCAGATAAAGTATTTTCTCGTACATTGATATAGATTTAAAGTTAAATAAATCTAATCTTGCTTTACATGCTTTATCAACATTATCATAACTATCATTTATTTCAAATTTCACTTTTTCATCATCAAACAAATTACTTTGTTTTATTATATTCATAAAATTTGTTGAGGTATAAACTAGTATATGAGTATTGTCGTCTACATTTCCATAGATAAATATGCTTTCTAAAAGAAGATAAAACATATCTACATATTTTTCTTGGTTGAATACACAACAAAAAATACACTTCTTCATATTATTTATGTGTTTTATATGTATTTAAAATGTAACATTTTTAAATTATTTTATAATTTTATTATTATACTCGCACCTTTGGCATTCTTCTTCCCATTTGTTTCATCCACATTCGCTTATTTTTGTTCGCCAACCTCAATGCTTTGCTATTGGAACGACATCCCGTTTTCAAAATAGAATAATCGATTAATGATGCTTTTCCACCGGTTACCGCACTTGCTAAACGAGCTATACCCCAGGATTGTCCTGTTTGATTTGGTCTTGATCCAGACGAAAAATACGCACCTTCTCCTTTGCTGACGATTTTTTCTAAAGCATCCACGGAACATTTTGTTTTTTCCGCCAATTCCTTGTTTGGTTGGATGGTTTCTAGACCATATATTTTTTCAGCGTTTAAAATATGTTTTGATTTTTTGGATTGATAAGATGATAATTTTTGCCTCGTATAATATCGGTGTTTTTTATACATTTTCTGCGATTTTTTCAACATACCAATTTGTTTCTCTCGATCCTTCTTTGTTAATCGATAGGGCAAATATCGAATATTGACTTTCTTGGTTGTTTGGGATTTCCGGGTTTTATTTTTCATAATTATAGGGCTATCAATAAAATAAAATACTATATACTTAAAAAACATTATAAATATATATTTGCGAATTTATATATATTTATGAAGTTTGAAAATACAGAATCCATTACACCAATAACAACAAACAACACAGAGGTAACACAACCCACTAGCACAACTGTCATTGTCGTTGAATCAACCAATGATTATGTTAAAATAATCGAAGATTTGTATATCAAATACAAAAATTACCCATATGTTTTACATCGGTTAAACTTGCATATAGAAAATTTGCCTGTTATATTGGAACAAGATGCTGAAAATTATGAGAAACGTCAATCACGCACTGCTCTATTAAACAGTGAACAAAAAACGTTTATCCAGGTTTTTCTCAAAAAACACAAGTATTTCTATTATTCTCTCAATAATACTTTTTTTGAATATGATAACAAACATTACTCGAAAATAAAAGAGGATGATATTTTGTATAATTTACTAACTGGTATTTCTAAAGATGATATCCTAATTCAATGGAAATATAAAACAAAAACAAATGTTATCAAACTCATTAAAGAGAGAAATCTGTTAAAATCCATTCCAGAAACATATACTATTCAGCGTATATTGAAATTTTTGTCTCCGGCTATTTTCAAAACGAAAAACGAAACAAAGTACTTTTTGACTATTCTAGGTGATAATATTTTAAAGAAAAAAAACAGCAACCTATATTTGACGAATCCTACAACAAAGAAACTACTCAATGAAATTGATTATTTGGCATCGGTATTCTTAGGATTAAACAATGTAAATGGCAATTTTATTACCAGATATCATGAAAACAATGAATATGAAAATTATCGTTTGATAAACACACTGGACACAATATCAATTGAATTTATTCAAGAAATAGTGAGAAAACTCGGGTTGGATTTGTTGTGTGTGGCATGTCATTATTCTACACGTTTCACGAATTCTGATCATTTTTTGGAAACCAAAATAGAAGATGAATTGAAAAACCGTGTGTTGTTTCTTAAAATGAATACACCAAAAACGATTATAGATGCTTTTTGTGATCAATATATTGAGCAATTGTCTAATGTTAAAATAGATAATTCAGTTCATGTGAATATGAATACAAAAAAAATGAATTATTCAATCACATGGAAAAACATGCATTTTATTTGGAAAAAGTTCTTGTCTAATATGGGAATGCCCAATATTATTTTTTACAATACCATTAAAAATATACTAAAAGAACGGTTTGAATACGACGAACATAATGATAGTTTTTATGACGTTACTAGTAAATATTTACCGGTTGTTAGTGAATTTATCAAATTTTGGGATGATACTATCACTTATGATATTGAATTTAATGATTTAATAGTGACAGATGGAAATGTCAATAGTTCTCTCCAACTTGCATCCCCATTATGTTCGCCAACAGATTATTATTTGTTAAATACATATGATACTACTACAAACATGATAATGGAATTGAATACTATTAGTAAAAACGAGTTTACAAATGAATTGGAAATTGGTGAAATTTTGTCGTTGTTTAAATATTGGTGTAAAACGAATAATAGTGACATTCCTACGACTATTATGTCACTTTCTACATTTAATGAAAATGAAATCATTAAAATATTGCGTCATTTTTATCCTAGCATTAAAATACTGGACAATAAATTCATTCCGAACATTCAATCTGTCTTGTGGAATAAAAACAAAGATATTGATAACGCATTAAAGTTGTTGAAGTTGCAATATAAAAAACAAAATAAAGACGTGATTATTGATTTTTCTGACGCATATTATTTTTACGCGGTTTATGTTTCAACGCTAAACAGTAAGTCAAAAACTACTAATGAAAGTAGTGATGGAGAGAAAGAATATAATAACGAATACGAATTTACATTAGATGATGAAGGTGACCAAGAAGAGGTGCAAGAATCAGAACACAATATAAAACACATTGTTGTAAACAAACGATATTTTGAGGAATATTTGAAATTCTCTCTCTCCAACTACATTGTTTTTGATAATTTTATTTCGACCGAATGGTACACCGAAAACTAATGGTAGTTTTACACACACACACACACACACACACAGACACACTACCATTTTTTGCATATTTCATAAAAATTCTTAAATACAATTTGCGTATTGTCATAGTATTCTGGGTGGAACAAAGATCCATATACTCTGTTTTTTTCAAATTCAAACCCGCAATCTAAATTTTTGTTGTTTACCACAATAGAAGCAAAAACACGAACCCCTGTGTTTTTATTAGGAATTACAATATCTGAAAAACAATACCTGAAATTAGTTGTTGTGATATTTTTGAGTAACGGGCATGTGGGATCATAATTTGTAAAATCCATATCTTTGCAAATGTATTTTATATTGTCTTTTAATGTACCTCCGTATATGACATTTAAAAATTGACATCCAAAGCAAATGCCATAAACAGGAACATGCAATTTATTCAAATAATATATGATAAAAGAGAACTTTTCGAAATGCTCTTTTTTTGTTAATTTCAATGAACTACCTGTAATAATAATTCCTTTGATTTTATTTTCGATATCATTTATATTTTGAATTTTATTTACAGCTTTGTAAGGTATTTTATATTTTTTTAATGTTTTTATTATTTTTGTTGTAAAAGACAATGGATCGTCTTTTTTTGCAGAATTGTCTAAAATCAATAACATAATGTCTATATGTTATTGATAGATAAAATATATTATTGTAGGAGAGAATGAGGATCATGTAATTTGATTTAGGTATATTTTAGGTATATTTTAGATATACATATATATAATGTCTTTGTCTTTAACTTTGACATATGATTTAAGTAATGTTGGAATAAATTACAATTTAAGATTACCAATTTCTCAAGATGTTGGTGCAACTATACAGGTTAATTGGGGTGATGGAACTCCTTTAGACGGTAGTTTTACACATACATACTCAAATAATCCTGCAGGACAATATACGATCCAAATATCCAAAATATCAGGGGCGATTACTAGGTTAGATCAAACTCTGGCTACAACTAATTCAAACAAGTTATTAATTTCATGTGGAAGTTTTGGTGAAATTGGGTTGACTAATTTGACAAATGCTTTTAATGGATGTACTAGGTTGACATCCGTACCAACCAGTTTACCTAGTACTTCCGCAGTTACAAATATGAGTAGTATGTTTCAAAATGCATCGGTATTTAATCAAAACATTGGTAGTTGGAATACTTCCGCAGTTACAAATATGAGTAGTATGTTTAATAGTGCATCGGTATTTAATCAAAACATTGGTAGTTGGGATACTTCAAGAGTTACAGATATGAGTAGTATGTTTTTTGATGCAAGGACATTCAATCAAAACATTGGTAGTTGGAATACTTCCAAAGTTACAAATATGAGTGGTATGTTTGGTAATTCAATAGTATTCAATAATGGAGGTGTATCTTTAGATACATCAGGTAATAGTTGGAATACTTCACTAGTTACAAATATGAATGGTATGTTTAGAAATGCATTCGTATTCAATCAAAATATTGGTAGTTGGAATACTTCAAGAGTTACAGATATGAGAAATATGTTTGCATTTGCGTATGTATTCAATAATGGTGGTGTATCTTTAGATACTTCAGGAAATAGTTGGAATACTTCACAAGTTACACAAATGAACGGTATGTTTTTTGGTGCAAGGACATTCAATCAAAACATTGGTAGTTGGAATACTTCCAAAGTTACAGAAATGGACAGTATGTTTTTTGGTGCATCGGTATTCAATCAAAACATTGTTAGTTGGAATACTTCACAAGTTAAAAAAATGAACGGTATGTTTAGTGGTGCATCGGTATTCAATCAAAACATTGGTAGTTGGGATACTTCAGGAGTTACACTTATGAATACTATGTTTCAAGGTGCATCCGCATTCAATCAAAATATTGGTAGTTGGAATACTTCCAAAGTTACAAATATGAGTAGTATGTTTTATGGTGCAGTAGTATTCAATCAAAACATTGGTAGTTGGGATACTTCAGGAGTTACACTTATGAATACTATGTTTCAAGGTGCATCCGCATTCAATCAAAATATTGGTAGTTGGAATACTTCCAAAGTTACAAATATGAGTAGTATGTTTTATGGTGCAGTAGTATTCAATAATGGAGGTGTATCTTTAGATACTTCAGGAAATAGTTGGAATACTTCACTAGTTACAAATATGACTAGTATGTTTCAAGGTGCATCCGCATTCAATCAAAATATTGGTAGTTGGAATACTTCCAAAGTTACAAATATGAGTAATATGTTTTACGATGCAACCGCATTCAATCAAAACATTGGTAGTTGGAATACTTCCAAAGTTACAAATATGAGTAATATGTTTTATGGTGCAGTAGTATTCAATAATGGAGGTGTATCTTTAGATACTTCAGGAAATAGTTGGAATACTTCACTAGTTACAAATATGACTAGTATGTTTCAAGGTGCATCCGCATTCAATCAAAATATTGGTAGTTGGAATACTTCAAGAGTTACACAAATGAATAGTATGTTTTATAATGCAACAAATTTTAATAACTCCGGCTTGCAAAATGATATTACTCATCCCATGAATTGGACGGTTACTCAATTTGCGAGTGTTCCTTTATTATTTTCAGTTGATTCGAATTTAACATACAATCCAGGAAATTCTCCATTTTCTGGAAATGGAAATGCACCTAGTACAAGATATTCTATACAAATAATTTATAATGAAACTATACAATTCAACGGTTACATGGTTGTAAATGCTACAAATTTCATTTCTAATATGTATAGTTTAAATAACCCAACAACAAATGTCGTAGTGTATGACTACGAATCCGGTGCAGATTATATATTTCAAAATATGTTATTTACTTTTGGTGGGACAAATATATCTAGCGCAACAATGCCTTCGCTGTCAAGTCAACTTAATGCAACTGAATATCAGTTATTTAAAAATAACATTAGTAATAGTAATGTCTTGACTTATAAAACTTCAAATGGTTGGAATAATCCAATTATTGAAAATATTGCAATTCTTATTGAACCAGCATCAGAGCCACCATGTTTCAAAGAAAATTCCAAAATACTTACTATTCATGGATACGTTCCTATTCAAAATCTAAGAAAAGGAGATTTAATCAAAACATTAAAACACGACCATGTTCCGGTCGATATGATTGGAACGAGTGAATTCATAAATCCTATTTGCGAAGAACGAATCAAAGATAAATTGTATGTATGCAGTCAAACTGAATATCCTGAAGTATTTGAGGATTTAATCATTACAGGCTCTCATTCTATTCTCGTAGATGAATTCAAAAATGATGAAAGAGAGAAAACAACTCAAATATTAACTAAAATATTTGTCACAGATAATAAATACCGTCTTCCTGCATGTGTTGATGAAAGGTCCAAACCGTATGAAAAAGAGCAAAAAACTAATATTTATCATATTGCTTTGGAAAATGAAAATTATTATGGTAATTATGGTATTTATGCTAATGGATTATTAGTAGAAACATGTTCAAAACGATATTTGAAAGAATATTCTAATATGACTTTTTTATAACAATAGATACAAATCAATAAATACTACTACATATATGGTAATAAAAAAATATTATAAATTGACAAATCATATTTTATCAAGTTATAAATGGAATGGGGTATTCTCTCTCAAAAAAGTAAGAAAAATCTTGTAAAAGTTTTTTGAAAATTTAAAAATGGACAAAAATAAATGTCCAAAATTGAAAATTAAAAAAAACTTTTGTGAAAAAAACGTTTTGTTACCATAAATGAAAATTATGCAGTGGTTACCAAAATTTTGATTTTCATTTTGTTACGATAATTTTTCCGAAAATTGGAGCGTTTGAATTTAGTGTTTTTTTATGTTGCTAGTTTATATAAATGTACGCAACCGAAAAAACTACAAAAAACGAAAAAAAATATATATGCGAAAAATGTACCTTTGTTACATGTAAAAAAACTGATTATAGTAGACATATATTGACTGCAAAACATAAATTAGCAACAGATAGCAACAGTTTAGCAACAAAAAACGAAAAAATACATAAATTATTTGTTTGTGAAAAATGTAATAAAGATTATTATGATAGAAGTGGATTATGGCGTCATCAAAAAAAATGTAATCTAGAACATCAGAATCAAGATTCGAATCAAGATAACATTCAAACTAATAATGACGTCAAAGAAAAATCGGATATATGCGACAAAGAACTTTTTATGACATTACTAAAACAAAATGCTGAATTATTAGAAATCATTAAAAATGGTACAAATAATAATAGTAATAATACAATCAACCAAAACAATTGCAATAATAAAACGTTTAATCTACAGGTTTTTTTGAACGAAACATGCAAAGATGCTATGAATTTATCCGAGTTTATCGATAATATAAAATTACAATTATCTGATCTGGAAAGCATTGGAAAATTAGGTTACGTTGAGGGTATTTCGAATATTATCATTAAATCATTAAATGCGTTAGATGTGAAGAAACGACCGCTTCATTGTAGTGATATAAAGCGGGAAATTATGTATGTAAAAGATGAAGATGAATGGCAGAAAGAACAAGATGACAAAATGCGTATAAAAAGCGTGATTAGTAGCATTGTTTCAAAGAATTTGGGGTTACTGCCTGAATTTGAAAAAAAATACCCAGATTATTTGAAGCCAGATTCTAAAAAATCGGATGAATACAATCAAATTATCATGGAAACCATGGGTGGTGTGTCAGGAAATGGAGAGAAAAACAAAGAAAAAATAATTCGAAACATTGCGAAAAAGGTTGTTATTGACAAAAATGGTTAATTTAGAAAAAAAATCTAGGGATAATGTATAAAATAAAATGGGTGATTCTAGGTATGATCCAAATACAACATATCTTATTTTTACTCCCGAATACGCGTTTTATGGTTATGACACAGTCGAAGACATCAATTCGAATGTATATAATTTAGATAATAATTTTCCCTATAATAGTAACACAAATCCTTATTATACATATTCAAATAATAGTGAAAACCTTAATATTAGTTTTTATTGGATGAATCCACTTATACAAGATCCAGAAAATCAAGAACCACCAGGTCTACCATTTAATAATTATTTTGAAAAAGTAATTTTAGGAAAAAATGTTACTACAATAATTGAAAATGCGTTTCAAGCATGCGAACAATTGCAGTATATTACAATACCTGATAGTGTTCTCTCTATTGGAGATAGTGCTTTTTCTGATTGTAATTTAAATTCAGTAACAATACCTGATACTGTTACATCTATTAGTGAGTTTGCATTTTATGGAAACTATAATTTGACAACAATTAGTATAGGTAATAGTGTTAGTAGTATTGGTGATGATGCTTTTATGTATATAGCACGTAATTCTCCAAATAATGTAACTTTAAATTGGGGTAGTAATGAATATGTAGCCAATTATTTTTATACTAACATTACTAATAATGGATATAACAATAGTTATACAGTTAATATTACATACAATCCACCTTATACACCAACACTACCATCACCAACAACAACAGTAGCAGCAACATATACAGTAACATCAAGTGGTAGAGACTTGGCTGGTAATGTTGTTACAGGTAGTTCTACATTCAGCGCAACTGCTAGTGGTAATAGCAAAAACGATGCTATTAAATCATCACACACTCATGCTAATGACATTTTTGTATTACCAACAGTAAGCGATTTTTCATCAAAGTATACAAACGTTACACATACTATTACTTATAGTCATCCATAAATTCCGTATATTTTTACAATAATTCCCACGCGTAATTATTGTAAAAAATTAAAACCTAACTATATGAACTCATTTAATTTAATGTCTTCTTCTGGAGTGTTTCTTACTACTCTTGTGATGACGACGGTGGTGCTTGGTTCCTACTTTAACATAACCGAATTTTCCCTTCTTTGTACCATAACCAGCTTTTAATAATCTTTTTTCTCTCTTGGCAGTTTCGTGCTTTGCTTTGGAGACAATACGACCGTGTTTATTTTGCATTAGGTGATGTTTGCAAAGTTCACCACTTGTTTTATACGCAGTACCGTGCCAAACTTCAGCACGAGATCCCATTAATCTTTCATATGTCTTACCTTTAATAACATAATGTCCGTGTGCGTTTTTACTATATCTTGTCATATCTATAAAATAGAAAAAGAAAATAAATTTAATATTCGGTTACTCTTTTTGAATTTATATAAATAAATAGAACCAACCGAACCAACCTAAAATTTATTTCGAATTGGAGCCCCACTACCACCAGGTTGTCCTTCCGTTGTTCCTAAATAACTAGTTAAAGGAACACGATTTATATATTCATTACCAAACTGAATATTCGTACCTAAACCTTTTGTAGTGATTCTATTTGCATATCGCATAGCACTAGATTCATTCTTATTGTTGTTTAATAAGTTTTTGTTTTCATTACCATTTTCACATTTACCATGATTCAATCTAGAATTTGCATCACCATAAAATCGAATACAGCTTTTTGATCTTCCAGGTTCTTTGCCTTCATTATTATAAGTAAAACTATAATTATTATAAATATATTTTACAATATCACTATTTGATTTAAATTTTTGCGAATATATATTGTATTTTTGTATATTTTCTTTATCTCTATTGTAGTATTGCATAATATATACATATGTAGATCTTTAAAAATTATATATTTTACATATAATTTTTATTCGTTTTTGTCATTTAATAATTTGATTGCATATGCATTTATTGTTGTTGATGTTGTGGATGTTGCTCACGTCGTTCATGTCTTATTTCTCTGTTTATTTTCATGTTTGTTGGAATGCCTACAGATCTCTCCCATACAAATTTGAAGGTAAAATGAAATATGACAGCAAATACAATAGCATGAACTAAAGCAACAACGTATTTGTTACCCTTTGGAGGTAATCTAAGAAGAACACTTGGTGTTAAAATGAAGAAAAGGATGGCAATGTAAATAGTAAAAAACCAGTTCATTTTTTGTTAAACTATTATATATAATAGAATGATATTATTTTTACTAAATGCGGTATAAAATGATTTAAACGTATAGCTTGATTTTTAACAAATGATATATAATATATGCATAGTATTATCTTTTTTATCGACAAGCGTAGCATTTATAAATACACAAATCTTACCCACACGTGAATTTTCTAAAAGTTTGTTATTTACTCAACACAATGATAAAAATGAAAATAGTAGAGTTGATCGTTTTAAAGAAGAAGCAGCAAAACTTAGACAAGAAGCATCAGAAATTGAAATAGCATTGAGAGAAGAAGCAAGAGTTAAAGGAGTTTCTGAAGAAATGATAAATAAGCTTATACCAATAACAAGACCAAGACCAAGACAAACACCAAAAACAGCATCAAAAACGTTGCAAAATGCAAAAGAAAATTATACAGAATTATCAGCAAATACAATTCGATCAAAACTAGGTTATTTAAATACAGGCGATGCTATTCGTATGACATCCGAGTTGGAGAGAATAAAATCAAACAACATAATATCAAAATGGAATTCAAAAAATTTTGAGGATTCACGGTTTATGGTTAGTAATTATCAGTTAAAAGCTAAAACTAGTATTGGACCCGTAAATCTTAAACTTGATGATGTTGGGTTTGCTTATCAAAATGTTTTGGGTGTAGCTGTTGCCATTGGTACTATATGTGGTTTAAGTGCAAACGCTGTTGGTGGTGAATTAGGTTTTTTATTAGGTTATTCATCCGCCTTATTTCCAGTTTTACTTGTAGGTATTGGTAGTATAGCTCCTGGACTTATTGGTGAAGCATTGTATAGATGTAAATTAGTTACAAATGAAGAAGCTAGAAAAAGACATGTTAGAAAGAACGCCGGAAAATTTTTAACAGGATATATATGCGGATTACCTGTTGCTACATTTATACAAGGCAAACCCAGTAATACAGTCGAGTTTTTTCAACTAAGACCAGGTGATGTAAGTGATATAAGTGGTACAGGTAAAGTTCAAGAGAAACGCTTTAGACAAATCGATATTGCAAGAATTTCAATAGTATGTCTAGCTGGTTCTGTTGCAGAATGTATTGATTTTGGTGTAGCAAGTGGAAGCAATCCAGGCGATGTTAATTTACTAAATGAATTGATTAATTCTGTTGGACCTACTCTTACTTCAGACCAGATTCAAAATCATATTCGTTGGACCGCACTTACTGCATGGGAAATTTTAGATCAATACAAGGAAGAATATCAAAGATTAGTTGTAGCCTTTGAAAAAGGACTCCCAATGGAAGAATGCATTGCCGTGATCGAAGGAGAATTATAAATTTTAACCTTTTTCTCATTTACACATTTTAACTATCTTCTTTTTTGTAATATTTTCCTTCTTCACCACACATATCATTTGAACTTCGTGCTGTAGAGCAATAATAGTATTCATCTCTATTAGTACCGGTAACTAACAAATTTAGTTTGCCTTTACTCGTTGGAAAAAACGAACATTTACCAAATATACCGTTACGATTATCTGATATAAAATATTTACAATTAATACATATTTTTGGTGTAATCTGTGGTGTAATCTGTGGTGTAATCTGTGGTGTAATCTGTGGTGTAATCTGTGGTGTAATCTGTGGTGTAATCTGTGCTAAAGAAATAATTGGTCGAATAATAGAAGAAAGAATTAGAATAATATTTTTCATTGTATTATATATATATTATTCTAATAATTATTTTTCATATATACGCGTTTATATGATAAAAGGTATAAAAACAAATTAAAAATAAAATTGAAAATAAGTTATTGGTTGATAGGTTATTTATATATTATAAAATCTAACTAAAATCAACTTACATAATAAAACCAACTATTATCAATACAAGAAATCATGACAACTACATCAATAGATCTTTCACAAAAATACCAAAAAAAGACAGACAAACAACACATCTTAGATAATCCTGATACGTACATCGGTTCGATTGAAGAAGTCGATACAGATGCATGGATTCTTTCTGAAACAAACGACAAAATCATTCAAAAAAATATTCGTTATATTCCTGGATTATACAAATTATTCGATGAAGGCATTGTCAATTGTCGAGATCATGTTATTCGCATGAAACAAGCTGTCGATTCCAAAATACCCAATGCAATTGAAGTATCCAACATTGACATTCAAATCGACGACGACGGAACCATAACCATGTTTAATGATGGGAATGGTATCGATGTGGAAAAACATCCAGAATATAACATTTGGATTCCGGAGATGATTTTCGGTCATTTACGCACGTCTACTAATTATGATAAAACAGAAAAAAAGATCGTTGGTGGTAAAAATGGTTTCGGGTTTAAATTAGTCTTAATTTGGTCGTCTATTGGGTCGATTGAAACAGTAGATCACGTCCGTGGATTAAAATATTGTCAAACATTTCGCAACAATCTCGACGAAATTTGTCCGCCTGTTATTACTAAATGCAAAAATAAACCATATACAAAAATCACTTTTAAACCAGATTATCAACGTTTAGGGTTAGGGTTGAACGGAAAGCAAAACTTAGATCCTGACATGGTAGCGCTATTAAGGAAACGTGTTTATGATATTGCAGCAGTAACCGATAAAACCATGAAAATCAAATACAATTCGCAACCAATTCCAGTGAAAAATTTCCAACAATATATTGACATGTATATTGGAAGCAAACAAGACGCACCGCGTGTTTATGAAGAAAATGAAACAAACGCACGGTGGGAATACGCAGTTGCACTTTCTCCAACCCATGAGTTTATCCAGGTTTCATTTGTGAATGGCATTTATACGTCAAAAGGTGGTAAACACGTTGAATATATTTTGAATCAAATCACACGTAAATTATGCGCGTTTATCGAAAAAAAGAAAAAAATTACAGTTAATCCAAATAGTATCAAAGAACAGCTCATACTGTTTTTACGATGCGATATTGAAAATCCTGCATTCGACAGTCAAACCAAGGATTTTATGAATACACCGTCCTCTAAATTCGGTTCCACTTGTACGGTAAGTGATAAATTCATTGAGAAAATCGCCAAGATGGGAGTGATGGATGCAGCATGCGCATTAACAGAGATCAAGGAAAACAAAGCAGCAAAGAAAACAGACGGTTCAAAAACAAAAACGATTCGCGGTATTCCGAAATTAATCGATGCGAATTGGGCGGGAACAGATAAATCAGCACAATGTACGATTATATTGTGTGAGGGTGATTCAGCCAAAGCAGGTATTGTTTCTGGTTTATCGTCGGAAGACAGAAATAGTATTGGTGTTTATCCGATGAAGGGAAAAATCCTCAATGTTCGTGGAGAGAACACCAAGAAAATATCGGAGAACAAAGAAATCGCGGAAATAAAGAAAATCCTTGGTTTAGAATCAGGGCGCAAATACAAAGATTTGCAAGACGCCCATAAAAATTTGAGATATGGTAAGGTGCTTTTTATGACAGATCAAGATGATGATGGATCCCATATCAAGGGATTGGGTATTAATATGTTTGAATGTGAATGGGGATCGTTATTGGAAATTCCTGGTTTTATCGGATTCATGAATACACCGATTTTGAAAGCACGTAAAGGAAATCAAGAATTAGTATTTTATAACAATGGTGAATATGAGAGTTGGAAGACCGCGGTCCAGCAAACTGGAAGTCTAGATGGGTGGAAGATAAAATATTATAAAGGGTTAGGTACCAGTACAGGAAAAGAGTTTCGTGAATATTTCGAGAAGAAGAAAATCGTTGGTTTCGAATTTTCCGACGCTACGAGCTCAAACACAATCGATATGGTGTTTAATAAAAAGCGTTCGGATGATCGTAAAGAATGGTTGGAAAATTATGATCGCACGAGTTATTTAGACACAAGTAAATCACAAGTATCGTATGATGATTTTATCAACAAAGAGTTGATTCACTTTTCAAAATATGATTGTGATCGTAGTATTCCGAATTTAATGGATGGTCTAAAAATCAGTTTGAGAAAGATATTATACTCGGCGTTTAAAAAGAAACTGACAACAGAAATAAAAGTAGCGCAGTTTTCCGGTTATGTTTCAGAACATTCAGGATATCATCATGGTGAAGCCAGTTTAAATGCAGCAATTGTAGGTATGGCGCAAAACTATGTGGGCTCAAACAATATAAACCTCTTGGTTCCTAGCGGACAATTTGGAACGCGTTTGCAAGGTGGAAAAGACAGCGCATCGGAAAGATATATATTCACCTATTTGAATCCAATCACCCGTATGATTTATCGTGAAAATGACGATGCAATTCTAAAATATTTAGATGATGATGGGTTTTTAGTGGAACCCATATTTTATGCACCCATCATTCCAATGATTTTAGTAAATGGTACAAAGGGTATTGGTACAGGTTTTAGTACAGACATCATGTGTTATAATCCGACTGAAATCATTCAGTATTTAAAGAATAAACTTACCGGAGGTCAAGGTCCCCAAGAGTTTATTCCATATTATGAAGGATTTAAAGGAACCATTATCAAAATTCAGGGTGACGGAACCACAACACCCAACAATACGATTAGTCCCAAGTTTTTGATAAAGGGTAAATATGAAGTTGTAGGTCCTGATAAAATACGTATTACTGAATTGCCAATAGGAACATGGACCGATGATTATAAAGAGTTTTTAGAATCATTGATAGATAGCGTAGATAAATCGGGGAAAAAAATAACGCCTCTAATTAAAGATTATGACGACATGAGTAAAGATACAAGTGTCGAGTTTATTGTAACATTGACAAAAGGAAAACTTGCTGAGTTAGAAGCAGTAAAACACGACCATGGGTGCAACGGTATTGAGAAATCATTCAAACTTTATACAACGAATTCAACGTCGAATATGAATTTGTTTGATGCTAAAGACAAATTGAAAAAATACACTCATGTTTCGGACATTATCGATGATTATTATGTAACCAGGCTGGAAATGTATCAGACAAGAAAAAAATACATGATCGATGCTATCGAAAAACTATTGGTTACTTTGTCGAATAAAACACGTTACATCAAAGAAATATTGGATGACGTTATCGATTTAAGAAAGAAATCCAAGGCGGATGTAGTTAAAATGTTGTCTGATCGAGGATATGTTTCACAGAATCAACAAACACAAACCACCGAGTCAGAAACTGAAACAGACGGTTCTGGTAACACAAACACAACTGGATTTAATTATTTGATTAAGATGACGATGGATAGTGTAACCAGTGAAAATGTGGATAGGCTATCAAAAGAATATCAAATCAAACAAACAGAATTAGAAAATAGTAAGAACAAAACAATTGAAACCATGTGGTTAGAAGAATTGGATGAATTGTTGGTGGAATACAATCAATACAAAGAGGCTCGTTGTAACAACATGGAGAGAAGAGAAACAACAACAACCAAGCCAGTTAAAAAGGTGAAAAAGGTTGTGAAACCAACAGCAACCACCAAACCATTAACACTAGAGATTGAATAAGATTGAAAATAAATAGAAATATATGGTTATATATTATAAAAAGTAGTGCAAAACAAATATAGAGCAAATAAAATTAAAATTTCAACAATTGCATGAAATGGAAAATTAGGAAATATAGTTAACATTCTTTTACAATTAATTGCTTCATTTATAAATCCCAAATAAATAATACTTATTAAAATTAATAATATATTTAACCGTTTTTTTATGCTTTTTGATAACGATCCATAATAATAAATAAAGATAGAAAATAAAAATAAAACATATGTAAATAAATAACACAATAAATGTAAATTAAAAAATGCATAAATATCAAATGACAGTATAAATAGTAAAAAAATAATTAATGAAGTAGATGGTAATTTATTTGTATGTTTATAAAGTGCATATAAAAATGCAAAATTTAAAATATATGCTAAACTATGGACCAATATTAATTGAATACGAGTATTTATATGTGTGAAATGAGAAAATGTGTGTGATAAATCAAATAATAATAAACTAAATAATAAAATAAATGCATGTAAAGTTTGTGTTTTAGATAAAAAATATAGAACAATTATAACTGAAAGAAAATTTATCATTGCGGAATAAGGTTGAGCTATGCCTTTTTTATTAGGTGTCTCACATGTATTAAATGGAAATGTATATTCGTTCATATAATATAGATATATTTTGTGTTATTCAAAAAATATATCAATTCAAAATCCAGTGGTTAAAACCATGGTTTCAATTCTAGTTGTTTATCTGCTAAAGTGGACATTGTAGGATGAGCGATAGGAACGACTAATGTACTTGCATCATGTAAGTATTGAATGTAGGCTCTTAATTCACTATATATTTGTTGCACACAGAAATTGATTACCATTTTATTCAATTCCACAATTTGTTGGGTTATGTTATACGGTTGATTTACAGAATGCTCTAAATATACACCACGCATGATGGTTTTCAATGAATCACAGTCTTGATTATCGATAATATATTTTCCATTTGTTTTATCGTATATTCCTTTGCGAATAGCATTTTGAATTATCTCTAAATTTTCTCTCGAGAAGTAGACATTACTTAATACTGTGTCTTCCAATATTCCTTGTAGTGGATTTCTATAAGTAGTGCATTGATGTGCTGGTATTTTATCATATAAATTAAATAAGTTTTGAGTACTCGGTGATTTAATGTCTACACGTCCATTTGAATTATAATAACAGGATGTATTTGTATTTGAAGTCATATGTATAAAATGGTATTATTATATAAATTGGTATATTTAAATTGGTATATATAAAATGGAAATATAAAAAAATATATATTTATATTAATATAATATATCTAGATCTACATAAAACAAATTTTAAAATATATGGCTAGTTTTCAAAAAATTGTTTTGACGATTGCAGTAATTATTCTTATCATTATTTTAATAATAATAGGATATTTGTTAGTTAAAAACCCTTCTAGTAACACATGGCCACCAATAACCGGACAATGTCCTGACTATTGGGTAGACTTTTCAGGAAATGGCGGAAATTGTGTAAACGTCCAATCTTTAGGAGATTGTAGTGGAAACGGAAACATGAATTGTCCTAATGCAATTAATAATACACCATCTAATGGAATGAATTTTAATACTAGTACATATACAAACACTCAAAATGGTCCATGTAATAAATATACCTGGGCGAGTACAAATGGAATAACGTGGGATGGTGTTTGGCCGGATTTCCCAAATCCATGTTCTCCTGGAACAACTACGTCTAATACAACAACAGTACAAACATCATCTTAATAAATCCTGGTGTAAATATGATGGCTATACTAATGACTTAATAAGTGTAGGCGTATCACATTGGTGTAATATACCAATTTTTACATAAATACGTTATTCGTTAACGTTAAATTTACATTTTGTAGATAGTAAATATAATTTTATAGAGAACCATAAAATTATATAATTTGTAATATATACTAGATAGTAGATGTTCTCTCGATTCAATAGATTACCAGATGAGATAATCACAAAGATAAATAAATATATACCAAACGAAATATTGACATGGTTATCTAAGACCTACTATGATAAACATCACGCTACCACTATAGAAAATCATATTAAAAACACTGGTAAAAAACTGGATACTTATTTTAGATATATAATTCGTTTGGATAACCACATTGCATTACATGATATGCTAATGAATTCCAAAATAAACAATGGTGTAAAGTCTCACAACCATAAGATAAAATATAAAAATAAAAAATATACAAACTTAATCGATTTTTTATTATTTTTATCGAGAGAAAATGATAGACCATCAACGAAATGTAAAAACGTTCTTTTTGAATATGTTAAAAAACAAACATAAAAATAAAATGTTATATATATTAATATGACTGATAAATTACAAGATAATAATTATATAGCTAATATTAATACTATACTAGTAAGAACCAAAATAGAATGTGAAATAAAAGAAATATTAAATAACTTTGAAAAAAATAAATCTGACTTATTATTTAAAAAAGGCATCTATGTTTACGGTCATCCTGGTATAGGAAAAACACATTTTGTAACTGATATATTAAAAGATTTAAATTATGATATTATTACTTATAACGCAGGTGATATAAGAAATAAGTCTATCATAGAAACTATTACAAAAGATAGTATGTCTGATAAAAGTATAATGTGTTTATTTCATAAAAAAATACAAAAAAAAGCGATTATTATGGATGAAATTGACGGTATGAATAACGGAGATAAAGGTGGTATAAATACATTAATTAAACTTATAAGACCGAAAAAAACGAAAAGACAAAAGAGCGAGGATACTACAATAATACCTATTATTTGCATTGGTAATTATCATATTGATAAAAAAATAAACGAATTAATGAAAGTTTGCAATGTATTTGAATTAAATAAACCAAGCAACGAACAAATAGAAACGATATGTAATAACATTATTCCGAATATAACAACAAATTTAAAAAAAAAATTAATTAATTATATACAATGTGATTTACGTAAATTACATAACATTTATAATATATACTGCAAAAACAAGACGTTGTTGAATGAATATGTATTAGATAATATACTCCAATTAAAATCACACAATCAAGATACAAAATCAATAACCAATAATTTATTTAATGGAAATTATTTATTGAACGAACATTTACATGTAATGAATGAAACTGATCGCACAATAGTAGCATTATTATGGCATGAAAATATAATAGACAAAATTGAAAAATATAATATAAATAATTCATTACCTGTTTATTTAAAAATACTAGATAACATTTGTTTTGCTGATTATATTGATAGGATAACATTTCAAAAACAAATATGGATATTTAACGAAATGAGTTCTTTGATAAAAACATTTTACAATAATAGAATATATTATGAATTTATCACTAGATACAATTCTATTGAAACCGATGCAAAGGCAAACAACCCCACAACAATGAATAGTATATTGGATAATAAACTACCTAATAAGATGACAAAAAAAACGCTGTCTGAAAAAACAATAGTGGAACCATCCCATAATATACGTTTTACGAAAGTATTGACCAAGTATTCAACTGAATACAATAATTATAATTTTATCCAGAATCTATGTCAACAATTAGGAATGGACAAAAAAGACTTGTTTGCATTTTTTATTAGTCTTAAAAATAAATATACTAGTCACACGGATAGTATCAATGAATTATTAAATTTATTTGAAAATTATGAAATATCCAAATTGGACGTCCAACGAATGTATCGTTATTTGGATAAGTCATTTAAAGATTCAAACACTGTGGATGAAGAAAATGGATGGGATATTGATGAAGATATTAGTGAATTTGATAGTTGATAATTACCAATCATTTAACAATCCACCCGAAAACATATCGTGTGTTAATGCACTGCTATTTCTATTGTCATTATTATATTGTTTAATTTGTTCGAAAATATCTGATGATTCATGTGGATGATATATCATTGTTTCCTTGTTTGTGGTTTCATTTCTATGTTTTATTATTTTTGCCAATTTATCCAATAATTTTTTATTGGCTAAAAACCCTTCTATTTTATTAAGCAATAGTTTGTCATTTATAAATTCTTCTATGGTATTATTATATCGTTCATCAAAACCGTGTAATTTTCTATAATATTTTTTATCTATACTATCTAAACTATTCACATTATTCTCATTATTCACAACTGGTATAGGCATTGATTCGATATCATCTCCATAATCGATGTCTTCTATCGTTGTAAATAATATATTATACGGTTTTGATTTTGATTTTGAAAGAGAGTTATGTTGTATTTGAGAATTCAATAATAATACAAATATATTGAATAAATACATGATAGGTTGATTGATTAGTATTGTAATTATATAATACAAAATTATTATATAATTTACACATATATTTATTCGTATAAATATTACGGGCAATTTACATCTGTAATAGCATCTGAATTTGCTTTCGATAATTGAAGTTTCTTTTCTTCTATTTTACTTTCAAAAAATAGCTTGATTTTCCCTTCTAAATAAGCGACTTTTTCTTTTAACATAGTATTTTCATTTAATAATTTTTGAATAACATTATGATTATATTGTAATTGCTGTTGCTGTTGTTGTTGTTGTTGCTGTTGTTGCATCAACAAACTGCGTTTTTTTGTTATTTCTTCCATTTGTTTTAAAACGTCAGGTTTATTTTCTGGTTTTCCAGGATCGTAGTTACCCAGGATTTCATCAATATCTTCCAAAAAAAATTGTTTTACACAAAGTTCTTTTACAAAATCGTTCACAACCTTTTCGCTTTCTTTTACATATGGATTTGGTGATTGATTTAACAATACTTTTTTATCAAAAGAATTATGAATATGAGAAAAAACAAGAATACTTTTCATTGGATCTAACTGAACGAATGGAATAGTATAATCTTTTAAAAACGATTTTTCTTCTGCTAGTGATGCTCCTTCATCATATTTAGTCATACTTAGTAGTTTGCGATGAAAAGCGAATGTTGCAGCAGTCGCATGATTCGGTCCATAAGGTCCAAACTGATACATTTTTTGTATATGTTTAAAAAAAATATACATTTCACTTGAGCCGGCGCATAATGCATGAGGATTTTTTAATAGTGTTTCTACAGCATGACTCACCCTTTCTGGTGGATAATAATCATCATCATCCATATATACCAATATATCACCCTTTGATTTCTCATGCATTAAATTTCTTTTTTTTCCCAAAGTCATTTTTGTATCATATGAAAAATAGTTAATTTGAGGTACTTCTGTTAACATATCCCCTATCTTATCAGTCCCATCATCTATGATAATCCATTCCATTCTATCTTTCGGATAAGTTTGATGGTTAAAACATTCGATCATGATTGGAATGAAAGGGCGTCTATTAAATGTAGGCGTACATATACTGACAAATGGTAATTGTTTATTTGATTGGACTAGTTTTTTTTTATCATTTTTTTTTTGTTTTCCCATATGATTAAATAAATATATATTGATTTATTTATTTAATTTTATATTATTTTTACACATATATGTATTTTTACACTATTTACATAGGCACAATAGACTTATTCATATTTTCACGTATCTTACTATTTAGTGCATGCATTTTGTCTATTAAACTATCATTGTGTACTTTATCATTATTATTATTAAATATACCTTTTCCACCTAATTGTTGTTGTGGTTGAGTTTCATGGACTTGTGTTATATGATTATCAAATTTTTGTATTTTGTTTATCTGATTAACAATATTGGTTGCTAAATCTCCACTTGTTATAGCACCAGTAAGAGCCCATAATACTGTTGATGAAAATTTGAATTGAGTACGTTTTTCTGCTTGATTATAATTATATGGTTGTGTATTTTTTGTACCAAAATCATTAACATTTGTAGTAGGAATATTTAATAGTATACATAAAACTATTATAAAAGCAACAATTGCTGCATTTCTCTCTGTAGCTCCTAAATATGCTTTTGCACCAATTATTACATAAATAGACATGATTATAAATATTGGTGTTATCATATAACGAATTTTATTCGCATATAATGTTGTGAATGTATAAATTTCACCAATTTTTACACCTTCTGCTACTTTGGCTACAATAAAACTACAAGATAATATAGCATAAATAGTAATCAATGGAAACACTGCCAAATTTCCCAATACTAAAAATGGAAGCAAACAATTTAATAAAAAAATAGTTTCTATAAGTGTAAATAACCATGTTAACGGCATAGAAAATAATGTTATATATACCCAATTTTGTACGAAATTAGGCTTAGAAAATTTTTCACCATCCTGAATTACAACCTGTGGTTTATTCAATTTCCATATCCATTTAAAAATGCCAGCAAAAAATATATATAAGAAAACTATATTTGATAATATAATATTAGCTACAACAACGAATAATATTAGATATGTTCCAAATAGTACTAAAACCCATTCATATAACATATTGGAAAATGAAAATACCATATTGATGATGGAAAAATTTAAACAAAATAAATTTTCAAACAAATAAATAAAATACATTCCTGATCCTGAAATTGTAGGAGATTCATTAGCTTCTCGTAACGTATTAAGCATAGAAAATTGACTGTTTATTTGCTTACTATCGTTCGCTGATTTGTCTGGTATGTATAAATATTGAAATAATAATTTAGTGCTATAATCATCATTATCCATTTTAAAAAAATTAACTTGTGATATTATTGAATCTATAATTGGTGGTAAATCTGTATAAGGTGCACCGCGAAAATCAGTCGGTAAAATATTCGATTGTGCTACTTTACACATCCATAATGCGTATACTCCTAAAAATGTTTGAATCAATATTGCTAATAGTTTTAATCCAATATATTTAAAAAATGCACCGTATGATTGTGCTTTTGTAGTAGTGGTTACCTTAGGAGGTGATCCAAAAAGAGAAATGCGTTTCAAAAAAACTGTAATTTTTTCGACCAGTTTGTTAAATGCCGCTTTATTCGATGCTGAGGTGTTTGTAACTATACTATTAAAATTCAAACTAGATAATGCCCATGTTAATAATTCTTTTGATATTACTCCAAAAAAATGTCCTACTAAACAGACTAAAACTAATAATATTATAGCTATTAAACTCATAAAAATCCAAAATCCACTTCCCATTATCTATTTGATATGTGTATGTAATAATATGTATATTATACTATGTATATTATACTATAATAATATTATTCTCTATTTTAACTATAATTCTAAAAATATACAATATCACACTATATAAATATAGAATTATATAAACATGACAAAAATTAAACCACCAGGTAAATACTCTAACCTGTTAGGGTTTTTAATATGTTTTTTTATATTATTTATGTTATTCAGATGGATACATTTTTTGGTCGACAAAAACTATTTATATCCGGGAACATATTTAGAATCCTTTACTTTATCAAATGATTTATATAATAATACCGAAAATACCAACTCTCAAACTGATATAAAAACCAATATAAATGACAATAGTGCTCCGTATGAAATGTATAAAGTAAATAAGAATCATAACAATGTCGTTGACATGCCTGCTTTTTCAAAATATACATGCAGTAATTGGTGTGGACCACAATCACAATGTTTATTGTCTCGCGAACAATGTACGTCCGACGTAGATTGCAATGGTTGTCACAATTTAAGAGCATTAAATAATTTTTATGAAGATTCTACTACGGATATCGGACAAAGTTATATGAATAAATCTGAAAAAGATTTACCAAAAAGTGCGGATAAAGACATTTTATGCGGTAGTTGCAATAACAATTTTGCGCCTTTACCAAACTGGATTAATTAGCATACAAAACACCACAATTACCACTGATAAATCGAATAACATTTAATCTTTCTTCAAAATAAATAAGATTAAAATTGTAATCATAAATTCTCCATGTAGGTTTGTTTATACCTATAATAGTACCAGTTATAGGATCACATATAGTTAAAACTTGAGCTAAAGGATCTAATTGAGGAATTATAGTTACAAATTCTAATTCTATTTTGTTGAATTTACTCATATTGATAGCTCCAGAAGGTTGCAATACAAATGGTGATGTATTTAAACAATAATTGTAACAATACAATCCATCAGGAGCATTACCTGGTGTTCTAGTATATTTTTCAATATAATTATAGACACCTGCTGGTTGCATGTTCTCTCTATATTCTCCATCAAAAAGAATTCCCATGGTTAGTAATATTTCTTTCGTGTTTTGAGAATTATAATCGCCTGTAATCATCCAACCTGTTAATTTACCGTCTGGATTTACACCGGGTCCAATAAATACTGGTATTTTTTTACCGTCTGAATCAGTTTGAAAAACAGGATAAATACCATTTGTTGGTGCCTGTATTAAATCATATGGTAAATAATTATACGGCCAATTGGAGTAATTACTCCATTCATTTCTTAAATTAGCATCACTTCGTTGAAAGTAAAACATTTGACTTGCTACCATACCCAATGAGTTTAATTCTACTTTATTTGGACCAGTAACATTGTAAAAAATAGATTCATATACTTGTTTAATTAAATAAGTTTGTTCGTTTAAAGCAAAAATACGTGACTCATCATTCGATAGAAATCCGTACGTGCATATTAAATGTATATTCGCATTCCATTGTGTTCTGGTATCTATATAGGACGAAATACCAATTTCAACGTCTGGTGGAGGTTGTAAAAATCGATGTAATTGCATATAATAGTAATTAAAATTGGGTGATACGTACGGGAAATTATTGGCTTGGTCGAAAACATCGCGAATTTGAAACATTTCGCTTATAGGACGAAATGTTACGTTGATATGTAGTTCATTATATTGCAACGCGACCAATGGAAACGACATTTGGCTATTTAAACTAAACCATGAATTAATAGGTACATATAGTATCGTACCACGAATGGATGGTTCCGCCCCAGCAGGGTTGTCTGTATAATGTGCATTTGGATATGAATTGACACGACTGCCAGAATTTGCTGGATCATTTAATTCGGGAATATTTCCAATCATTTTATCAAACAATTTTTTTTTGTCGTCAGGAAAATCACGTTGGACCATTGCTAATAAATATGCACCTGAATACTCCTGTAATGTTTGATTACCACAAGTAATTGAAATTTTGCTTATCATTAATGCTCCTAAATTTTGTATCCAACGAAATTCATATGGTGCCCAGCCACTATATCCAGTAGCACCAGTAATACTCGATAATACAGTATTCTCAAGTGGTGGAAAAATAGGACTCCAAATGGTAGGTAATGTAATAGAAAGATAAGAGTCCATTAATAAATCTCCGTATCTGGGTATTTTGAATGTAAAATAGGATTCTTCATTTAAACGCAATGTTTTTGTACCATCAAAATCTACTCTGAATTTCTGTAAGCCAAAATTAGTATATTTAGCATATGTTGTTTTAAAAAATGTTTTGGAAGGATTACCATTTAGAATAATATTTTGTTGTCCCTCTGAGACTAGATTCATTAAACCACCTGCCATTTTTCTATGATATGTTTTTATTTATGTTATTATGTTATTATGTTATTATGTTATTTTTATAGGATTATATTTACTAATTTATTATGTTAATGTTATTTTATATAAATTAATAAATTATTATATATTAATATAATAATATTTTATACATTCATTATTAATTAAACATATAAATATGTCAACAAAAATAAATATTAAAGATCGGGTAAATAATGCAACAAAGAGAATGTTTAATTTATCTAAACAAATCATGTCGAATAGATCGAATCTAGGAACCATATTAATATGGGTGGTAATTATAATAATGTTTATTATATTTGTTTCTTACGTCCATAATATTAATAATAGCTTACAATACAAACGTTGTGGAAATTCATGCACGGCGGATAACACAAATTGTAATTTAGCTACTATATATAATAGAAACACTGAATTTGCATCTTCTATAATGTCAATAAACACAAATTCTCCACAATGTTTGTTTTCATTAAGAGATTATTATATTCTTACAGCATTTAATTGTTGTTCGGGAGGTAATTATAAAAACGATTATGTTGGATTATGTAATTTGATTGCAGTAATAAGTCAGGGGGTTCGCTGTTTGGATTTTGAAGTTTATTCATTAAACAATCAACCTATAGTCGCTACATCTACATCTCCTTTGTATCCAGCATGTTATAAAGAATCTTATAACTATGTTCCTTTTCAAGATGTAATGTCTACAATTACTTCTTACGCGTATTCTAATTCTACATGTCCTAATCCTACCGATCCAATCATTCTGCATTTACGTATTAAAAGTGCGAATTGTACGATGATGAATAATTTTGCTCTTATATTTGAAGAATATGATACTTTTTTATTAGGATCTAGTTTCAGTTATGAATTTAATGGAAATAATTTAGGTGCGTTGCCACTCATACTTTTTTCAGGTGTAAGTACTCCATCTAAACAAGGAAAAATTATCATTATCGTCGATCAAATGGATAATGCTATTATAACAGCAATTATGAATTCAAAATTATGGGAATATGTAAATATGGTAAGTGGATCCACATTTATGCAAATTGTATCAAACACTATGTTAGAAGCTGAATCGGATTTAAATGATTTTATTCAATACAATATGTTAAATATGACTATGGTAATTCCAAATAGTGGAGGTAATCCGTCAAATCCTAATTTCTTATTGTCGCAATTAACGGGTTGTCAAATGTGTGCAATGCGATGGCAACTACCAGATATTAACTTACAACTATGTACTACATCATGCATTTCAACGTCGATAGATCCTTCCACCAATACAAATCCAAGTGGTGTCAACACATGTTTTAATCAAGTAGGTTTTGCTTTTGTATTAAAACCATCCAATTTAAGATATGTACCAACTACTTATGATATTTCTGATGCAGATCCATCAAATTCATTTGCATCAAATGAATACTCAGTACAATGGGGACCACAAAAAATTACCCATGTTGGTTAATAATTCGTATAACGTGTAAATATTTTATTTATCTATCATAAAAATTAAATATTGATATAATATAAGTATATCAATATTTATATTAATCGATAAAATTCATCAATAAAACCACAGTATAAAATGAGTAAAAAAAAGTTATCCGTCAAATGTGATAAAAATATTAGTTTTGTAGATTGTGAAATGAGTATATTACGTTTAGCAGTCGATAAAGCAGAAGAAAATATTGGAAAACGTGTTGTTTCTTCCCCTGAAATAAAATCCATGATTGAAATTGTAGAAAATTTCATTAAGAAAAAAAATCTGATTTGTTATGGCGGAACAGCCATTAACAACATATTGCCAAAACAAGACCAATTTTATAATAAAGAAATGGAAGTTCCAGATTACGATTTTTTTTCTATTCAAGCACTTGAAGATGCAAAAGAATTAGCGAATGTTTATTATAAAAACGGTTTCACAGATGTCGAAGCGAAATCAGGACAACATCATGGTACGTATAAAGTTTTTGTCAATTTTACTCCTATTGCGGATATTACGTATTTACCTAAAGAAATTTTTCAATCCATTAAAAAAGAATCGATACGTGTAGGAGGAATATTATATGCACCACCCAATTATTTAAGAATGGGTATGTTTTTAGAATTATCAAGACCTGCAGGAGATATTAGCCGATGGGAAAAAGTATTAAAACGAATTACGCTACTAAATAAACATTATCCACTTACTACTAAAAACTGTGATGAAATTGACTTTCAGAGAGAATTTGAAAATGAAAACGGTGATGAAATTTATGAAACAGTGAAAAACACGCTTATTAACCAGGGAGTTGTTTTTTTTGGTGGTTTCGCTGTTTCCCTGTATTCAAAATACATGCCAAAGAATTTACAAAAACAATTGAAACGTATTCCTGATTTTGATGTTTTGTCACAAGATCCTGAAACAACTGCAGAAATAGTAAAAGAAAGATTAAAAGATGTTGGTATAAAAAATGTAAAAATAGTTCGTCATGATGCGATCGGGGGTATTATACCTTTATCGTATGAGATTATAGTCGATGAAGATACCATTGCATTTATTTATAAACCAATTGCGTGTCATAGTTATAATGAAATAAAATATAATAATAATCATTTGAGAATCGCTACCATTGATACAATGATGGCTTTTTATCTGGCATTTTTATATGCTAATAAACCATATTATGATACTGATCGTATTTTATGTATGGCAAAGTTTTTGTTTGAAGTACAACAAAAAAATAGATTACAGCAAAAAGGCCTTCTTAAACGTTTTAGTATCGAATGTTACGGACATCAGGATACAGTGGAAGAGATGCGCGCAGAAAAAGCGAAAAAATTTACTGAATTAAAAAATAATCGCGGTAGTCGTGAATTTGAAGAATGGTTTTTACTCTATAGACCTGTTGGAAAAAATATCAATGGAGATGATGATGATGATAAAAAACAAGATAAAAAAATAGTACACGTCGAAACCAGATCATCAAAACACAGAAACAAAACACACAAAAACACACATGCATTTAAAAGTCGCTATTTTAAGGTGATTAAATCGAAAGCCAGACACACCAACAAAAGAACAAAACGCCGTGGAAAAGGAAGATCACGTAACTTCTTCTTTTTTTAGACCTTTTCACATTTCAAGAGCCGACAAATAAAATAAAATAAAATAGTATAATGGCGTATTCTTTGAAAAAACGAAAACAATTAAGCAAATCGTCCAAAAAAAACAAAACTAACAGAACGCGTAGATTTAGAAAACAATATGGAGGAGATTTGAGTAAACCGCAAAAAAAATATATTGAAAAGCAAATAAAAGATTTACACTTTACCGACGATGAAAAGAAAGTGGTAATTGGGTATTTCGATAAAATTTCATCGCATCTGTCAAAAAAATCATTTACAAATAATAAATTAACTGTATTACATGATTTTTTTGAGAATGTCAAATCAAACTATGGACGTAATATAACTGTTGAAGATAAACGAGAGATATTTTTAGGGTTGTTATTCGATTTATATTATGATTATAAAGATGAAGACCCTGTCACCGATAAAGATGATGATGATGATTAACCATTTATAAAATAGATTATAAATAATCGGCGTTTGAAATGTGAAAAGGTGTAAACCAAGTATTTTATGATAAAAATAATATGAATTATGAAAATATTTTATTACGGTATATTGTAACAAAATATTTATATTATAAACAGAAGTAAACGAATTAAAGATATACTTTCATATACTATTTATAAAAAAACCGAAATATATGAAAGTCAAATCTACAACTTTTGCGAATGAAGACCATCAGCATTCAACCCCTATCATTGTTGAAAAAGAAATGTCGGCGAGAGATGCTATTCGTGAATTCGTCCAAAGTCAAAGTATGCACACATTTGGCATGTTACAAGCAGAAAACATAATAGAGGCAATTGTAAATGGTTTTTTTTTATTTAATTCACGTGAAAATAAATATATGTTAAATAGTAAAGATGAATTGTTACAATATTGTAAGGATAATAGTGTGTCACTCGAAGAAAAAATGTATTTTTGGGATATTTTTCTCTTTACCCAAAGACCAAAATTTTTAACTCCTGAAGAACACGATTATATTAGAGATTGCGGAGACCTTGATGGTTATATTGAAAAGCAACAGGTGGTTAGTGGTGGTGGTTCTAATCTTACTCTAACTTTAACACCTCCTTATTCTTTTTCATATTCTTCTTCTTCTCCTAAAAATACTTCCGGATTCGTAAAACCAACTCTTATTAGTGATCAACTTGCTATGTTTTTAGGCAAACCTCTTGGAACTAAAATTACCCGTACTGATGTTTGCAGGGAACTTAACACATACATCAGTATTCATCATCTTCAATCTCCGTATAATGGACGTATAATCAATCCAGACGAAAAGCTTAAAAATCTTCTCAACATAAATGATGATGTCGAACTAACTTACTTTAACCTTCGAAAATACATGAAACACCATTTTCATAAATAGGTCTAAAAACTTACAATGTTTAGTAGCTTGTTGCAAAAATAGTAGATACATCCAAACAAAACACTTATGATTAAATAACCTTTTAAGTTGTAATTACCGTCATTGAAAAACAAAAAAGGCACATACAAAAAAAGATATTTTTTGAATATAGGCAATTGGAAAATAAAAAACAAAATGGCTAATAACAACGGTGTTTGAATTTCATCATATAAATTATCCAATGAATTAGAAAAATTAGCCTTTTTATTATGTTCTTCAATTATTTCATCCGTTGATTGATTCATTTGTTGCATTTTTTTAATATAATCTTCTTGCATTTGAGCGGGATTTGGTTGTGGTATAAAATTGGGTTGAATATGTGCGTCGTTGGTAATTGTTTCTGTTGTTCGCGGAATATCTCTCGATGGAAGTTGTGTTAAACCATTGACACTAGCTTTTTGTAATCCATTGACAATTTGATTGATAGTAGTTTGATCTAATGAAAAATTGTTGCCATTACTTTGAGGTAGATTCGCTTGTTGTGAATTTAACGATTGATCGTTCTCTTGAATAGACATTGATATGTTGCCGTTTATAGTGCCCCCAGTCGGATCAGATGGTAAATCAGAAATACTAGTTGTAGAATTATTCATAATATATATTTACATAGAATGATTGATCGGTATAATTTACGCATAACTCTAAAGTACATTTTTCTCTTATTATGTAAATCACGGATACCATGATCTGTTATATCAATACGAGCATTTTTGTCTAAAAAAGAATAAAAATAATATTACAATGGTTTCGCTTTTCTAATTCAAAAAAAGTTTACATAGTGTAGTTTTATTATATATTTATGTGTAATTTTCTTTTGAATACCCAATAACAGCACACGCAATTCTTTTACCTGCATTGCCGGTTTTTAAACTTTCTGCATTTTCACCTTTTCCACAATCGTCTTCATCTTCGTGAATAATCAAACCCCTACCAATAATATTACACTTATTACCTCTAAGTTTAATAACATTATCATAAAACGTATATATTGAGTCACCGTTATCATTTGTTTTTATATTACCTAAATCACCGACATGTCTTTTGCTCATACCAGGACATCCATGAGTATTACCATACGGATTAAAATGGGCGCACATACTAGTACATTTATCACTTAAATCTCCTGCTTCATGGACGTGAAAACCATGTAAAGAATTTGGAGTCAATCCTGTAAGATGTAAATCTATTTTTACCATATTATTAGTTAAATCTTCACTAAATTTAACATATCCGTTAACCCTATCATTAAATACAGCAATAGCATATATAGGATTATTTCTCGATATTTTATACAAATAATATACAATTACAAAAAATATGGCTAATAAAGATATGAATAATAAAGATGTGTTAAAATATATTTTTGGTTTCATTATATATTATAATATATAAATTCGACATTTGAATTATAAACAAGTCTAATAGTATCAAATGTTTAGTTATGGAAAAGGAACAATCGTTTTTGAAGCATCACATTTTGCGGATTTTGGTGTATATTGATAACATTTGTTATCATATTTATATGTCTTACCTTGTATTTCCTCTAACGGTGGTGCATGAAATACAATACAATTTTTATCTTTACATACTGTTCTAAATAATGTAGCTAATCCTAATCCCAATAAGATGGAGAGAACTATCTTCCCTGTTTTTGTATGGAAAAGTTTTGATAAATACATGATACTGGTTTTTATATGATATATGATATTATACTAATATATATTGGTATAATATTATAATAAAAATCTCACTATGCTATTTTTGAATTGGAATAGTAGTTATTTTGGAAGAATCGCTCGGACATTTAATTTCCTTTGATTCCAATGAGAAACAATTATCCGCTTTGTCTTTGTATAAAATTTTATTAATGTTATCTGGTGTAGGATATACATAAATTATTTTTCTATCACTACCAAATATATAAACAAAAAAAATACCAAAAAACAAACTGATTAAAAAAATAGGAATCGAGATTTTATTGAAAAACATTTGATATAATTACTAATGCAATAGATAGATATAATAAAGATATAATAAAAATATAAACAACTGATATTAAATATTTACGTTATTTATTTCTAAATTTCGCTAATCCAGTTACCAAATTTACTACTTTACTATCTACACTAGCCTCCATATCTTCTACCGTATATGGAAGTTGTACTAAATTATAAGTATCATCATAATCATTGAATTCAACATATTCTACTTTGTATTTTAATTGGTTATTTTCTTTAATTTTAGGTGTCAGGTCATTCACATAAAGCGTAACAGCATCATCTATATAACGAATATTATCAGTTTTTTCATATTTATCAATTGTATTACGTAATTTGCCAATCAATTCATATATTTCTTTAGAGTTTTTATTAATTTTTTTGATCTTTTCATTGTTGTTGACAACTTCATTGTATCGAGTTAATAAAAATTCATAATCCGAAGTCTCTGATTTTATTTTTTCTTTTAATTCTTCAAATTTATCAACAACTTCATTTTCTGATAAATATCCAAACAATAGGTTATTTTTGTATTTAATCACATCGTTTTTATCATTTGATATGTTATCCTCTTCTTCGTTTAAATATCCTTTGATATTAAATAAATTGGTTATTATTTCTATATTTAACGGACATGGATTTAATCGATCACCACAATATGCTACTAATTTTCTATTATTATTGTCAGAGTTTGATGTTTCATCTATATTTTTGTCATCTTCATTGTTGTCATCTTCATTGAGTTTTGACAATTGTTTCCCAACTGAAAAAACAGTACCAACCGATCGTTTGCAATTGATACATTTTGGCTTATAACGTTTAAAAATACGTCTTTTTTCTCTCCAACTCAAGTCTTTAAGTTTGGAAATTTGCTTTTTTTCCTCATCAATAGTAACTTGGTATTGATTTTTTAGTTTGTAAAACAAAAATAAAGCATCAGTAAATTCTTTTTTGTCAGAGTTATTCATTGATGATTATAATGCACCGTACGATATTTATATATAGTATTATTCTATTTTTATTTATTATTATTATTAATGCACTAAATATAAATTTTACGATGAATTATATCATAATCATTTTCCCATCCAGGTAATCCAGTTATTAATTCTTGATGCGCAAGTCGTTTTGCATTCTGAAAATTTTTAATCTTAGATAAAATATATTGCTGTTTATCTTGATCTCGTTTTAATTTTTCGGATGGTGATAATTTCCCCTTGTATTTATACAATAAAATTAATGCTAAAATAAAGATGAGTCCCAAAAACACACCTACATTAAACATAATATTATAATATTTATTTTTATATTCTCTACATTGTTTTAAAGTTTCGTGTAAGAACTGTTTTACACCTGGTTCAACCAATAAAGGTTTAGATGAATTGTCATAAAACATTTTTGTTTTTATATGATTTTGATTTAATTTAAGATTTGGATGTATAAATATATTTTTGTTGTATTATTATAATAAGTTATATTAGTAAATTAATTTATACATAATATCTATAAACATAGTTCTATTCAATTAAATATTAAAAATAAAACAACATGGATAATTCTGTAGTCAATTTTATTATTTTTTTAATTTTTACTGGTATATATTTTACAAAAATACGTAGTAAAGCAACTTTACAAGATTATTCTAGTGATGCAGGGGTTGAAACATATTATAATTCTATTAATATGAGTTTGTTATTGTATTTTGTAATAACACTACTTTCACAATTGATTACAAATGTAATTGTTATCGTGAATATGTGTGGTGGTTCATTTAAAAGCAATCTAAGGTATACTGCATTAATAACATTTATTCCATGGATATTGATTTTTGGAATTGTTATCATTTTATTAATTTCGTTTCCTAATTTCAAGAATGCGTTTTCGGATGTTATAGGGTATTATTCTGTATCAACAAAAGCGAATATAATTTTATCAGAACTTTTAAATCATAGTAATAAAATGAAGGGTGAAGTTGAAACTATTGCAAATGAAAATATGGACGGTCCACCAACTATTTCACCCACTGATACTAATGTAGAAAAATTGAATAAATTAGAAAAAGAAATTCAAAATGAATCGAGTGATTTAATATCAGAAATATTCAGTAATCTATCACTTTTAATTAATAAAATAACACCTACTAATTTTAATGAATATTGGAATACATTGAGACCTTTAATGAAACCACAATATGCTTCATTATCAGACGTCCAAGATAAATATTGTTATCTGTTAGCCGATACTAGCGATTTCTCTGATTATTTAAACAAATCGAGAAATCCAACAACAGGTAATAATATGAACGCTCCAGAATCTTCTGTAGTTCCATCTGCACCTCCACCTCCACCTCCAACTGACACTGTCTCTGAATCTACTCCTACAAAAGTATTATCATCTGTAACAATGTTAGGAGGTAGAAAAAAATATGTTAAAGCGTGTATGCAAAAAATGATGACCGGAGGTACTGGAGAAACAAATTTGAAAATAGATGGTGAAGCAGAATTTCAAGTATTAAAAAATTACAGTGATTTAAAACAACAAATGTTAAATTTAGTAATTTATCGTGATAATATTGGTGAAGCCATGTGGTATATTTATACAGGTTTATTGTTATCAACAATATTAAAATATAATATTAATAATCGTGGATGTGTTAAGAGTGTTACACAAATACAATCTAATTTAAATAATGCATTAACTCAACAACAACAAGATCAAGCATTAGCACAAGCACAACAAAGAGTCCAAACAATATCATAATTATCTATCTATCTATCTCAACATAAGACCAACTGTAATTTATGATTCATATATATAATAGAATAAATATGAATTTTACTACGTAACTTGCTGATCTTAAAAATAAGTTACATAATATAATACTCCTAAATAACATAACATAGATAATAAAATGGCGACAAGCCACATTGGTAAAATAGTTTTATTTTTGTAACCTATTCCAAATTCACGCATACTACCATCTGGTTTAAATAAAAAAGCTGGTTTCAAAACTTTTATTAAATAGAAAAAAATAATAAATAATACAATAGATACAACTGTTACATGTCTACTAATAAAAATATTTAGCTGAGTTATGTTATTCATTTAATTTCTTTTTATTTTAATTGTAATTTACTTATTATATGTATTATCGAATTACTATATATAATAAATTATATAATTTATTTATGTATTGACGTATTTACAAAACTACCAGATCCAACTGACTATCTACGAATTATATTCATCCCAATTTTCTACTTCATCACCTTCAAAATTTCCATCATTATAATCATCTATTTGATTTGTCATATCATACGCCTCTCGCTCTATCTCTAAATCGATATTTTGATTGTATGTATAATCATCCATGTACTGATCTATATTTTCATCTGTTACATTTGGATCTTTTCGAACAACTCTTTCAATAGATGCTATATTCATCATCATATCTCTCTCCTCATCATAATTTTCCTTAATATAACTAGTAAGACCTTTTTGTAAACCTTTACCCCATTCACCTAGTTTATTAATCTTCATGATGGTATCTACATTTCTCTCTTCTTTCGTCTTTCGTTTTAATCGATCTGTAAAAGTGTCTTTTTCACGCTCTTTTATTTTAAATACCTTGTCCATTATTTTATCATATGATAAATCAATAATATCTTTATGATCGCGCATAATAGTCATGTATTGTAAGAGCAAATTGGATATATTTGTTTGTAATTTTTTTAATTCACCTGGGCTTCGAATATATTCATTTTCAAATACCTCATCTTCTAATCCGATGAATTGTTCTCTCTCTTCTAAATTTTCCACAGTAAAAACATCTTCAATTGAGAAATCGCGATTCGATTCTTCTATTATTAATTGAGATCCACGTCCTTTTCTACTAGTTTTTTTAGACTTTTGATCCTTACTCGTATTTACACCAAATAACATACTCTCATTGTTTGCTAGATTGACATATTCCATAAACAAAATCAATAAAAAATGGTCCAATAATAATTTTGTCAAACGCGCATCAAATATACTATTACTATTACTATTCGATGATGCTGTAAGAAAAGGTATTTCGTTGATTAACATCAACAAGTTCTTTGTTTTCTTTTGAATATTATATAAAACACTTGAAACCTGTGAATTTTTATAATAAGGTCGAAATTTTTCGTAATAATTTCTAATAATATTTTTTATGTCATTCATATGAGTTAGAGACAATCCCAAGTATTTTGGAATAATTATTTTTTCATAATCAACCGTGTTCAATATAATATTTGGAAAAACACACGCAAAGTTTTGAATATATGTTTTTATAAACTGCACCATTTTATTTAAACAGTCATTCTTACGTACTTCTTCTATTTCATTGTCGCAATGAAAATTAAATAATTCGTTTAAGTGCTCGTCTATGTCTCTTTGCTTTATACCAGTCAATTTATAATTCTTTTTAATAAAGTCAATAATCGTTTTTTTCATATCATCATTTGTTCTACTTAAATGATTTTTGAGAGCTCTTACTTGTTTAGAATCTTCAATTTCATCATGTGATTCGTTGCGAGTATTGACATTGGTATCCAAAGATTCTATTAATAATTTTTGTAAAGATGGATATACAACTTCTTCTTTTTCAAACTCAAATAAATCAATCAAATTTCTAATCATTTGTATGGAATTAATAGGTACAGTATTTATTTCAACATCAACAATGTTTTTTCTATTTACTAATTGAAGCAATCGTAATAAAGATTCATTCGTATAATTTCTGCCATCTTTCTTTAATTTTACAATAATTTCATTATAAGAATCTTTGCTTGATATATTTTTTGGTTTTTCGTTACAAAGACTAATTAATTCTTCACTAGTTGGTATTAAACTATTGAATTTACAATAAACAATAAAGGCACGATAAATAGTTTCTTCATCGAAATCATTTACTATAGCAGGATATTGATTCTTTGTGTTTTCTTTGCTTACTATATATGGTGATTTTGTTATAGCATTTATATCAAGCAATATATTCGATAGTTCATGAACTATTTTATTATAGTTACTAATCTCTCCGTTGGTTTCCTTTTCAAAATATCGAATAGTACTGAAAATGTCTGTGTCATTACAACAAGCATTTTCTACAAAGGCTTCATTCGCCATATTTGTTAATAGCAACTTCTTTTTGTTGATAATTTGTTGAATCTTTTCTTGTATCGCGAGAGAAAACTCGATTATTTTTGACTCTACTACCAGGATCTTTTCTCTCTGATTACTACCTCCTGTTTTCAATGTACCCAATAAAGAACTTTTAAACTCGGTTGTAATATTGGATAATCTGCGTATTTTAAAATTAACTAGCGGAGGTAGAAACGACGTCCATTGTTTTATATCATGTTCATTTTCGATCATTTCCAGTTCATTGTCTTGTTTACTGCCTTTACTTCGACGAGCTTCCTTATCAATATTATATTCTAATTTGTCTTTTATTTTACGATCAACCTCAGGTATCAAGAGCAATATTTTTTGTATAGTGTCTTTTAAACGATTCGAAATCGTTTCTCTCTTTTGTTTTTGTAAAGCGGTCCATGGATCTATCGATGAACGAATATTATAACCTATACACGCAATATATTCAACCGATGAAAAATCTTCATTAGAATAACCGTCAATAGGAAATCCCTGAAATGAACGCACACAACCAGGATATGTTTTTTTTGTTTTAATCGATGGTGTATGAGTTTGGACGGCAATTAAAAACATTCCCATAGTCGCATATAAAATAGTAGAATTATATATATTTTTATAAGGTGGAATTGTTTTTCCCTTATTTGCCATTTCTTTTACTTCTTTATTATAATCTGACTCTTTGGGTAAAGATTTCAATAATGCTTCACTTACCATTTTCATTATAAATTCGTGTTGTTGAGATATATCAACCATACATGAATCTGACAATGTATTTACGATATTCAGAATCGTCTGATTTTCAGGAGATAATTTTTTAGTTATTTTTTGTTTTACTTCTTCTTCCAATTGTTTAACTCTTCCTTTTTCACTGCTAACAACAGAAGCTATACCAGACGCGGTTTCGGGTATCATAATTTCTCTCGATTTTACCTTAACACCATCTTCATAACCTTCTTCCGCATCAAAATTTATGTTTTTTATAACATAACCACTGTGTTTATCCACCCAGGCATCACCGTCATCACTCAACGCACCTATATCCTTTTTAATATATTCTACTTTTTCATTATAATTATCATTGTCGTTTATAAAAACACATGCTAGTGTATATAAAAAAGAGGGCAACACCTTAACATTTGTTTTTACACAATAACGCCAATGTATGGATTCTATTTCACCTAATGGACCCACTGTAGTATCTTTCAAATTTTCTCTCGTAAACAGTTGTGTAAAGCGAATAATGTCATTTTGTTTTTTGACAAAATCAGATTGGCCCAGTATTATGTCTCTTAATTTACTATAAGGACATGCATAAGGATTTGCATCAATCGAGGTGTCATTCTCATCTACATATATATCATTTCGTTTTAATTCTTCTAATCCTAATAGATATTGCTGATTGTTGTATTTGACTACCCTTTGATTTTGTATCTTTTCACTTTTCTCAAAAATACTAGTATAATATTCAAAAACAGATTTGATTTTATTTTCCAATTCTTCTTTTGATTGATAATATTGTTTGTCAAATTCAGTTAGAATGGTTTTTAACGCATTTTCTGTCAATATTGATTTATTATAATCTTCTGATTTACAATCCGTACCGATAGCATTACTATTGTTAGTTATTGAAATACAATCCTTTTGTAAATTGCATAGTATATTCTGATTATTAAATGCATTTAAACCTTCTTTATCAATGTTTTCATCCAATACCCAATTACCATTTTTTCGAACATAATAATGAATGATATCATTCGCAACATCATATAACATTGCATAATGACCGTCTTTAACTTCTTTCATTCCTGTTATTAATGTTTCCACCAAATTAACAGTGTCCTCACTCGAAAGTTTCTCCGACTTTTGCAATTTTTCTATCAAAAAATTGATGAATTCATCTGATTCCATCTTATTCATTTCTTTTTCATATTGGTTTAATAATGAATAGTTAGTAGTATCAAATTTTTTATCGAAATAAATTGTTTTTTGGTTTTTACTGGATTCACTACTTTCACTGTTGGTATAATTATCATCGTTCAACTCATTAATATTTTGATATTGTTTTGCAATTATATAATTAGCACATTTATCTCCAAATCGCGATTCTATTAATTTTTGGTCGTTTTTTACTTCACTGTTTTCATTTTCGAAAAAAGAATTTAAATTATCTGAAAACATGAGAGGTAAATTATTTAAACTTATACCACTATTAAACAAACGTCCATTATCCATAGCATTTATTTTATTTAAAATTTCAAGTGAATCCAAAACAGGTTTTTTACTAATAGTTTCGTTATAGTTCTGAGATTGGTTCTGAGATTGGATTAGCGATATATTATCATTTAAATGATATTTTTCAATAATTGTTTCTTTAATGTTTAAGCCTATCTCTTCATTCATAACATCTTCTTCGGATTCAGGATCAGACTTTTCATTTGAATTGTTATTAATAGAATATGTAATAGAGTTTAATACATTATACATTTTGTTGTCAATTGTAGTTGATTTCTTTATAAAATTAATATTTTTGATGTTTTGAAATAACCTATATTTTTCAGCATAACTTTTGTTGAATTCTATTATTTTATAATTAATAAATTTAACAATTGCGTTGTATTGTAAAAAGGTTATATCATCTTGATAAATTAAAAATGGTTCGAAGTATTCAATAACATCTTTAAACGTAAATTTATTGTGTATATCTTTTTGCATGATATAAAACAAGGAACGAGTTTTAGGTATAATTGCACGCAAAAATTCATAATATAGTTTTTCATATTCAACTGATATATTATTGATTTTATTTTGCATGTTGGCTAAATTATTGTTGGGTCCAATACCTTCGGTTGTAGCACTTTCCACACTTCCAAGTTCATTAATAAAATTGTCAATATCAATATCTAAAATATAATTCATTGGTTTTTTCAAAAAATTGTGCGGTGTTTCTTCCTCTTCTTGGGTTTGTTTACGTGACTCACCATCCATTTTTAAACTTTCATTGCCAATAAATTGATTTTCAATATAGGTGTTTTTATTAAACAACTGCCAATAATTTAAAAATGTATTGTTTAAATTAGCCTTTTTCATTATGTTAGTGCCAGGTAATTGTACTCGGGAAAACATAACAGCATCTTTCGGTAACATAACAATTGATTTAATATCCATTGAATCTGGTTTTGTTAAACTGACTAATTGTGTTTTTGATTTGTTACCAACATAAGAAACCGTCTCTAATCTGTTAACACCTAAATTGTATTTGGCTATAACAAAACGTTTTGATTTTAACAAATTACCGTTTAAAACAGAAGAATAAAAATCACTTAAATTGTCTAGTAATGCTTCAAAATTATCATTAACTGATGCATTGTAAATATAATCTCTGTTTAAATATTGATTCATAGTAATTTCTTGATTTCCCATGTTATTTGTATTGTTCTCAAATGGTGTCATATATGAATTAATTTCTTTTGACATAGTAAAATATTTATTCATTTCATTTGGAGTGTCATTTGCCTTGTAATTATTCACTATTTTATCAAAATCTGTCATATTTTCTGACAATGACAATGAAACAATGTCAGGATAATCATTTATGTTGTTGTTGGTCTCATCAATATTATACATTTTTTTCATATTTTTAACGACTGGTAAAATCCAATAAAGTGATTTTTTTAGATGAAATAAATTATCTACAAGTGGTTTCCATGTTGCTTCTTTAAACTTCATACCATTTACGTTATTATTTTCGTCGAACATTGAAAAGGTATTTCTCAATTGTTTAAAACGTTCAATCATTATATGAATATTGTTTAAAACCCGAGTAGTTCGATCCTTGTTCGGTATAGAAGATATCATTTCATCTAACAATTCATTTGTTTGTGTTTCTATACTGTATCGTTGTCTAGATTCATCTATATTTATATATTGTACTATATTACCAACCTCTTCATTTCCAAAAACAATTTCATCCGCTTTTAATATAAATTCGCGAAGCTGTTGTTTTATTTCACTGCTAGGTATATTCATTATTATTTCTTTGGATAAATCTTCACCTTCACCTTCACCCTCATAAATCTCTCCTTCCTCCAATTCATAATTTTTGGGAGTTTTTTCAACTAAAGAAGCTTCAAGTTGTCCGAGATTTTCATTTTGTTTTCCAATCGACTCGGATTCAGATACAGATACAGATTCCGGATTGGAGAGAAGAGTTTGACTTGATGAAAATTCTTTTACCAATGATGACATCGATACGGGCTTCTCTCGAATTTCGATTGTTTCAATTGGTAAATAATCCGGAATGCCCTTATAATCAAAATTTATATATATAACGGAATTATCTGGATATGTTTTTATTTCGATCATATCTTCTTCTAAATTTGTAATTTCTCCTGTAATAATTGCTGGAACATCACCGCCAAAATAAACATTAATCCATTTACCAGGTAGTAGATCATTTTGTTTTGCGTATCCAGGATATTTATTACGATCTTTAATAATAATATTTTTTATTATTCCATTTGCAATAACGCCGTCATTTATATTTAAGATAATCGTATCTAGTGTTTCATCGTTTATAATATGTATTTTTTTGGAATCAATATAATCAATAATAAAAACACGGTTGTTTAATTTTTCATATTCAGTCTTGGAAATTTCTGATTCTAAGTCCAAGTCTTTTATAACAATCTGAATAATATCACCTAATTGTAGTTCAATTTCACCCGGTTGTTTGTTGGATTCTTTTTCATTTTCGTCACTAGACATTGTTATTATTATTTATTTGTAATGTTGTTTCCTATATTTATAATATATTATATTATCTTTATTCGTACTATGTGTAAATAAAGATATTAGTAATTATAAACATTAATAATAATAATATAAAGTTATCTATGTAATAAATACACATCACATTATAACATAATCAAAATAGATATTATCGAAACAGTAAAAGAAGATGGAAATCGAACGTTTTGACACAAAATATGAATTGCATACTGTTCCTGAATTTGTTAAACATCTAAATTCGCAAGAAGTGTCACTTATATTTAATACAGTAACACAGCGTGATATATCCAGACGAGATCAATGTCATGATTGTCTATACCCAGAAGATGAATCAAAAACATATGATCCAAACGACCCAAGTGGAACAATACAACCAAATCACAAAATAATAAAATACAACAAAAAAGAGCTACCAAAAACGATGTATTCGACATGTGGATTAATAAGATCTGTTGTTGTTAATGCGTCAAATAAAATAGTGTCATTTTCACCCCCTAAATGTATTAGTTACGACGAATTTATAGAGAAAAATCCTGTTTATAACGATAATATTATAGTAGAAGAACTAGTAGAAGGTACAATGATTCAATTATTTTGGGATTCATATGAATCTAAATGGGAAATTGCTACTAAAAGTTCTATAGGTGGGTACAACACCAACACTTTTACTAAAATGACGTTTCGTGATATGTTTTTTGATGCGTTGAAAGAGATAAAAATAACTTTGAATGATTTCAATCACAACTACTGTTATAGTTTTGTTTTACAACATCCTAAAAACCAAATAGTTTTTGATATTGTTAAGCCACAATTGTATTTACTATACGTATATCATATCACCAGCGTGTGTAATATGGTTGATGATGATAACACACATGAAGAAATTTATGTTAAAGTGCATCATTTGTTTGATCGTCCTGTCAATAAAAACAAATCCCAGTTTTTACCTAAGGAATGCAAAATAAAATATCCAAAACAAATTGAGTTAAAAGATAACAATTCATACAATCATCTTTATGATTATTTTTATGCAAATAGTTATGATATAAACATGTCATATTCAACTATGGGATTGGTAATTTATAACACCTTAACAGGTGAGAGATGTAAAATACGTAATCCATATTACGAACATCTACACAATATTCATGGAAGACAATCAAAATTATTATACAAGTATTTGATAGCTAAAAGTCAAAATACAGTTAGACAATTCATGAGTTTTTATCAAGATGATCCAGAAATTAAAAACAAGGAAGAGTCATTTAAAACAAAAATTCAATCGTTTACGAATATTCTATTGATTCATTATATTGATTGTTTTATTAATAAAGCAAAACCACTAAGTAGTTACCCATCAGAATATAAATCTCATATGTACGATTTACACAGTATGTATTTGAAAGAATTAAAACCAAATAAAAGAATTGTTACTTTATTAGAAGTGGTATATTATGTTAAAAATTTGCATCCATCCAAGTTAATTTATTCGTTGATTACAAAGACCAAAAAGTAGAACAGCTGGTAATAACTAACATATTTGCATTTTTTCTAAGAATGGTAAAAAAAATAGTAAATAAATTATATAATAAATCATTATCGAATTAATAACCCAACACCACATACTCCCAGCACTGTCTCTGTATTTTATAGAAAGAATAATCAATGTAATTATACTAAAAATAACCAACGTCCATATTTTTTCATAAATGATACTAAAAAAAACACAGAAAAACCATACAAATAAAACTAAAAATGAATTTTTGAAAAAATACCATTCTAAATATCCATTTTTACTAACGGAAGTGTGTATTTTTTTTGTCGAGAATTGGTAAATTGAATATGGTATCGCTAATAATAAATAAACAAAAAGAAGAACGTTACGTATAGTAGTTGTTTTTATAATCATGATACCTGCAATTGGTTGTATAACCAATAAAGAAATTGCGACTATGGAAAATAACTTATTATAATATTTATTATTGATATTTCGCCAAAGAAAAAATTCTATTAGTTGCATCAATATTATTGATTCAAAAAAAATATAAGTCCATTTATTGTTGAGTTCTTTAATTTTATATTTGGTAAATGAATTGTTGTAGATAATAAGCAATAATGCAAAACTACTAAATAGAAAAGTATTTAATGAAACTGCTGCATTCCAACACATTATATAATAAGTATATAAAAATAGATTACTATGTTTATATACGTAAATAAAAAATAATATTCACTAAATGCCTAACTGGTGTATGAACTCGGCTTCTTTTGTTTGTCCGTCGAAAGAAATATATGAAAACCTATTGAGATCCATAAAAAGCGATACATGGTTTCAGACTTTTGCACCACTAGGATTGGATCCAGATGGATGGGATTATGCAACAGCTTGTAGTGTATGGAATACAAAATGGAGTGCAAGGGACGTAGATATCAATGATTGTGATGATAACGAATACACTGTCAACATATCATTTGAATCCGCATGGTCGCCACCGACAGGTGTTTATCGTTTAATGAATAAAAATCATAATATAGAAGTGACAGCATATTATGATGAACCAGGTAATTGTTTTTTTGGTAGATGTATGTATGTAAATGATTATCGTGATGGGGGGGGTGGTGAAAAAATAGTTTCAGATGAAACATATGATTATCCAAATGACATGAAAGAATTAGAAGAATTACGCAATAGTATCGGGATAGGAAGCGATTTAGATGATTACATGGATTCTACTTGGACGAACTTGCAAGAAATGTGGGAGGAAGAAGAGGTCCAAGAGGACCAAGAAGAGGACCAAGATGATGAAGAAGAGGACCAAGATGATGAAGAAGAGGTCCAAGAAGAGTACCAAGAAGATCACTAATAAAATATATTATATGTAAAAAATAGCCAGTACAAAAATGGTAAATTAGTTGTTGGGTAATATCTCAAATCACAAATCTCAAATCTAAACCAGCTTCTTTATTTTTGTAAAAACATCAATGGCATTTTTTAAACACTCGGCAATATTTTGTTTTATCATTGATATTTCGACTGGATCGATGTATGCAACGCGAATAATACTATCTATATCATGAGGGTGAAATTTCTTAAAACCACAAAAGTTAAGTGTTTTCAACCCTTCAAAATAATCAGAGTACATAAAATATTCAATTGTTTTACCAATTGTATAATCTTCGTTGTTTAACCGAATATCAAAACAATTTTCCATGGTATTATCCGATGGTTTTATTTCCAATTCATCTCTATGAATTTGCATATCAATTGCATTTAATTTATCAATTAGAATATCACATGCTTTTTGGATAATTTCTTGATTGGTGTATATTCCGATGGTTTCAACCGTAAAATCAAAGCTATCTTTTTTAACAATCCTTAAAGCATCTAGTAATTGCCAATTTTTAGATTCAAATGCTATTTCTTCTGCATTCAATCCAGCATCTCTCCAACCTTGTTGTTTTTTACCCAATTCTTCTTTTATCTTTATATCATCCGGTGTAAATCCATATGCACATGTGGATACGCAATTGAACGTACCATCATCTTTTGCATTACTTATACCAAACTCACATGTTAAATGGATTTTTTCACCAGGTAATTCATCAGAAATTTTAGGTCTCAATTTAACGAAATCAATAAAATATCCTGTAATATCGGATGCCGGGAAAATCTCACGAACGTCGTTCTCAGATAAATAAGAATCCGTTTGCAAATTTTTTATTTTAAAATGTTCTGTTGTTACTACCATAACTGTATCGGTATTATTTTCTTCTTTCACTTCTAATAAATAGTTTTTAAGGGGGATTTTTAAATCACGAATATGAATAGGAACACAACTTAAACGTTGTTTCAAAATCTCATTGTTTAGTCTACTGGTGTTTGAGTATATAATTGCTTTGTTTTCCTCATAAGGCGATGTTTTGAAAACAGCAATAGGAATATCGGATAAAATAGTACGACGCAACGCATTGGCTAAACTTACATTAACACCTGATAGTGTAAATTGTAAAGTATTGCCTTTATCTGAAATGTTATCGATTTTTGGATTCATGGTTTTGGTTTCTATGTATATTAGTTTATACTCTGTTGATTTGGAGATATATTATATTTATACCTAGCTATTTATTTATATGTGTTATAAATAAATAATATTTCAATTTTATTATTTATGTATAAGACACATAATAAAAATAAAGTTAAAAATAGTATATAAAAATATTCGTAATATAATATCAAATGAGTTGTATATTATATTATTCCAATTTCTGTAATCATTCAAAAAATATAATTCAGACATTATCAAAAACTAATTTAGGTAAAGATATTCATTTTATATGTATTGACAAAAGAGTAAAAGAGGACAATAAAACATATATTATTTTAGAAAACGGACAACGTATTATATTACCGGATACGGTAAGTCGTGTTCCAGCGCTTTTGTTATTGAATAATAATTATGAAATTTTGTACGGAGAAGCAATAGTAAACTTTTTCAAACCCAAACAAGAAGTTGCAGTAAAGCAGGCAACAAATAACAATATTGAACCAATCGCATTTTCATTTGGAGGTGGTGGTGCGAGTGCATTTGGAATTATGTCTGATAATTATAGTTTTTTGGATATGAATTCAGATGATCTCTCCGCAAAAGGAAATGGTGGCGTCAGACAAATGCACAATTACGTTCATACCAATTATACGGACAAAGAAACAATATACACACCATCGGATGAATCGAGTATAAAAGCAGGTAAAGTGCCAGAGGGTTTGACAGTAGAACAATTACAGCAACAGAGAGAGCAAGAATTTAAAAATTTAACGGCTAATGGGAACGGCAATCAACGAAGAATGTAATAAAATATAAAAAGGTCATCTTTTTTTATTGTTTCGTTTTTTATTTGTTTTTTTATATTTTCGTAAAATATGAATTTTTTTTGATTTATGTCTCTTATTATTGCCTTTACCTATTTGCTTTAAGGTTATTAATTTATCCATATCCATTACCTTATCTCTAGAAAACGCATATCCATTTTCATCTTTACATACACTACATGAATAATCTATAATAAAAACATTATTATAATTACAATATTCTGCAAATTCCAATAATTGTTGTGTAGTGATAGTTTCAGTATCATATGCCTGATAATTTAAAAATGTAGAAAACGTTCGTTTTTTAGATAAAAAATTTTTATATACTTCACTACTCAATATTGTGTCACCTATACTTAACATACCATTTTTCTGATATACTACATAAATATTAAATTTAAATTTTGGATCATCTTCTGGTAATATTTTAAATGTTTTTTGAATAATAGGAATATTATTTTCAACGTTATTAGAACTATATATTACACTTTGAAAAATTTTATCTTCTTTATTAAATAACATTTTATAATAACATCTTTTTGTAAAATCACATTCTGTCTCAATACCATATTGATTTTTATTTTGTTGTTTCATATTAAATAATTTTTTTTGTTCTTCTAATAATTGAACTTTTTCTTTTAATGATTGAATTAAGTCATCAGATGAAGGTAAATCGTAATTATGACATTTATCATCACAAATATCTATAACTCGTTTTTCTAATTTTATTGAATTAGGTAATAAATTATAATTTCCAAAAGGTGTATATGTAATTTTATTTACATATCGAATATTACTTGGAATTGTTATATATTGAGGTTGATCGTTTGTAAAATAATACATTCCGTGACACTTTATCAAAAAAAAAACTACAGAAGTCTTGTCTTCATCATCATCATCCTCTGATACATTTGTTGTAAATTTTCTTTTATTCATATAATTATATATTATTTATATAAAACATATAAAAAAATAAACATAATATAAATAATATTATATTATGTCTAGTAATAATGCAATATTAACTGCATTTAACGATCATTTTATGGAATTTGTAGATGATATAGAAAGAGTATTTCCTAACGATCATGATATTTTGGCATCTAAAAATGCTTTTATAGCTATGCGAAAAATAAATCCAAAACTTATTATTCGTGTATGGTGTGATGTTGTTGTAGGAAAATACAAATCAGAAATAGAAGAAGGTAAAATAGATTATTTCCTAAACAAAGATTATACACAAGATGTAATAGATTATCCAAATTCCAAAAAAATTATTATGGGAATTGATCGATTAAGAAACCCTCTTAAAGAAATGAATGAAGAAAGTAAAGGAAAATCGATAAAATATATTCAAAATCTATCAAAATTATGTCTTTTGTATACAAATAATACCACCTACTGAATTTAGTTATGTTGTTGTAAAAATAAATAAGATACAGAGTATTTATTTACAAAATATATAATTTAATTTTAGTTTAATTTAAAAATATTTATTATATTACACATATAATAAATGTCAAGCGATTCAACTGATTCAACTGATTCAATAGAACAATCAGAAAAATGTATTATCCCAACAGAATTTAATAAAATTATTAAAGATCTATCCAATGATTTAAGTACTACATTTCCGGAATACGCCCCTTTTATTGAAAAATGGTGGCAAAATTCAAAATATGAAAACCCTATACGTTATTTATATGAATTTTGTTTAAAGAAAATGCCACCTCGCTTTTTTGATATTTTATACAAAAACACTGATATGTTTTCGGAAAACTCTGATTTAGATACTGAATTTTTACCGAATATTCACTTTAGAAATTTATGGCATTGTGATATTAGTGATAATACTCGTGAAACCATATGGAGATATTTACAATTGATTCTTTTTGCTATTGTTGGAACCATGGATAATAGTGAAGCTTTCGGTGAAACTATTAAAACGTTCAAATCGATTGAAGAGAATGATTTGAAGAACACATTAGAGGAAACTATGGGTAAAATGTATGATTTTTTTGAAAATAATAAAAACATGAGTAAATCAAAAGGTGATGGTGAAAGTGGAGAAGATGAAACTGGAGAAGGGAAAGATACAGATGATGAAAACGAAGAAGGAATCAATATGAAAAATTTTCCTACTGCTGAAAATTTGCATGAACACATTAACGGTATGTTAAGTGGAAAATTGGGAGAATTGGCAATGGAGATTGCACAAGAAACAGCATCAGATTTAAATTTAGGCGCGGATGGTGATTTAAACGCGGATTCGAATGTAAAGGATGTTTTTCAAAAATTGATGAAAAATCCAACAAAACTGATGTCATTAGTAAAAAATGTAGGAAGTAAATTAGACGAGAAAATTAAGTCCGGAAGCATAAAAGAAAGCGAATTGATGTCTGAAGCAAGTGATATTATTAATAGAATGAAAGATATGCCTGGCATGGGTGACATTCAATCCATGTTAAAAAAAATGGGTATGTCAAAAGGAATGGGAGGAGGCAAATTCGATTTTAATGCAATGGAGAGTAAATTGAATCAAAACATGAAACAAGCACAAATGAAAGAAAAGATGAAAGAAAAAGCAGAAATAAAGAAGACACAATCACAACACGCCCAAGCTCAAGCTCAAGCCGATATTCATAGACGTACGCAAAACTTCAATCCTGTACCTGACGAACAATTATTTAACATGTTTAGTAGCCAATCATCATCATCCAATCCAAGTAACTCTGCAAATGGAGAGAAGAAGAAGAAGAAGAAAAAGAAGAATTAAAATATTTCTCACTACATGAGCGAAAAAATATACAGAATATATAAGTAATATTGTAAAATATAAATATTATTATACAATATAAATAGAATAGTAAAAATAGAATATATAAAATGTCAGGAAACCGAGTAGTTTTTAATGATAATTATCAATACAATAGTAGCAACAGTATGAAAGAAATTGATATTGATGTATGGGTTAATAATCCAACTATTTTATTAGATAAAAATACAATATTCGAAATATGGCCGACTCAACAAATGTGTTACGAAAGAAAGATAAATGCTATGTCAAGATTAATTATACTTTTAACTATTTTAGGATTTATTTTAACTAGATCTATGAAAATAGTCGTAGTAGGATTTATTACTTTAATTGTAATTTATTTATTTTATTATCAAAATTGGTATAAGCGTAAAAAAAACAACAAAGAGGGTTTCGAATTACATGATGATGATGATGATTACAATCCAGTTGTTAATGTTAATACATCAAATTCAACAAATGAAAATGCTAACAAAAACAAGAGCAACAACTACAACAGTGAAAATGGAACACCTTTAAAAGAGTTTGTGAATGAAAATTATCAAAGAGGTACAAAAACAAACCCATTTGGTAATATACTTTTAACTGACATAATGGATCATCCAGATAGCCAATCCGCGCCTCCTAGTTTTAATCCTTCTGTATCGACTGATATTAGAAATAATGTTAAAAAAATGGTCCAAATGGTGAATCCTGGTATTAAATGTTCTGATAAACAATTATTTAATAATTTACATGATAACTTTGATTTAGATCAATCGATTCGTGTATTTAATGCAACACCGAATACAAGAGTAGTAAACGACCAAGGTGCATTTGGTAAATGGTTATATAGTGATATTGAATATAGTGCAAAAGAAAATACTCCTCAGGGCGCTATTGCACGGTATCTAGATAATGCATCTTCTAGATTCACTGAACCTATATCTTCTACATTTCCCAATAGATAATAACTGAAATTTATAACTGAAATAATAATAAAAGGTAATTTTAATATTTTTCTATTAATTTATATTATAATCTTACTATAAATTAAAATAATCATCCATCATATTATATATGTCATATTCAAGCTCTAATTATGTTTTTGACAATATGTCAAGAATTGGTAATGATTCATGTTGTGTCGATCAAAACACAATACAAAGTTTAGAAGCATGTAATTATACTCTAGAAAATTATTTCACTTCCGATTGTTCGATGAAAAATCCTATTTCATTAGCAACATCTCAACCATGTGTTAATTACAAAGGTGGATATAACGTGGCTATAGGTGGTTGTAATATTAATGACAATTCAAAATTGTTGATTGGTACTATTCAAACGCATCCAAAATGTAGATTGGACTTATTCCATCGTCCATTTGCTACTGTTCCATATTTAGGAAGAGGTAGTGTTGATCCAGTCATGGAATCACAAATTCAACAAGGTGATTACGGTACAAACAAAAAAAGTGTATCTAATTTAGGTGAATTTAGTTATTATAATCAATACGTTAATGTTCCACTAGTACCAAATGTTAAAAATAAAATAAACAATCCATCTTATTGTGTAGAAGGTGTAGCATCACAAGGTTGGATTCGTGGTGGTGTTCCTTCGAGAGAACTAACAAGAGACCAAGATTTTGTTGTTGAAAACGATAAAAGTAGCTCCGCAAATGGTAATAACAATGTTTATTCAATGAACGTAAATTCTAGTGTTAATTCATACAGTTCGCTGTAAAAAGTTCATTCATTGTAAAAAAATAATAATATTATATAATAATTATATCTATTATATAATAGTCCCAACTACAAAATATAAAATACAAAATACAAAACCTATATAATGGCATCTACAAGAAATAAAAATACCAGAGGAAACTATTGTTTAGAAGAAATTTCAAACGCAAACAGCAGAACATATACTATTTATAAAAATGCTGGGTATGGTGAAGCATATAACACTCAATTACCTGGGAATGGTCTGAATCCAGCTCAAATACCATGGAATAAATTATCCTATAACGCTGTTGATATTGAATCCTTTTTATTTGGCGTAAATTCAACCAATTTAGTGGAACCAAAAGCACCATGTTTAACTCCAGAATTGAAAGTATTATCATCTGCTAATTTGTATGAAAATGAAGCTACTTATGTACCAGAACCATTAGTTCTTGAAAAAAATCAACGCCCATTCCCAGTGCCTTAATATCTTCAGACAAATCAAAAATATAATCTAATAAATATATAACATTAAATTATATAGTTATGCGTTCTTATAAAAAAACACGCCCATCAAAAAAGTATAGTAAAACTATGAAAAATAAAAATGGAGGTGGAATATTTGATTGGTTTTCATCAAAAAAAACTACTGAAACAGCACCTAATTCTACAAATAACAACGAAGCCAACACAACTACTAATAAAAACACAAATGGTTTAGTTAAAATATCTTACAAAAATAAACCTATAAATTGTGAAGTATGTGAAGGAAACAACTATAAAGAAATATTTGTATCAGTAAATCGTTCAAAATATTTTGATGTTGCTTCTACTTTTCTTGGCCTTGGTAATGTAAATGCAACTGCAGGACATCCTCTTACCATGTATTTATGTCGTACTTGCAATAATTGTAGATTTTTCTATACAAAATCATCATTAAATGATTATGATAAAGTTATTACTACACAACCAATTTAATATTCAGGTGTATGTTTTTTGAATAAACATCCATGTGAATCTAGTCCTGTTACTTCATTTGTAATGATGTCCGGATTTTGAAAAGTACAATTGGACGTCCATATCTTTATAATACAAAAGTTTTTTTTAGGAGAAATAGTAATTCCATTCACACTAGCAACAAATGATTCGTTTGTACTTATTGTATTACCGACTAATGCATAAGTAAATTCACGCCACACATCATAAACATTTTTGTTGATTACTTTATAGGAGAAACATCCGCCATTTCTGTTTTTGACATCCTCCCAGATTGGTTTAATGCCTTCACGCATTATAAACAACATGCAATTTTTTACCAATATTTCTGGAAGTGTTTCTGTTATTGTAATTGCTTCTTCCACAGAAGACATAGTAAAAATGTTTTTATAACTTTTAGGCGTCCAATCAGTATCGTGAGGTAAATGTGCCCATAAAGTCCAACTATCACCAAGTTTATGATGTTCTGATTTCATTGTATTGCTAATGGTAGTATTTGGAATTACCATTTATATATAAAGTTATTCAATTTTTTTTATATCATTTACGATTATTATATATTCTATGCTAAATATATAGAATATATTAGTAGGATTTTTATTATATAACATGAGTCAAAAAAGTAGCACGGGAAGAAGCAGTAGAAGCAGATCGAGAGATAGGGATAGTAGAGAGAAAAGCGTAGAATCAGATAATTTTGAATCAATACCATTAGACAAGTCTACTTCACCTCGTACTAGCGGACGCGTAAGACGTACAATTCAACAATATCAACCTGAATCAGTATCACCTCGTAGTAGTCGCGTAACACGTAAAACTCAACAATATCAACCTGAATCACATCCTACTAGTCGAATAAGAGGTACAACTCAAAAATATCAACCTGAATCAGTATCACCTCGTAGCACAAGTCAACCAGCACCAAAATCAAGTATGGAAATGTCTCTATCTGAATCACACAATAATGATGAAAAAGATTTGAAGGCTTCTAGTATTATCAACAAACATGAAGCTGAAAAATATAAAATGATTTTTACCATTGGACGAATGAACCCACCTACCTCCGGGCATATGGGACTAATATCTGTATTAATGGGATTGGCTCGGAAAAATAATCTAGATAATATTGGAATTGTATTATCTCCATCGGAAGATAATAAAAATCCTCTTTCATGTGATAGAAAAAAAGAGTATATAATGGAAATGATTTCTAACATATCTAACATGTCTAACATTAGACCGAATATCATTTGTAAAGAAACAGGATTTCCTATGTCAAATATAGGTGAATTATTAAAAATATCTGGTCTTGATAACAATAGTAAAATGTTATTAATCATTGGTGAAGATCGTGCTAATGCATTTAATTGGTTAAAAAATTACTTTCCTAACTTGGTAATAGATGCGTTAGATAGACCTGAAGGAGCCATGTCTGCCACAAAAATTAGAGGTTTTGTTTCTGCTGAAAACGAAAACGCGTTCAATCAAGCTTATGCTGGTATATTACAACCAAATAGAATTGAAGATTTATACAATGATATTTCTTCGGGCTTAGCCAACTATGACAAAACAACTTCAACATCTACTAAGAAATCTACTAAAAAATCCCAAAAACGAGGAGGTAGAAAAACTAAATCAAAAAGCAAAAAATCTAAAAAGCGAAGAACTATTCGTCGCTAGAAGATTCAATAGACGATGCAATAGACGATTCAATGGATTTTTCTCTGCTTATATGTGAAAAATATTCATCTTCGTTTTCGACAAAATTATTCCTTGTATCCAACGTGTCAATATTTTTAATTTCATATGTATTTTCATATAAATGGATATATTGTTCGTCCAACTTCATATCAATCATTTTCACCTCGTTATCAATAAATCGTACCTGACATCCATTCAGATGTTTAATGTTTAATATTTGATCTGAATAATAATGATTCACAAAATGCAATAAAAATTTTTTGTCGATTCTATTTTCATCTATCAAAAAATTGTGGTTTGCAGTTTTCAGATGTAAATCTAGTAGAGTTTCATCATCTTTCTTTAAAAAAGGAATGGATAATTGAAAAACCATGAATTTTACAGTGGAAGTAATCATATCAATACTATCAACATCCACTTCCATGCAATCATTCAGACTATTCACATCTTCTTTTTGTATTATTTTTTTATGTTTTGTAGATTCATTCGATAAAATAATAAAATCATACGTGTCTTCGTTTAACAAATGTTTATTTAATGAAACAGTTTTGTTTATAACATCACCATTTTTAATATATTCAAATGTATAGGTATTAGTTGGTTTTTTTGGGATATTTAATATCTTGTATATGGTTTTTTGTATATTTTCTTCGTAATTTGTGTAAAGGTTTAAATTTTCTTTGATTTGTTTGCATATTATTTGTGTTTTACTGTATAAAACAATAATATCGTAACTACATGTATACATTATATTATTAAATTTGTCTGTCACAGAGTTATCATTCATGGTTTCATAAACACGCATCGATAAATACGACAACAAAAAATAAAAGACCGCGTTCGGCAAATAATGGTAACTAAATCTTATAAATTCTAACGATAGAATTGCAATTAAAAACGAACCACCGTACATGCTTACTGTCTTTACATTTGTACTTTTAACAGCATTCGATAGATTGTTTATCATATTTTTATACTCGGACATAGGTTATATACGACTACTATTTTTATATTGTTTATATATATATTTTTCATTCAAAAAATAACATAGACATATACAGTGATAACAATATAAAATTGAACGTTTTATATTGTTGAAATACATACTATACAACAAATAAATGAATATATCCAATCTTTCATCCGAACAAAAATACGCTCTATCTAAATTCAAACGGGGCGAAAATCTATTTATAACTGGACCGGGGGGGACGGGAAAAACATTTTTGATACGACATTTGATAAATTCCGCAAAAGAAAGCAAAAAGAACGTACAAGTATGCGCATTAACAGGTTGCGCGTCAGTATTACTTAATTGTGGTGCGAGAACTATACATTCATGGAGTGGTATTAAATTAGCACGCGGTGATTCACATAATATAATAGAATCCGCGTTGCGATCCAATCGAACCATAAAAAATTGGCAATCAGTCAAAGTACTAATTGTAGATGAAGTAAGTATGATGTCAAAAAAAATATTTACTATATTGAATGAGCTAGGAAAACGAGCTAGAAATTCTCCATTGCCATTTGGTGGAATACAAGTAATTTTTACAGGAGATTTCTTTCAATTGCCACCAGTGGGTAACAATATGAATGATCCAGCAAGTGAGGAGTTTTGTTTTGAGTCAGATGACTGGTACAAGGTTTTCGCGATGGAAAATCACATCGAATTGAATAGTGTTTTTAGACAACAAGATCAAGATTACATTGACATATTAAATGAAATACGAATCGGACAACTGTCAGAGAAAAACGCTGACAAACTTAAAAAATATGTGGGTCGTGAATATGCCAAAACGGATAATACGCTATATACACCTACCAAGCTGTTTCCAACACGTGCGAAAACTGATTATACAAACAATATGATGTTTAATACGTTGGATGAGGATGAATACCATTTGGAATTAGGTGTTAAAACGGATTGTACTGTTTTGTTGGATGGCGGAAACGGTAAAAGTGGTGGAAAGGCATTTACATACGAACAAATATTGAAATGTAATAGAATGACGCAACAAGAGAGAGAGTACGAAATAGAAAACCTGAAAAATAATACTCCGTGTGAAAAAATATTGAAATTAAAGAAGGGATCGAATGTATTATGCTGTGCCAACCTTGATTTGGATAGTGGATTATGTAATGGTTCTCAGGGTATTGTAACACGGATTGAAGAACGAGGTGAAGCAACAATAATTGAAGTTAAATTTACAAATGGTATTACGCGTGTCATTGAACCTCATTGGTGGCAGTCCGAAGAATATCCATGTATTGCAATAAAACAATATCCTCTTTTATTATCATGGGCAATGACAATACATAAAATACAAGGTGCTACATTAGATATGGCAGAAATTGATATTGGTAATTCCATATTTGAATACGGACAAACATATGTGGCGCTCTCTCGAATTAAATCGCTGAACGGGTTATATTTATCTGATTTTAATCCAAACAAAATAAAGCCGAATCCAAAAGTAATCCATTTTTACAAGAGTATTCCAAAAATTGATTTATGTGAGACCAAAACTATTGAAAACAACATATTTTCACAATTTGCATATCCATATAAAGAATCTCATATGAATGAATTAGAACAAGAAGAATATAATGACTAGAGTAGGGTTACATATTCATTGGATAAGGATAAGGATAAGATTTTGATATATTCATGTAATTATATCCATGTGATGTTGATTGTTGTTGGGGGTAGGTCTTGGTCTGGGTTCTAGATGTGTCTACATGTTTATTTCTTGCAGGAGGTTTATATGTATTTGCGGGTGGATATCCCATAGCAGGAGGATAAATAGATGGTTGTGGATTATAAGGCGTTTGTAGTGAATAAACATTTGCTGGAGCTGTGAATTCCGCTGTTTTACTATTTTTGGTTTCACTGTATCTAGCGCTACCAGTTGTTTTACTTAACCCAAAAATATATAAAATTAAAGTTACTATAAAAGACATCATTATAAATGGGATAAAAACAATGATCCAGGATATAATTGCTAAATCGCGCTGACATAATATATTTAATAAAATAGTCATTATTACCATAATAAAAAATTTAACTACTGCAGTATTTATTAATCCTGTGTATAAGTCTATAATTATTTGGACGACTGAAAATACAGCATATATAATAGCAGGAGTACATAATCGATCCATTTGTATATTACTATAATATAATATACAAATACTATTTTTTTGGAGACCAAGTTTTTATTTATATGAATTTTGCCTTACCATTTTTAAAATTACCTACAACATCACCTGGATCACCATCAGCATCTATTTTATAAATTTCACCATTTTCTTCGTCATTTGTGAAATATAATACACCTTTTATTTCGATTTCATACACTACTTCATCTACTTCTACTTCTTCTACTTCATACACTAGTTCCTCTTCTTCTACTACTTCCTCTTCTTCTACTACTTCCTCTTCTTCTACTACTTCCTCTTCTTCCTCTTCTTCCTCTTCTTCCTCTTGTTCTTCCTCTTGTTCCTCTTGTTCTTCCTCTTCTTCATCTTCTTCTTCCTCTCTAATATTTACCGTTTTATTATTTACTATTTTTTCTTCTACATATGAATCGTTAGCAATTTCTTCTATTTTTAATGAAATATGTTCCTCTTTTTTATTTTCATCTTTTAATCGAACGATTTCATCTTTTAGTCTAATAATCACATTATTTAAAGCTTCAAATTCTTTATTTTTATTTTTAATTACTTGTTGATATTCTAATAATTCTGTTTTTAATTTCACATTTTCCATCTTCAACTTCTCTGTATAATTTTTAAATACAGGTAATTCTATTAAACTATTAAACGTATCATCATATTCATTTATTTTTTTAGATATATTATTTACTATTTTTTTCAATCCATTATTTAAATTACCATTAATTTCATCTAATAAATTATTTAGATCATTTTCTATATCGTTTGTATGTGTATATAGAGGTTGATTTGTGTCAATTTTCATTTTACGATTTAATATACTAAACTATATGGTAGTATATTACTATTCGTTTAATACATTTTAAAAAATAATAAATTTAATGTATAAACATGGATTCAATAACTATGTCACGTACCAATAATTTAGATAAAGACGATACACAATATCCTGATGAGAAAAACAATAACAATATTGATATTGTCTTACGCCAAACAAACTATACAAAAGAAATTGCGATTCAAAAATTAGAACAACACAATAACAATGTAATTGACGTAATAAAAGAGTATATGGGTGTGAAACCTAGTGAAAAAAAATTACCGATGAAATCCCTCAATCAAGAAATTTATAGGCAAATTAGAGTAAAATTAGATACCTCTATGGATGAATATCGTATAAAACAAAACGGCAAAATAACCATCAACTAAATTTACAAATTAAATCTTATACCATGAGAGATTCTTATTTGATATAGATGCATTTGTAATTACATGTGTTAGGTTTTTTGGTGTGATTTTTTAGTTACTTGAAAGTTATTTGTAGAAATAATTTTATTATTTATTATAAAATCTTCATTATCTATATGTAATTCAGGCATAATACGTGTTAATGGCTTATCAACAATCAAAAATAATCGATCATTACGTATCAATGCTCTATACTCATTAATAGATAAATTTCCGTAATATTTTTCTAACATGTAATACGGTGAGGGTGCAGGTTTGATATTTTTTGTATAATTATATATTTTTGCATAAATATGATTCATTAAATGATAACGTTCAAATTTAGTAGAACTGTCGATACTCTCGTTCATTAAGTATGCTACACCGCATTCAGGCGTACAAAAACAACCATAAACATGATATGATTCTGTTAAAAAATATTTTGGAATGTAAATAGGTGGATTATCAAAATCACACGTACACCAAAAACATGCTGATTTTTTGTCTTGTACGTTATTTAAATGTAAATTAATCTCCAAATCCTTTAATTTTTTATAAATTTCTTTTGTATCGTATGTATTTGTATGTGGAGATACTTCTGATTTACAATAAGTATTTGTAACATTATTCGTTTCTATATTAGGATTATATGTTGAATTAATTACATGTATAACTTTATTATTTGGCTTTTGTTTATCATCTACACATACATTCGCAAACAAATTTGAATCATCATTAATGTCATCATACAATAAATTATTTTTTGATGGAAATTTATATGAATCGATATTATCAACATTATTAGTTATTTGGCTATCCAAATCTTTTAAAAAACATTTAAGATGTAGTATTATGTTTGGTTTTTGTATTTTGTTTGAGTTATCAACAACAATATTGTGTATTATTTTACCACCTTTCGGTTTTCTACCTCTTTTTTTAAGCGGTGGTTTTGTTTCTGTTTCTGTTTCTGTATTTGGTAATTGATTAGCATTGTTGTCTATGTCATTTTGGTTAGAATTGGAATTTGTAGTTGATTCAGTTGTAACAATCATATTAATCTTGTTTTGGACCAACGTTTTTTTGTTTAACGAATTGGGTTTTCTACCTCTCTTTGATTTTTGTACGACAACCTCTTCTTTATTGGAGTCTGAAGTGCTAGAAAAAATCATTGTATTTTTATATTATAATATAAAAATATAATTTAAGCTGTTTTCATATATATTTTTTTACGTTGGTAGATTTGATTTGTCATTTTACACTTTATTACATACTACTAGCACTACTCTTATTTTTGATCGTCTTGTGTATCATAACAATTTCTACATACAGGTATATAATTATCAGACCCTATTAAGAATTGTTCTTTTTCATTGGTAATACGTTTTGAAAATATACCTGGAGTGCCGTTTTTGCAAATACCACAAAGCGAGTTTAATTTTGTTACTTTATCACACATGGGAATTAAATCCAATATTGTGCCAAATTTTTGTCTTTGAAAATCACCATCCAATCCGCAAATATAAACTTGTTTCTTTTCACTCAACATGTCTAATACACATGGATATAAATCTTCAAAAAATTGTCCTTCGTTTATTAAAATTACATTCGCTCTTCTGAGTAACATATGACATTCAGATTTATCGTTATAATTTTCATCTAAAGAATCATAATTCCATAACTCTTTTAATGATTTTGTTAAAATACAAGGTACTACAGTTTTATCATGTGTCGATAATAAATTGTTATTGGCTGTATAACGATTATCGGATGAATGATTTATTACAGCAATTGATATATTACACAATTTACATTTTTTATAAACATCCAACAAATAAGAAGTCTTTCCAGAAAACATAGGACCGATAACTAATTCTAAATAAGCGTTTTTATACATATTTGTTTCAAACATTGTCTTCTTTATGTAAATAGAACAATCTTATTATTTCATTTTTTTTCTTTATTATAGAAATATTTCAACGAACGTAATATATATTTTTCACAACTTAAATAAATATTATTATATATTTACATACATGTCTGAATTAACAATGACACATGATATACATAATAAAAAATTTTGTCCGTTTGTAGAAAAACATAGACCTAGTAATTTTTCTGATATTGTATTGGATCCCATTAACAAAACCATACTAAAAAACATTATCGAAACTTCGAATTTCCCAAATTTGATTTTTTATGGACCACCTGGTACGGGTAAAACCACTACAATTATTAATCTGGTTAATGCATATCAAAAAAAACTAAACAATGTAAATAAGGGATTAATGATTCATTTAAATGCATCAGATGATAGAGGAATTGATATAATTCGTAATCAAATAAACGCATTTGTAAACTCGAAACCATTATTTGATAATGGCATGAAATTTGTAATATTAGATGAGGTAGATTATATGACGAAAAACGCACAACAGGCATTACGCAATCTTCTACGAACATGTACGAAAAATGTGAGATTTTGTTTGATATGCAATTATATTAGTCGAATTGATGAAGGTCTGCAAACAGAATTTATCAGATTACGGTTTAATCAATTACCTCAAAATGAAATTATAATGTTATTGAGACAAATATGCGATATTGAAAAATTAAATATAAGCAACGATAATTTAAACTATATCCAAAAATTGTATAACTCAGATATACGAAGCATGATTAATTTTATACAAACGAATCAAAATTTGTTTAATTTAAACATAAATTTCAATATTATCAACAACGATGTTTATAAAAACCTAATAGATATTATTGTATTAAACAATGAAGATGAATATTTGACAAAATGTTTGACATACATTCATGATATAAGTGTATCATATAACACGGATAAAAAAAATATTATGAAAAATTTTATCAATTATATTATTCGTAACAAGATAGAAATGGTTAACTCTACATTTTTAACTTCCATGGAAAATGTATTACATTATCCAGAATGCAAAAATAGTTATTATATTTCTTATATATGCTGTAAATTACGTTCGATATGTTTTTCACAATAAAATTGATCTGGATTGACAATCTTTATATTATATAACAATATACAATACAATACAAAATATAATATAAAGAACACCCATATAAAGACACTTCTCAATTACTATTTATCCAAACCTATATAAAGAAAACTTCAACCTGTTAACTCTATTTCGTTGAATATGTATAGTGTTTTTCAAAATCGTTGTGATAACAGTTTTACTAACGTCAGTATAAAACCACAAATCACGCAAAATAAATTAATTGACGATGAATGGAATGATTTTATAACAGGTTCAAACAAAAACAATGAGGATGAGGATGGTTATGACAATACGTCTGGAAATAAAATAATTACTGGACCAGATAATACTAACGTAATAAATAAGGTTTCTGACATTTATATATCAACAAAAACAATTATAGCCTATTTGAATGTAGAAATCGACTTGTATTCCATTTTTTGGAAAATACCGATTATTCCTTATTCTCAACCATGTAATGGCGTTATTAAAAAACAAATGAAATTTAACTCACTATCAGAAGAGGCATTTAATACAATGAAAGAAAACTTGAAACACGAAGATTATTATGAGGAATTGGTTATTACCAATATAAACAATCCGAATGGACGTGTGAAATTTAAAGACATTCGAAAAATAAGCATCGGCATTTCTAAAAAAGATTTGATTTCTTATCGACGCAAAAAGAAGAGCGCATTTTATAATTGCTTTGTTTTAATATTACGCATGTTTGTAGTTGATACGTTTAAAGAATATCACGTTAAAATATTCAATACTGGAAAATTAGAAATTCCAGGTATTCAAACCGATCATGCTTTTAATGCGATATTAAATATGATTATTAATATACTACAACCATATTACGAAAAAAAAATAGAATACGATACTAAAAACACCGAAACGGTTTTAATAAATTCAAATTTCAATTGTGGATTTTATATAAATCGCGAAGTTTTGTTTGAAGTTTTAAATACAAAATATCATATTCAATCTATTTATGATCCTTGTTCCTATCCAGGTATACAGTGCAAATTTTATTACAATCCAGATATTGGAATACAAACCGGTAGACAAATTTCAAAAGAAAATAAAGATTTATACAACAACGTTAGTGAAGTGTCATTTATGATTTTTAGAACAGGTAGTGTGTTAATTGTAGGAAAATGTGATGAACGAATATTAATGGAAATTTATGAATTTTTAAAAGATTTGTTAATTAAAGAGTTTAATGTCATAAGTCAAAAATTTCATTATGATATGAATTCTGTAACTGAAAAAAACAATGAAAAAATAAAAAAACGAAAAATCATGAAAAAAAACATTTTAGTTTCTATTTCGTAAATCGTTCAAAAATATAAATAAAATTCAAATAATAATTTAAAGAGAATAAATAATTATATTTATATAATTAAAAATGTCCGAACAAAATAATTCTACTACCACTGTTGTCACCACTGGTGGCAAAGCCACATCCGCTCCCGCATCCAACTATTCTTTACCATCCGATGTAACACTTAAACACGCTTCAAAATTGTCTATAGTAGAAGATAAACCTATTATGTTAGATTATTGGACGGCTAGTTTAGACAAAAAGGCTCTTATTGGTGTAAGAGAAACTGGAGAGAAACTATTAGTAAAAAGCGAAGATGAATATACTAGTCCAATTGCAAAGTTTTATAAAAGTAATAGTGAATATATTATTATTACAGAAAATTCAATCTATTTAGTATCATCAGAAATTCCTACTAGAAAAATATCGTAAATCATTAAATAGTAATATAATATAAGATCATATCATAATCCCAGACAATTTATTTATTTATTTATATAATATATATAAATGAATAAAACTTATAAAAAAAATAGACATGGTAAAAAAAAAACACTGAAAAAACGAGTGGGTGGTGTTGATTTAGTTAAAAAATGCAAATCTACTTATGTAACAACAAGTGTTAAAAGAAAAATATCTGAAGCGAAAAAAATTTATGATCGAGATGTGAAATTAGCACGAAAAAATATAAAAGATAAAACTAATCTCAAAAAATCTATTAAAGATATTGAAGACTTTTATAAATTTTTTATTAATAATAAAAATTTAGAGAGACACAAAAAAAGTGAAACACAACTATTTTGCAATCCAGGATGTAAAGGAACTTTTCTAGAACCAGGAAACAAAGTATCAAGTGAATATCTAAAACAATACAATTTAAACCCTGCCAATCCAAACGACAAAAAATTTATACATGATATGGAAAAAAAAAGGAAAACCCTTTTTGGAAATAAAAAGAATATACTAATTGACAATTTTTATGAAAATGCATCAAAAAAGTATTTAGATGCTATTAAAAAAGAAGGTGCTGTTTCTCTCTGTTCTCCCATTGTGGATAGACCAAAAATATAAACATTTTTATTTTTCTTATTTGTTTATTTTATACGCTACTATAAACATATTCTATAAACATATTATATAAACATTACATAAAATGAGTTTCTGGTATTTCGATTATGGATTTTTATACAAGAACAAAGGCCCTGGCGGTTGCAGAAAAAATCCATCCTATGGTCTAATTACTGGTTTACCTGCGAATGTTAATAATAAATTCGTTTCTGGTGCGGGTGTTGGTGCAATGAATCGTTCTGTCTATAGGGCTAAAAAAAGACACGCCACAGTTTGTACTGATACACAAAAATGTGGTACATTTGTTATGAATTTAGGTCAGCATCCTAGCAAATATCAAATGCAAATATCGGACGAGTATCCAAATATTACAGTGCAACAGTTTTTATTGGCAAAGCAAAGAGCTAGCCAGCCTGGGGCATCCAAAGAAACAATCGATGAATATAAAGCTTTTGCTGCTTTGTTATTGAATAATTATAGTTAGAATTTATAATCGATAGCAATAAAAATTATGTGATTGTGGTTTGTCATATTATGAAAAAAAAATTGATTTTAATTATTAAACTAATAATTTGATTAAACCAATAATCAGATTATTAAATAACATATACAAGCTTACTTAACTACCATTATCAAGATCTCGAACATCAAGTAAAGACTTACAAAACACTTTCAAATTTACTATTTCTTGCAAAATCAATCATATAATGACTGAAATTAATACGATTTTACCAAAAGATTTATTCGTCCAAATGATAAATTTACAAACACAAAAAGAAAAAAGCGCGGATATATGGGAAAATAGTCCATATAAAGATTTAGTAAAACTGCAATCAAACAACGTTGGAAACGTAGGTGAAACATTTATGCAAAATATTTGCGACATCTGTCAAATTGAAGCACATGTGGATGGTTCTAAAACAAAGGAATTAGGTGGTGGAGTAGGAGATGGTTTAATTCTAAATAAGAGTATTGAAATAAAAACATCACATAGAGGTTCAAATAGTCCTAGTTTTCAACACGAGTTAGGCGAAACACCTTGGAAATCAGAGTTTATGGTATTTATTGATGTAGCACCTGATTCTATATATTTAACTATAATTAAAAACTTTGGCGAAGAATTTTATAAAAGTGGTGTAAAATGTGAGCCATACTTTCCAACAAAAAGTATTACTTGGAGAAAAGGAACGGGAGCATTTAAATTAGATACAACAATAAAAATAAATGAAGAAAATATTATAAAAGGATATACATTTAAAATTGGAGATAATGTGAATTTAGATGAACTAAAAACATTTATATTATTGAAAATTGAATAAAGAATAAATTTGTGAACTTCTTAAATTATATGCCGAATTTGTTGATAAAAACGCTATTTTATTCCATTCTATATGTAACATTTTATTTATCATTTCCGTTTTGACATTTGTAAATACTATTCCATATCCTTTTTTTCCAGGTAAATCTTCAAAATTCATATAACATTTCATATTTTCTTTTCCAAAACAAGTTGAAGGAATATATAAATCACATTTTCCTATCATATCTTTATTTCTAGTTGTTGATATAGTCCCTCCATCTGACATAGAGTAAATTTTCATTTTGTCGTTGGTGTAATCTATAATGTCATACAAATTATTATGGTGTTTTTTAGACCATATTTGAAATATCGTATTTATTTTAATACGATTTCCACAAGGTTCATAAAAATCGCTTCCCAATTTTGTTGAATGAATTAAATTATAACCTTTCACCCTTTTTCGTGGAACCCCTTTTCCGTCACTTTCAAATAGCTGTGGTAATATAAAACATACATAATCAGCAAAATTAAACGAGTGATTAATGAATTTTAATGCGATATGTCCCCTTAAGCCAAATGGTGGATTTCCAAAAACAACAAAACTATTATTTTCGCTAGGATTAGGAAACCAGACTAGATAATCCGCATTAATGACCGATGGATGTCGTGGTTCAATATCCATTGCTATAGTATCATGTGGTAAAACTTGTAAAAATCTACCATCTCCTGCAGATGGTTCAATATATTTAAAATCATTCGGATTTTCTCCGAATTTCTTAATGACATCCGTAAATATTTCAAAACACTTTATCGCTGTTTCTACCGGTGTAAAGAATTGGTCTTTTTCTTTTGTTGAATAATTAGAATAATTAATTTGTGTGTTTGATAATTTCAATATATCAAATTCATAATTCTTTGGAATGTCATTTAATTCAATCCAACGAGTTATAGTTCCTGTTGCTACATTTAACTCTTGTGCTAGTTCTTTAAGTGAATATTTTGCAAATAAACTGTTTAAAATATCCAATAGATTATGATTTTGTGTAGTTGATGTAATTATTATCTCTTTTATATCCTTTGTATCTGCTTCATCGTTTTCTATTATTAATGCTTCTTTTTTCGATTGCGTATTAAAAGTTATTAAATAAATCAACTCACTTTTGTTTTTGGATTTACATTTTTTAATTCCAAGTTCTTCGCACTTCTCTAAAAGTTCTATTTTTGTCAATTTGGCTAACTCCATTTTTTGGATACTATAATCTATATTACTACTAATATCAGACATATTATTTAATTCAATTTTTTTATTATCCAATAAAAACTCAGTTATATGTTAGCTAATATAACATATGAAGTGTTCCTTTTATACATTATACACCTTATTTGTTATTGTATATGGTGTAGATACAAAAATAATAATTATATGCTTCATTTTTCAGTGACATCGATAAAAAACATAATAAAATTGGTAAAACTTTTTGGGGAATTTGAAAAACGGACATTTTAAAATGTCCGTTTTTGATTTTCAAAAAAACTTTTTGTGAAAAAACTTGTTTTGTTACCATAAATGAAAATTACCGTCTCAGTACCAAAAAAATAATTGTCAGTTTGTTACGATAAATTTTTTGATATTTGTGCGTTTGAAAATTTGGTATTTTTTCTATTTCCAATTTAGGAAAAGAATGGAAAATAAAAATACCAAAAATACCAGATCGTCAGATTGTGGATTTTATTGCGAATATTGTAATTATAAATGCAAGTACATAAGAGATTGGAATATACACGTAACACGACCAAAACACATTACTAAAATGAATGGAAATAGTGGAAATCAAGAAATACCAAAAAATACTAAAGTATGCTCGTGTGGTAAAGAATACAATACTGTGTCAGGATTATGGAAACATCAACAAAAATGTGACAATAATATTTTGAAATATAAAATTGAAAACATTGACGTGATGGATGCGGACATCCATCTAGATAACAATGATAACACCATAATATCATATCATGAATTACACAGTATAGTATTAGATATTGTGAAGAGTAATCAAGAATTGCAAAAACAAAACATGGAATTGCAAAAGCAAATGATTGATGTTTGTAAAAATATCCAACCGCTAGTCTCCAATACAATCAATCAGACAAATCAAACTAACCAAACCAATAGTCACAATAAAACGTTTAATTTACAGTTTTTTCTGAATGAAACATGCAAAGATGCAATGAATATTTCCGAGTTTATTGATTCTATTTCTCTCCAGCTTTCAGATTTGGAGAGTGTTGGTAAGTTGGGATTTGTAGAAGGTATATCGAATATTATTATCAAAAACCTGAGAGCTTTGGATGTTGAAAAACGACCACTACATTGCAGTGATATAAAGAGAGAAATAATGTACGTAAAAGATGAAGATACATGGGAAAAAGAGAATGAAGAAAAGCAAAAAATAAAACAAATCATTAGTAGCATCGTCAGTAAAAACCTGGGATTATTACCAGAATTTCAGAAAAAATACCCAGAATGTATGAAATCAGACTCCAAAAAATCAGACGAATACAATTTGATTATCATGGAAACCATGGGTGGTGTACCAGGGAATGGAGAGAAAAACAAAGGCAAGATAATCAGAAAAATTGCAAAGGAGGTGGTTATTGAAAAAGAGTAAAACAGGTTAACCGTCTTGTTTTATCACCATATATGCATACAGTACCAAAATAATAATTATATCCTCGTTTTTCAGTCTCAACAAAAAACAACAAAAAATTTCGCAAAACTTTTCTGGGATTTTCAAAATTGGACATTTATTTGTCCATTTTTATATTTTACAGAAAACTTTTGAAAATAAAATTTAAAAAACGCGTTGTGACGATGAAGCTCATAATACCAAAAAAATAATTTCAAAAACGTTACGACAAATTTTTTTGAAAATAGACTCTATAGAATTCGTTCAGCTTTAGATGTAATTTTGTAAACAAAATATATATACAAATGTTTACAAATCAAGATGAAAATACATCCAAAATTTTTGAATGTAAAAAGTGTGACTTTGTATGTAGCAAGAAAGGTGATTGGACTAGACATATAAAGTCACTCAAGCATATCAAAATGTTTACAAATGTTGACAAAAATTACATCGATTACATCAAATTACATCAATGCATTTGTGGTAAAGAATTTAAATCAAGACAAAGTTTATATATGCATAAAAAGAGACATGATTGTGATAATAAATTAAATATCCAAACAGCTGATTTAAACGATAAGGAGCTCATAACATATTTGATGAAAGAAAACAGTGAATTCAAAAGCATGTTGTTGGAGCAGAATAAAATGATGATGAATATAGTTCAAAATAGCCATTCTTCTATATCGAATACTATCAACCAAACCAATCAAACCAACCAAACAAACAGTCATAATAAAACGTTCAATTTACAGTTCTTTCTCAATGAAACATGCAAAGATGCAATGAATATATCCGAGTTTATCGACAATATTTCTCTCCAATTAGCGGATTTGGAGAATATGGGACAGATAGGTTATATAGAAGGAATATCGAATATTATAATAAAAAACCTGAGAGCCTTGGATGTAGAGAAACGTCCAATGCATTGTAGTGATATAAAGAGAGAAATCATGTATGTAAAAGACCAAGATAAGTGGGAAAAAGAAGAATCCGATAAAAAGAAAATAAAACAGGTTATTAGTGCAATCGCCCATAAAAATCGAAATTTATTGCCTGAATATCAAAAAAAGTATCCTGAGTGTATGAATCCCGATTCAAAACGATCCGATGAATACAATCATCTTATTATGGAGTCATTGGGTATTGGCAATGGTATAGAGAATACAAAGTCAAAAATAATTAGGAAAATAGCAAAAGAAGTAGTTATTGAAAAAGATTGATTGAACTACCCGAACCCTAACACTACCCGAACCCTAACATTGCCCGAACCCTAACATTGCCCGAACCCTAACACTACCCGAACCCTAACATTGCCCGAACCCTAACACTACCCGAACCCTAACTCACAAACCATGTTCTATTGGGTATTCGTTTAACTAGTGGACTATCCAGATATGCATGAATGCGTATATTTTCTTTTTCATACGAACTACCAGCATGTATCATATCCGCACGAAAAATCAATACATCTCCTTTTTCCATAACAAGCTTTTTATGGACCCCAACCGAGTCCCAAATATCCAAATATGTTTCTGACATGAGTGTAACCAATACTAACAATGGAACACATGCAGAATCAGTTATATTTTTTATAGTTTCAACATTATAATCAGTATGGGGTTGTTGAAGATTGCAACCATCAAGTGATTTCAAAATGGTCCAACTACTGAAATATAAACGCAAATCAGATGGTAATAACTGATATATACTTTCTTCTAAAGTTTCTATAAATTTGGTAACAGTTATGTTGTTGCAACGTAATGTAGATTGTATTCTTTTTTTGTCGTTTTTAATCCCATTAAAAATGGGACCTCCATATTTACTATCGACTTGTTTATTCAAAAGAAACACTAATTCTAACAGGTCGTCTATGTCACATATATTTTTATAAATATGATAACCATTTTTATGAATATTATCATAATTTTCTCTCATTGTTTTGGTAATGCTTCTAGTAGTGGGTCTCACCATTGTATCAATAATATAAAAATTAATATCTTTTTATATTATAGTCATAATAACGATATATACAAGTTAAGTTTATAATTTTGGTATGATATTTGTATAAAATACCCATAGTAATATTCCAACAATACATTTTGAAAAGCAATCTAATAAATTCATTGCTATATTTTTGTATTCATCACTTAATAAATAAACTAACCCATAAAACGTCCATGTAACAACATAGATAACGAACAAATAATATTTTCTAAATCCCTTATCAATTACCGTGTAATTTTTAAATATTATATAAAACATTATGAAAAAAGGAATAAACCCACCAATACATGCAAGTGATCTATTTATTACACGTATTTCACCTAAATAGCCAACGTATAACATGACATAGTTTAAAAATACAATTAACAAAATAGTAGTTAAATGTATAATTTTTTTTGATTCTTTTGCTAGAACCAAACATAAACTCAACAACATGACAGGGGTTGTAATCGACCAATCCAGGTAACGAATCTTTGTTATTGCATCCCAATCAAATGGTACGTTATTTTTTTTGTAATCATCAATCATAACAATAAATACTGAATAAAAATAACCGCCTACCAAAGAAACAGCTGTTTCTAAATTAAAAATATGTCGAATTAAAGGATTTTGTGTGCGCATAGATTCAATAAAGGTAATTAATGAAGTAGTTAGCAAAAGAACATAGGTAAGGGTAAACGACATTTTAACAGCATCTAATTTACCGTCCTTTGTTACGTCGGTATTCGTTAGTTTTTTATTCTTAGTATTCTTTGTATCCTTAGTATCCTTAGTATCCTTAGTATCCATGTTATTACGATTAAATCCTAATGACTTATGTATATTGGGTTGTTTTTGATTGGAATCTAAATATAATGACATAAAATATATATATTATAGTAATACTATAATATTTTGGTAGCAATTCGTCCATTTTCATCTTTGTAAAAATTACAAAATATCCCGCAACTCGTTAATTTTATCAATCGACAAACTACTAGGAAATTCAATAATAAAATGGATTACTAAATTGCCTCTTTTACCATTTCTCTCCAACCCCATTCCAGGAATCGTTTTTTTATAATTGGGTGTAATAATATTTCCTTGTGTATTGTTGATCGTATAGTTTTTATCATTTATATATTTAATTTCAAAACTAAAACCACACAATGATTCTTTCAGTGAAATATGTTTTTCTAATAATAAATCAATTCCATATCGTTGAAACTGTGTATTATTTTCAACATTCACATATATTTTAATATCACCTTTACATTGGTCGTTTACAATATTCCCTTTTCCTTCTAATACTATTATTTCACCTGAATCTATACCCTTTTCAATAGTAACGTATATTGTTTCTTTTTCAAATACCTTGTGTTCGTTTTCAGTAATCCACCTTTCAATATCAACCGGAATGCTATCTCCAGTTAACACCTGATTCATATTTATTGTAATATTTTTGGTAATAGGGGTAGGTTTTTGAAAACGATTTACATTGATTGGAACACCATTGCGAAATATTTGAATATTCGGCATTCCTTGTCCCATCCCTTGTCCCATATTCATGTGCATAGCACCTGGAAAACCCATTCCCATTCCCATTGGGCCACCAAAAAATTTATTAATAATTTCGTCGATATTATCAAATGACTCGTGGTGACTCGCAAACCCGGGAGGCATACCTGGACCACCCATACCACCCATACCACCCATCATACTTGCAAATGGATTTTTTCTCATCATATCATATTCTTTACGTTTTGATGGATCTCCCAAAACTTCGTAAGCCTCATTTATTTTATGAAATAAACCAACGCTTTCGGTACTTCCTTGATTCTTATCTGGATGATATTTGAGAGAAAGCTTTCTAAATGCTTGTTTTATTTCACTCTCGCTTGCACCCTCTGTAATTCCCAATGTTTCATAATGATTCTCTGTTGGCATCAGTAAATTTTTTCTACACTTGGATATAATTAATATTTTAATATATAAATTTAAATGTTTTTTATGTTTAATATTATAAGTAAGTAATTGTAAAAAACTACTAAATAGAAACCCACCATGGATAATAAATTATTTGTGAATAAGTTTCAACCACTTTTTTTGAATGATTTTGAGATGAGTGAAACGATGAAAACAATGTTTCATGATTTAATAAAAATAGATAAATTGAATTTATTGTTATTAGGCGATATGGGATCAGGTAAAACATCAATATTAAATTCATTAATAAGAGAATATTATAAAGATTACGATTATAATCAATATAACGACAATGTCTTATATTTGAATAGTTTGAAAGAACAAGGAATAAATTATTATCGTACAGATGTTAAAATATTTTGCCAGACATCATCCATCATTAAAAATAAAAAAAAGATTGTGATATTCGATGATTTGGATTTAATCAACGAACAATGTCAACAAATATTCAGAAATTCGATTGATAAATACAGTCATAACGTCCATTTTATCGCGTCTTGTAGTAACATGCAAAAAGTGATAGAAAGTATTCAATCGCGGTTTATAATAGTAAAAATCAAACAACTAGAGCGTGAAAATTTAATTAAAATAATAGAAAAAATAAAAAAAACGGAACATATCCAAATATCTGAAAATGCCAATGAATTTGTTTTGAATGTATCAAATAATACTGTGAAAATTTTGATAAATTATATGGAAAAATTCAAACTTTATAATGAATACATAACATTGGATCTTGCTATGCAAATGTGTACCAATATAAGTTTTATTTCTTTTGATGATTATATAATATATTTAAAAAATAATAAGTTACACGATGCGATTCAACTATTGTATTCCATATATGATAAGGGATATTCTATTATGGATATTTTAGACAATTTTTTCCTGTATATTAAAATTACACGTTTATTAAGTGAACATGAAAAATATATAATTATTCCATATATATGTAAATATATTACAATTTTTCATAATATTCATGAGGAAGAAATAGAATTAGCTCTCTTTACAAATAATATATTGAGTATTTTCAATTCACATACTATCAATCACCATTTATCATCATAAAAACAATCCATAGAACAATAAAAATATTCATAATGTCCACCAATTGATACAGTTTCAGGGCTAATTCGCTTTACACTATTATGACAATTATGACATTCCATTTCTTTATAATAAAACAATAAATTTTTGCATACTTCTTTCATCAATTGTCTATGTTCAACGTTGTATGAATTTATATGGTCTTGTAATACCTGTGGTAATTTTTTGATATTTTGTAGTAACATTTACCCTTTATAATATTTACAATAATATTGTATTGTAAATGTTATAAATGCTATATTTTTATATTATTTGTGTAATTTTTTATACACATAATAACTTATGAATGAAGATATAATTGATATTGGTAGTGTGTTAAAATCTTGATTTGATATTTGGTTAATTACTACAGCACTTGTTATTGGCGCATCCAACATAGGACTTAAAAATGCAACCATTCCAATATACATTATATTTTGAACGGGCATTGTCATAGGTATAATATTTTGTATTGGTTTAAAATATTTAGAGGTTAATAAATTAGAATATAAAGACCCTATACCTGTACCAATGGTCATGGATGGAATAACCATACCACCAGACAACCCTGAACCCAAAGAAATAATACAATTCAATATTTTGCCAATCACATTTTTGTAATTGAATTTTACATTTATATTGTTACTACTATCCATCGTATCCGCATTTTTAAATCCTTCATTTATAACATATTCATTTGTACCGATAATAAATAGACCACATGTTTGAATCATAAATGCTAACAATAAACCAAATATAACAACCAATACATCTTTGTATTTATTTTTTTTAACAGTATCATATAAAAATATAAATGATGAAACAAACATAAAAGAAACTATGCCGATAATAATAGAAAAAATAATGATATACAATAGATTGGATATATTGGAATATACAAATTGTATTTTATCAATGACTACTATTGGATTTCGATCCTTAATAGAAATGTGTATTAATAAAACAATGAGTAATAAGACAATAACATGATAACTATACAATAAATTGGAATGATTAATAAACATTTTTTCAAAAATGTATGTAATAGTAGAAATGAGGGATGTAAATGTTGCATCAAAACCAATAGCGTAACCTGTATAAATTAGTATTTCAGTGTTTATATTATCAAGGTTAAATAGTTTTTTACAGCTAAAATATAAATAGTTTATCAATGATATAGACAAATAAATCATTACAGCTTCACTGCCTAAACTGCTACCTGAAATGGTCGAAATTAATGAAAATACAACAATTGATATAATGGTTAATTCGTCGATAAATGGTTTGGGTTGGTTATATTTGTCACTTTGTTTATTAACGCTTAATAACATTTTTTTAATGTGTGAGACATAATAACCATTTGCATATTCAAATAATGATACTTTGGAAGCTAAAAAAAACAAAACAGGTACGTATATATATAAAAATAGCGGATTTGTTTTTAGAAATGACTTGATGTAGTTTTCAGATATTTGAAAAACATTATTATATAAATTTCTATAATGAGAATTTAATTTTGTTATTACAATTATAATTATAATTAAAAATATAACTGTTTTTATCATTTATTATATTATATTATGTTAATATAATATAATAAATATGTCATTACAAATATTTAAAGAGAGAATTCCTTCTCATATATTGTTTGATTTATTAGAAGATTTGTGCGTTAAAAATGAAAAATACTATATATTCAATAATATATCATATAAAAAAGGTATTTTTACAGAAAAAATAAATGATTTTTTAAATACATGTAAGCCGTATTATTTTACATCGAAACAAAAATATTTAGACCGAAAAATTACCTATAATAAATTTATGACAGTTGTTAGACAAATATGTAATATGAATAACATTGTTTATACATCAAAAATCAAATACGATAAATCGTTGTATGAAATAGAATATTATATTTATTATAATTGATTTGTTTGTACGCTGGTTGGTTGCATGGAATAATAGATTATACTGAAAGTCCAAATGTGTATATAATTGAATTATTATATTATATTTATAAAGTATAAACATGTACTTGGCAATTGTCAGTAAATTGGTTGGAGAATCATTATTAAGTTTTTATTCGATATTTGTTAAAAAAATAAATGTTGAATTAATTTTACAGATATGGTCTAGGTTTTTTATGTATGTTGCAATATCCGCATTTTTTGTTGATTGGGTATTCATTTATAAATCAATACTATCAACTTATGGTTTATTATTGTCACTTACTACAATATTACATGTGTATTTTTCCTACCGTAGTTTTCAACTATTAGATAGTGGTGTAGCTACTACATTATATTATATCTATCCTATTATCATATTGTTATTATATGGAATACCCCTCACTCCAATTTTATTAATACCTTTGTTTGGTGTATATTTAATAGCAAATGATAGTAAAAAAGAACTGTATAAAAACAATCCTGATAGTAGGAAAGACTCTATTATTAAAAATGATACAACGGTGAAAGAACACTTTTGGAATGAAGGTATTATCGCTGCATTCATAGCAGCCTTAACGGAAGCATTCATCTTTTATTTTGTTAAAAATATAAAAACGCTCAACAATTGGAACCATATATTTTTATCATATTTTATTGGTGCAAGTGTTTTAACACCTTATTTATGGAAAAATATAATCAATATGCAATTATATAGTGGTTTATCACTGTCATTAGCAGTAAATGCGTTTATTGGTTTATTTGGTTATTATCTACGTTTTTACGCAATTTCAAGATTAGATACTTACATTTATGCTATATTGACATATTTTGGTATTGTTATGTCTTATGTATATGGTGTAGTTTTAAATAATGATAAAATTACCATGCAAAAAATAATCGGTACATTATGCATTGTATTAACCAATTTATACATGTTGAAAGAACGTCGTATAGACCTATAGATAACAGCATAATGATTTAGGTAATATATAGTTGAATATGATAATATCACATAATGGCACATAATGTCACATAATGTCACATAATGTCGTATAAATTATATATAATTATATATATAATGGATAATTCAATATTATTGTATAACATAACTTTATTTCATATATTTATAGATGTTTTTTTAATGTCTTATATTTTTATTTTTAGTCGTATTTATGATATTTATTATTGCAGTTTTGTTTTGTTACAAACAATTCATTGGGGATTATTAAAGAATGAATGTATTATAAGTTATGTAGAAAAAAAATTAATAAATAGTGATTATCAATTGGGAGATAATGTAAAATGGCATCCACATGAAGAATATCATTCAAATCAACATATTATTACATTAAAAGCGATATTAATATTAGGTACTCTGTTATATATGATATTTAGAAATAAAAAAAATATCAAGATTAGGTTGATTGCATGTGCAAGTATATGTTTATGGATATATTATACATATTTGTATTGATTGTATATTCACAGTATATATTATATACAATATATATATATATATATATTATATATTGTAATGATACCAAAAATTATTCATTTTATTTGGATTAATTTTAATAACGAACTTGACGAAAATCCAGTTATACCCAAAGAATTATCTGAAAACATTGATATATGTAAAAAAATAAATAAAGGTTATGAAATAAGAATATGGAATGGGAAAGAATGTTATGAATTAGTTAAACAATATTTTCCAAATAAATATGATATATTTATAAATTTTAGGTATCCGATTATGAGATGTGATATGGTAAGACTAATTATTTTATATATATATGGTGGTATATATAGCGATTTAGATAGAGTATCAATTAAATCATATGATGAAATAGTGAATAAATATATTGATTATGACGTTATATTTAGTGGAATACAACATATTTTACCAATTAAGTTTATTAATAACGACTTAATAATCGCAAATAAAGGAAGCAATTTTATTTATCAATGTATTCAAAATATATCAGAAAAACGAACAAATATATACTTGGTTGATATTCATGGAAGCGCTGGTTCTGGATATTTATTTATCCAATATTATAATAATAATACCATAGATAAAATCATAATTATAAGTGAATTAAATGTATGTAATTTTTGTAATAAATGTGACATAAATAAAACGCAAAATATAATAAGTTATTCAACTTACTCAGGATCATGGCTATCAGATGATGATTTATTTACAAAAATATCAATACAACTATTTTGCAAACTGCAACTAATATTTTTTTTAATACTAATAATAATTGTAATATATATTTGCTTAAAATATAACAAAAAGATATTAAATAAACTTAAAAAAATATTAACATCTTTCAATTCGTAGATATATAATACTACAAATAATAATTAATATAATTAATTATATTATTATGTGATTAATATATATTAATGAATAAATCAATTATTTTAAAATGTAGTATGTATTTACATATGATTTGTGAATTCATTACATGTTTTTATATATTTTTGTTTCCCAAATCATTTGATTTATTGTTTGTAATTTATTTATTAGTTGTTGTATTGTTAAAGTTGATTTTTAAATATGAATGTATTTGGTCGGTTCTTGATAAAAAATTAATAAACCCCAGATATGTATTAGGATCAAATCCTACCTATTATCCTTTTCGAGATTATTTATATGGTAATGATTATATTGTAATAATAATAGGATTACTTATTTTTTATGAATTATTTGTTATTTATTTTAGAAACAAAGGAAATAATATTATACAAACTATTGTTTTAATAAATGTTGCAGGTATTTTTTTTATAGAAATGAAAATAAAAAAATATATATAATAAATAATAGTTGAATTTATATATAGAATGATCTATAAAGAAATAGCATTCGAAGGAATACAAAATATTCATTTTTTAAATGACATATTTATATGTTTATATCCATATATTATGAATCCTATATTTGATATATATATAGTAGTATATGCGTTTTTAACTGTGTTATCTTGGACTATTTTAAAAGGTGAATGTATTTTGAGTTATTTTGAAAAAAAACTCGAAAATATAGGATACGAACTCGGAAAAGATCCATATTATAATCCATATCACAAAAAATTTTATTATTTTAATGGTGTTAATTATGCATTTATTAAGGAAATGTTTTGGATTATTACTTTTATAATGATACTTTGTTATAGGAAAAATCCTATTTTTGTTAAATATATTTTAATTGTTATGTTAATTGTTGTTTTTTATTTAAAAATTCCAATATTAATAAGTAATACTAAGTAATTTGAATAAATAAACCCAAAAAAATATTATATATTCGTATAATAATATTATGGACGTAGATTCCAATAAACATTGTTATAAATTCGAAAAAAACAATTATGAAAAAGGGTTATTAGATAATAGTGTTGATGCCACTTATATAATTCATTTATCCGATAACGGGCGTTTGAATCATGTTCAAGAACAATTAAAAGAGTATCAACCGACAAAAACAGTATATATTGTTTTCAACCAAGGATTCAAAAAATGCAAAAAAAAATTAATAGAACAAGTTTCTTATCAAGATTTAACAGATGCGTTTTTACAGTGTTTTAAACATGCAAACGAACAAAATTACGATAATATACTTATTTTGGAAGACGATTTTATATTTAGTCCAAAAATTAAAGATCCAAAAAACATAACCTGTGTAAATGATTTTTTAAATAGCAAAAAAGACGAAGAGTTTATTTATTATTTGGGTTGTAATCCGATTGTCATTGTTCCATATTCATATAATCTAAAACAATACAAATCATATAAATCATGTTCGATGCATGCAATTGTTTATTCGAAAAAAACGAGAAACAAACCGTTAAATTTGCAATTGAAACATTGGGATGTTATTATTGAAAATGGAATACCAAACAGATATTTGTATTATATACCTCTTTGTTACCAGACATATCCAAACACAGAAAATAAATTAACATGGTCGAACAAAGACAATATAGTAGTTTCTTATTCTAAAAATACAATAATTTCATTGTTAAATTTAGATGTATCCCCTGAACCGGGATTTTCAATCATATATTTTGTTTCAAAATTATTATGTATCATTTTACTTTTTATGATTTTTTTTGTCTGCTTATATTGTTATGATTATATAAATAATAATAAATATTTTGTAAAGAGAAGACAAAAACGGTACAATAAGTTAACATGATAATTCACATAAACTCTAACACTAGATAATTATAACTATATCACAAAGTTATAATTATTTCACATCACCAATAAAAACTATACACCGATAAAATAATCTAATAATTAGGATAATTTGTATTTAGAATCAAATCAGGTTTAAGGCCACCTCTTAATGGAGGTATACAATAAATGCCTTCACCATTTAAAAGAGGCGAATACCACCATTTAGAGCACTCAGATTGATGAGAACGATTACCATCACCACTGCAACCTTTTTCTTCAAAACCCTCAACAGTGAATTCTTTTTTGTAAGGTGCGTTTGCTAGTAAAATATATTTACCTATAATGGTATCCGATTTCAATACTTGTTCGGGAGATAAACGAGCGAACCATTCATAATTTGTTCTATTTAATATTTCATATGCAGGAATTAAAATACCGTATGCATTGGAATATAAATTAATATACCCCTGGGACATTAAAATCTCAATGGTAATAGGATCATCATTTATGTCTTTTACACCAATTTCGATAGCAGGTATTAAATTAACTTCATTGTTTTGAATTTTTACAGCACACCATTTGTCGAATTTACCTAAAAATATGGATTCAGAAGTGAAATCCGTTGAAATGGTTCTCTCCATGAACTCCAAAAGACTCTTCACAACTGGATTTTCTTTCATTGAACCCATAAAACTAATATCGGGATAATAGGTATGATTTACTGATGAAGCAGTTCTGTTAATAGTTTCACATACAAACATTTTGTCGCCCGTTGTACCCCGTTGATACATCCCAATCAAGTTTTTCATGCAAAGAAAAGATGGAGGAACGATTATACCACCGTATAAGTAGATTAATTTTGTCATTGCTAAATCACGGAATTTATTCGATATAGGATAAGAAACAGCACCCATATCTATGTTCCAACCAGGGATTAATTTGGCGAATGAATTATCATCGACTAAACATACGTGAAAACTGTCCTTGCAATGCTGAATGATGCTCTTTACTGTTAAATACAAATATGGTTGATTTAAATCATAACTACTACGAGAACCAAAGCTGATCCATTTTCTAGCATTGTATTGATACTCAATAGGAATCCATAGGATAGGTTTTTTACTATTTTCTAAAATATTATTGGGATTTTTATCGGATTTGGAGAGAAGATATTTTTGAATCATGTTTCCATCACTTTCTAGATCGTTGTATTTGAGTTTATCAATATAACGTCTATATAGAAAATTGGCGAGAAGAAATAATGCTATTAATATGATTACATTAATATAATTTATTTTGCTGAATTTAAATTTCATTGATGCAATATATATTATTGTTATACTTTTGTTATATTATTAGAATATTTTAATTTATTTACATTTCATAATTCAATTTCGCTCTTTATAATTTAATTTACATATATCATACATCACCACACCTCATTTAATTTTTTATACTCATAATATTACTCCAAAAAGCTTTATTTTTTTGTTTGGATTGTTCCACTTGTTTGGCTAAATCATATGCTAATTTACTTCCTTCTTTTTCTTCCATTTTCGATTTGTTTGTTAAATATTCTCTCGCCTGAATCTCGGATAAGGGTGTAGTATCCTGTGTTTGTCTGTATTGCTGTATTTCATTTATATTATTGAACTTTTGTTTATTTTTATAATCATCATATGTAACAGGAATAACTGTTTCAGTATGTGCTTGTTTTAAATCCTGATAGGGTAATGCGCTAAATAGATCGGATGAATAATATTTAGGCGCTTCACCTGATAATGCAGAAGCGGTAATGGTTGTATTTTGATAAAAATCGTGGATACTCGATTCATCATATGTGATGAGACTCCGCATCTCGGTTTTCTTCTTTTCAATATGTCGCGTCATTTCAGACAAAGAAAGTTGTTGGTTGAGTCCAAATTCGTCTAATCCTTCTTCGGATTTTAACCAATCTCCATATCCATTTGTATCCGACTCGGAGAGAAGCTTGTTGTTTTCAAAGTGTTTATTGAACCACTTGTTGAATTGTTGAGGGGATTTTAGTTTTTTATTTTTCTCGAAAAAGGTTTGAAGTCCCTTCTTTTTAGAATCATCCGCAATTTCAGAGTCGTCAAACTCAACATTTTCATACTCGACATCCTCAATCTTTTGGGTTTGTGATTTTTGTTTGAATTCATAGATGGAATACAATACTTTGTATGCTTTTGAAAAAAATAAGAAATATTTGGCGTCTAAACGGGATTTATCTGGATGCATTTTTAATACTAGTTTTTTTGCATTTTTCATATCAGCCTCGTTAAAATCAGACGACAACCGAAATAACTGCAAAATATCTTCGAGAGAATAATTATCAATATTCAAATCTAAATTGGAATCCATGTCTTATACAAATAAAATATTTATTATTTATATAGATATTTTATTTATATAGATATGACTGATACATATTCTTCATTACAAATTACACCACTAACGAGAAAATATATAAATATACTACACTTTAATAAAAACTGGATAAGGAATAATCAGAACCAATATATCCATTGGAGTAAAATTTTTTCAGATCAGGTAAGAGAATTGCTAGAAAAACCTGAACTAGAAATAGAAGTACCTATACTTAACGATGTAGTATTTTTATATATAAAATGTTGTGATTATGATAATACTAATGAAAGTGCACCCATTTGGAATCAATGTTTGATAACTTATCTAGTTAATAAACTTAAAAACAAGGTTGACCCAAATAATAAGGCCATCATTATCACCAAAGGCGATTTACAAAAAACTAATTTACAACAAAGACACGAAAAACAAGAAGATATAGTAAAAAATTTGTATGATAAAATTTTACTAAATTCTGACTATGATTTGGGTAGTATAGTGGCTTTTATTAAGGACTTAACAGAAGGTCTTCATGTATTTAATAAACAAATTGTAAAGTATTTTAGTGAATTTATAAAGAAATATTTTATTGATAAATTACATTCACTTCCAGATAGATATGAATTAATTCCTGATGAAACAGTTCGTTATAATAATGTTAAAGATGTAGAAAATTGGGCTATTTTCATTGATTTAACATCAATAGTTTTAAAAAATATAAAAAGAAAACGTTATGGTACTGATATATATATCGAGAAAGAGGTACCAAATATCACAGGCAACGGTGGAAAAAAAATCAGCAAATTGCGTAAATCCCGTAAATCCAAAAAATCCCGCAAATCCAAAAAATCCCGTAAATCCCGTAAATAATTCTTGATAATGAGAAAAATTTAAAATATTTATTATTTATATAGATAATTTATTTATATAAATATGGAATCATTATTAAAAAAACGTGAGTTAAAAAAGAAACTAGATGGTTTAGAAAAAAACATTAAAACAATATTAGATAGCAATAGGAAAGATACTGAAAAAATTACCGAAATTTTACGTATTTTACAATCAAATAAAGAATTAATAAAGGAAAAAAATGATGAAGGAAACACATTTATTCACATGATGGCACGAGCTATAAATAGAGATAGTTATTTTATAGACAATGATGCTAACAAATCAAAATGTTACAAAAATACAGATAAAATACTGATAAAAAATTTAATTCCAACCGGTTATACTAGAGAAATAGCATATAAAATTAAAGAGTTATTTATGTATGGTTCTGCGACAGAAGAAGATAAAAAAGATTTTGTGGGTATTATTAAAGATGCTTATAAAATAAAAAATAACTCAAACCCACCACAAACACCTGAATATTTTGCAGAAAAATGTGATATAAATTTTTATGACTTTATGAAAAATAATGGTGTTAATGATAATAATAATGATAATAATAATGATAATAATAATAATGATAATAATAATGATAATAATAATGATGATGATGGTAATAATAATGATAATGATGATGATGATGATAATAGTGATGATGATGATAATGATTATAAAGATAATAATGTTAACGATGATGATGGTATAACATTGCTAGATAGACGAGATGCTAATAGAATTGACAACGTTGTCGGCGATAATAAGATATTAACCAATTTAAAAGAATTATTTGAAGAATTAGATGAATATAAAGATATTAGTTTAAATACATATTTTATTTCAAATGAATCAATATTTCAAGTTAAGGTAGCTTCGGATACAGGTGCATTTAGTATTGGTACATACAAAATTACTAATGATTATAATTATATTTTTGAAGAATATAAACAAGAAAATGATAAAATTATTATAAATTGTGAATGTTTATCAGAAAAAAAATATAATAATAATACTGCTTTTTTTTCAAATAATCCTACTGATATTGGTTGTGGTAATGAGACTATTGATATCGTTTGTGAAAAAAAAAAAGGATATTTATTTACAACTAATGATAATAAAGTAACGATGAATACAGTGAATATAGTAAAATTGAGTGAAGGTGGTAAAATAAAAAGTATTCGCATTACAAAATCCAGAAAAACCAGAAAATCCAGAAAAACCAGAAAAACCAGAAAAACCAGCAAATCCAAAAAATCCCGCAAATCCAAAAAATCCCGTAAATCGTCACAAAAGAAAAAACAACGACGCTCACACAGGAGGTAATTTCACCAAATAATTACCACATCGTTTAAAAAATGCATCTAATGCACCAGGATCAATACCAGTAACAGAGTCGTCTGGAATAAATGTTTCATTTCCTTTAATATAACACAACATTACAGGAATTCCATTGACCATTTTCTTACTCTTGAAGAAACCATAAAGGTCGAAACTTTCATCGACATCAACATCGGCACAAATTACATTATCAGGAGAAGTGGCGAAAAACCCATCAACAACGTGTTTAATTTTTTTACATGGTCCACACCAGGTAGCACCGAATTTAATGATAACGAGTCCAGGATTTACTTTTAACAAGTTGAAAAAATCTTGGCGATTCTCAAACACAGAAATAATCTTTTTATCGACCATTGTCGTTTTTGTATATGTATTTACTATAAAATATAAACGTAGTTATTTTTATATTTTATTTTTGTTATATTGTTATTTTTGTAAAACTCTCGATGTTAATATTTTTTGGTGTTGTGCTTTCTTCTACGAACTACGCGTCGTTTTTTGGTAGTTCGGGTTCTCTTGCCTCCTTTCATTTTTTTCGATCTTTTGGATCGTCTAATAGTGATGCGTTTGTGTTTTTTTGTTATACGAGATCTTTTTATTTTACCGCCTAATGGTGATGTTGGTCGTGATTCATATGATTTTTGTGATGATATTGTTGAAGCTTGTGATGATATTATTGAAGCTTGTGATGATTCTAAAACAGAATTATTTTGAGTTCTTATAATATCACCAATGTTGTCTATTTTATTACCATTATTAATTACTGTTTTATCGTATAACTCATTTAATGATTTTATAGATGTAAGCGATGGAAATGTGGAATCAGAATATATTGTTAAAGCGTTATATGAGGTTTCTGTTGTGTTTGATCTTTGTGATGCATCTTCCTCTTCTTCCTCTTCTTCAACAACCACTAGTTCTTCTTGATAAAACAATGTACTAATTTGACATAGAATACTAGATAATATATCTTTTATAAAATAGGCTCCATTTTTAACAACTAAATATGTAGTATCCATATTTGTATATAAATAATATGTCGTTAATGGTAAAATTATATTAATAATAACAAATTTGTCCGATATAACAGTTTTAACAAATACACAAAAACAATAAATGCATGATCGTATTATTTTAAAACGATATGCCAAAGGAATACTAATAATGCTAACAAAAGAAATACGATCGCATAATAATATATATTTATTTAATATCTTATCTTTATCAACTTCTTTTATACCGAATGCTGAAAGAGCGTTATTTAATAAATTTATTGCATTATTTATTGTATTAATACCATAAAATTGTCTGAATCTATTTTTTATGTAATTTATGTATTCATCGTCATTCGTTTCTTTATTTGGTATATTAGTTAATTCTTCTAATGCGGTTTCTAATAATTCTTCATATGCACTTATATTAACTGTTTCATTATTTTTTTCTACAAGTTTAGCTTCTTTTTCAAATATTTTTAGTTTTATTTTAGAAATGGCAATTTTTGATTTATAATATTTAATTTTGAGTAATAACTTATCAGTGTCATTAAATGTATTAGGATTAGTCTCTTCTATTTTTTTTAAATAATCACGATCTATAAATAATGTATCTGGATTAATATTAATAATGTTTAGAATTTCATTCTGAGTAATATTTTTACTATTTTTATTATCAATAGTAGATACTATGTTAATATTATTATTGTCTTGTATATTATTAATTAAATAAATAGTATTATCACCACCTTTAATGTGAATTAGTTGTCCTATTTTATAATCAACTGTCTCAACTGGTAACGTATGACAAATGTTATCATTATCACCTAAACTATTAAAATATATTTGAACATTATCAACATCCTCATCATCCTCATCATTATAAAAAATATTTTTAAATGCCTTGAATAAATAATTTTTATTACTCATAATTAAATAATAATACCTATTTATTTTCTTATATAAAATAATCAGATATAATAATTTTATCTTTCCAATAAATATTCATTGACAATAGTTTCTAATTCACCAATAGGAATTTCTGGAAGTTGTACGTGTGATTCCCAGAAATATTTACAAAACGCCCATATAAAATCAAAATCAGTTCCATACCAATCCCCCCTATCATATTGTTTTACTATTTTATCCAATAATTTTTCTGGTAATAAATTCAAACTCGGTTTTGGCAAAACATAACAAAGTTGTACTAAAGGAGTTACATCGACACCCACCCCTCCTCCATCCACCAAAAACTCTCTTTCAAAATAAGGCACATGGTGAATTAAATCTTCCATCAACGGAGGATAATGATACTTATAACACCAACGCCAATCCGGACAACCGCTAGTATAATATTTCATGGTCCATTCTAACCCAGTTAAATAATTTTCACAAACCACTTTTTTAAACTCTTCCAGTTTTTCTGTACCATCCGCTAAATCAAATCCAAAAAGACATTGATAATATCGTTTTTGCCAACCTTCTTTGTACGGATTAATATATTTCTCCAATTCGCGTTCATAAGTTGGTATAGCTTCAAATTTTGCAAACATTTCTTCCGGTGTATCTGTTGGGTAATAAAAATTCGCCTTTCTATCCCGCATTTTTAATTCTTCTTTTAAAAATCCTACTTCATTTTTGGCTAAAAATTCCACCATCGTTCGAACATTTTTCCAAATGATTTTTTTCCCATCGGTTAAATATTTGTCTTTACCACCTCCATCCGCACCTCCACCCGCACCCGCACCACCACTATCACCACTACTAAATGTCGACTTGTAAGCATTCATCATTTTATGGACACCACCCGTTCGAATATTGATAGAAGGAAAATGAGGCATAAAATCATTGCCTAAAAAGAAGCAAATAAAAATGTAATCATACACGATATTGACGTTTCCACTTCCATTTCCACTTCCATTTCCACTTCCACTTCCACTCGCCTCCTCACCCCCCACAAAACCACTCATCTCATTCCGTATTTGTTCCACCAACAATGGAATATCCAACAAATAGGTTTTATCCGGTTCCAATGAACGATCAATCGATTGAATAAAATGCGGTGTTTCTCTAAACAAATATATGTTCGGACAAACAGGTAAATGATTGATAGAAAGCATAATTAAATCCGCATCTAACCCATAAACAATTGTACGAGTATTGGAGTCATGCAACCCCGGATTATCTCGAATAAACGCAAATAATTTGTGCTCTCCTTCTCCTGTTTCATCACTCGTTGATATCATATACTTGCAACCAGTAACACCCAGAACACCACCAAAATGCTTTTTAATCGCGTTGTTTAATTCACTCATAAAAACGGTTCCAGGTGTAATAGCCGTTGTATTCCAAACATCGGTCTTTTTTAAATTCATAATGGTATGAGTAATATCGGATTGATACCATGATTTATAACGACGCTCACGTTGTTGATCTAATTTAGCCAAAGGGGCTACACCATCAAATGCAATATAAACGCACGTAGTAGGTGCGATCAATGTGATATACTCTTCAATCTTCACAATCACTTTAGAAATAATAATTTTGCTAGAATCACTAGTTATTTCGGAGAATTTGGTACTATGCACTGCATCGTAGATAATCGAATTACAATCCAAATATAAATTGTTAATGGTAAATTCGCCGTGGCGTTCATCCGTATGTAACTGAAGTTCTTTGGAAAAACGACGAATAATTTCTGGATGATTTTTAACAATATACGAAAAATAGCTAGGAATTCCCATGTTGTTTTATGTTATGGTATGGTATGTGTCTATCATACCATAAAACAATACGTTTATATTACTTTTATTATTAACAAACCATAATACAAAAACAAATTCAAAAACGTAAATTCAAAAACATGAAATACACATGTCCTTTTTGTGCATTGGATCCATTATCACATTCATTAACAGAAATCACAGAATACAACAACACAATATACTATTACACATGTCCGTCAAAAGCAAAATTGTATTTTGACGCAAAAAGCATATTACATCACTATAATGGAGTTTTAAGTGAAATACCAGAAAATACTCAATGGGTATGGATTTTTGATTCCGCGAATTTCAACATGGAACATTTTTTACAAATAGAAGTGGGAATAGAATTAGCAAAACTGATTTCGAGCAAATTTAGTGGAAATCTACAAAAGATAATCATCATCAACCCAAATATATACATTTCATCTGTTTATAGATTGGTTTATCCTTTTATGAATGAAAAACTACGATCAATAATTGAAATGAATTATCATTGTAAAACAGCAAATGATGTAACTGCAAATTTATCAGAACACCACCTCCCGACATTAACTCATTAATCTATCAAAATAATATATCAAAATAATATATGAAGACATCAAATATATTTTATAACACTTTATTGGTTTCTGTTATTATACAGATAATTACTTTATTGTTAGAAATTGGTACATTATTTATACGTATTAAACCATCTATCACAATAATAAAACAATTGATGATATTAGAAATAATAGTCCAACTAATAGAAGGTTTATTTTATGTTTGGTTGCTCTATAATTTTTCAAAAAAATACAACATCACACCGAAACGATATGTAGATTGGTCTATAACAACACCAACAATGTTAGTTACACTAATTATATATTTAATTTATTTAAAATATAAAGAGAAAGGACTAGATACATCGAGTCTAGATTTACCACGGTTATTAATACAAAATTCAACGAATTTAACATATATACTATGTTTGAATTGGTTAATGTTACTATTTGGTTATCTAGCTGAAATAAAATTAATAGACACATTATCAGGTGTTATTTTAGGATTTATTCCATTTTTGATATATTATTTTATAATATACGTAAATTATGCAGTACATTCCAAGACCGGGTGGAAATTTTTTATGTATTTCTTCATTTTTTGGTCGTTGTATGGAATAGCAGCATTAATGCCTTACAATATAAAAAATGCAGGTTACAATATATTAGATGTATTTTCCAAGAACTTTTTTGGCGTATTCTTGAGTTATTTACTAATAACCCAAAGTTTTTCAAGATAGTAGAATTTACATCCATTAATATTTATTTATGAAATGGATTATAATCATCATTATCACAATAAGATATAGCACCTTTTGATTTTAATTTTTGTATTATTCTAGGTTTAGTTTTTTTTAAAAAATTACCATTAATGTTTTTTTTAAAATTTTTTTCTACTTCTTTGGTTAAAAAAATATATCCTTTACATCCCTCATTACAAAATTTTTGTTTACAATCGATAATTCTATAATCTCTGACGTCTTTTGTTGGTTTATACGGAAGTTTATTTTCTTTTGCGATTTTTTTTAATTGTTTTTCAATTTCAGGACTATAATCATTTTTACAAAAATTATCACATGAACTATCGCCTTTTTTTTTAAAGGTTTTATTTCTTTTATTAAAAAATCTTTTTTTGCTTTTTTTATTCATATTATATATTGTATATATAATATTAATTTGTGTTTTGTAAATGAGAAAATGCCTAAAACTCTTATTATATTGAAACAAACTCTGTAATCATGGGGAAAATGGGTCCAATTGCTTTTGCACATTCAATTGCAATAATTCGGTGTTCTTCTTGTGTTCCATTTCCACTGCGTAATTGAATATAATGAATCCATGATCGTAATGTTCCATTCATATACATTCTCGATGGCGTGTTTCCTTCGGGTAAAATCGCACGCGCTTGTTCTTTTGCAATACCATTATTTATCGCCCAATCATATGTATCCCTGACTTTTTCAAAAATTTCGGTTTGCTTTTCTCTCCATTCATCTATTAATTGTTTGTTTTGTATATCACACTCATGACCAGTTCCATCTTTTACAAGTTTAATACTATTTTGTCTATTTTTCATATCTTGCAATCTACATTCCCTAACTTCGAAACTACTATCAACCACAGCATATCGTTGTGAAAATTCTTGAAATGAAAAAGAACGGTGTCTAAGTATTTGTCTAGCAATATCTCTCGTGGTAACAATTTCTAAACAAATACTTACCATTTCAAATGGAGACCAATGTAAATTAGTAATGAGATACCTTAGCAACTTGTCATTTTTATTATTATCGGTAATATTTTGATTGGATGGATTAGAAACACGTGCACAATAACAAACTAAATCTTCCAATGATTCATTATTGTTATCACAATTAGAATTCGAATTTAAATTGGTATTGATAGGATTCGAAAAACTAATTAATTTTGCAGTCATACTCAAAACAATTTATTATTTATTATGTAAATAATAATATTTATATATTTATAATAATAAATTATTTTAAACAAACATCCAAACAGAGAGACAGACAAATGAATACACCAGGAAAATATAAGGAAGCATATAAATTTTCAAATGCAAGAAATTTTATAACTGGTGCAGTATTTTTTTCACCAATAATATTGGTGTTTATTAGCATATATATAATTGTTTCATATAATAGCAAAGCGTTGATATTTTATGTTTTATTTTTAATAATAGGTTTATTTGTGAGGACCATATTTATAAACAATGAATCAAAAAATCATAAAATTAATACAGCGGATAATTCAATATGTTCGGCTATATATTATAAAACGTATTATGGTAGTTTGACGATAAGTTTATTTATATTTGGTTATTCATTTATGTATTTTTTATTACCAATGGTGATAAATTATTATCAAGAAAAATCAGGTAATAGCACGAATGAAAATAGTATGAACTATATATTAATTTCTTTATTGATAGGATATATATTGTTAGATACAATGGTTAAAAGATATTACAATTGTTATACAATAAACAATGTTAGTAATTTGTTATCTTCTTATGAATTATTTTCAGGTAGTTTAATTGGAACCATAGTTATTGTATTTTTATATTCTATTAAATTGTCAAATTATATCTACTATTATCCTTTTGTAAACGAACAGACAGTATGTCAAATGGTAAATAAAAATACATATGGTTGTTATTCAAATTAGAAATGTATAAATGACAATGAATAAATAGAAATGAAAAGAAAAACCGAATATAATTATATTATCCTATAATATATATAATTATACAAACAAATCAATAAATATTATAATGTCAGGTGGCGCAACTTTTCATGAATTGAGCGAACAAACTAAGAGAGGAGGGAGTTTCGATTTATCCAAATTTAAAAATTTCATGTTGTCGTTAGTACTTTTTTCACCAATGATTGTACCAATATCATTATGTGCTATATCAATAGCACAACAAAACGTGAATTGTTTATTTTATTTAGTTACATTATTATTTTCATTGATGATTCGTAATTACGTTATAGGTCCAGGTGATGTTAAAAACACATTAATAAATGAATCAGCTGATTTATGCTCTGCTATAAATTATGGTTCCGTGAATGGAAATATGACATTTTCTATTTTTATTATAGCATACTCAATATTTTATTTATATACACCTGGATACGCACAATTATCTCAAACAAACATAGGATTACTTGTGTTACTTATACTGTATGCTATATTGGATATAATGATCAAAAAAAATTTGGGGTGTTTTCAATACAAGACAGTTAATTTCATGGGTTTATTTTTTAATGTTTTAGGAGGTAGTATAGCAGGATATGTCTGGGTAACTATAATATATACATTAAATTTAACAAATTATTTATATTTTAATATGCTATCTAGTAATGCAATGACATGTAGTGTTCCTAAACAACAGACATTTAAATGTACGGTTTATAAAAACGGACAGGTTATGTCAACATCAACCACTTCAGCATCAAATACGTCAACATAAATCACTTATAGATTTCAAAAACATATTGCTAAATAATGGTATATATTTTTATATTATCACAATAGTAGCTATCTATCTATCTACCTAGTAAAGTGCTGTATATTATTAAGAAACCATCTTTTAAAATCTCGAATAATAAATTTTCTTTGTAAATTATCAGCCAATAATTTGTTATTGTGTGTATTGAATACTGCTATAAAATTATTAAAAACATTGATAATATTTTCATTTTCGTATTGTGATAAAATAGCTTCTGGTTGTAATGGTTTATCAGTGCGTTTATTTACAGAATTATGAAAAACGTACAATGTTTGTATTAGATCATTTTTGGATTTAAGTAATAACGGATTAAGTTTATTTAAGAACAATGATGCATGTCTAGCACAATCCGGACACGGTAAATTATTACAAATTCTTATAATATAGTAAAATAACGGTTTTCCTATGGTAGGAAACGAATCATCTTTTAATTTATGCGCTAAAACATGAAATAATGTCCATATCGCTGGACCCCATACATTTTTTTTCATAGTTTATTTATTATTAAATATAATAAATATATTAAATACAAAAATAAAACTATATTACATTATAACATAAAAGAAAATGATTCAGGTTGAAGGAAATGTCAATTTTTATGAAGAATTAAAAAAACAATTAAATGATTGTAATAATGAGATTGTGTCAATTGTTAGTGGTGATGTTGAAAATACAAGCCCAAATACAAAAACAGTAAATATCCAAGAGGAGGATGATGATATAGAAAAATGTTTAATAACAAATGAAAAATTAAAGGAAGGATATGTGACTTTGTTATGCAATCATAGTTTTAATTATATTCCTTTGTTTAATGATTTATTTAATCATAAAAAAATGTTACATTTAGAAACACAAATATTAAAGGCAAATGAAATTCGATGTCCGTATTGTCGCAATAAACAATCAGTATTATTACCATATTATGAATGTATGGGTGTTCCAAAAATAACTGGGATAAATTATTTTAAGAGGGTAGGTACATTTGTAGGAAATTGTGAATATGAACGGCTAAAAAAAAATATCGCATCAAAAGAGTGGTATAGTAGTGTAAAAAAACAATTTTTTGATGAATTTGGTCCGAATACTATATGTTCTAATATAGTGTCAGTATTAAAAGAGGACGACAAATGTTATTGTAATGATCATAAGAAAAAGGCGAAATCATTGTATTATAAGATTAAAAAATATGAAGAGAAGAATAAATTACAAAAACAAAAGCAAAATAGCTCATCACAACTCTCTTCCGAAAACATAATTATTGACATGAATTTATGCAATGTTATTTTATTATCGGGTAAGAATAAGGGGTTACAATGTTCTCAGAAGCCTTATTGTAATGAAAAATGCAAAAGGCATTACAATTTGCAAATTAAATCTGATTTGTTAAAAATAACAGAAGAAGAGGGTGTGGATAAGAGTGTGGAGGTGGAGGTGGAGGTGGAGGTGGATGTCACTGAAAATATAGATAATAATTCAAATATTCAAAAAAATAATAGTGACGGTAATAAATACAAAAAAAATCCCTCAAAATTTATGCAAAATTACATAAACTATACAACAAAAACCCCTCAAAATTTATGCAAAATTACATAAAATATATAAATAAATTGTAAAGAATATATAAATATATTCTTTGTATACATATACAAAGATACCTACATAGATACACATACAAATGGAAACAAAAGAAGAATTAATTGAAAATATTAAAGAATGGATAAAAATAGACAATGAAATTACCAAAATGAAATCCGAAATAAGGGATAAAAATAATAAAAAAAAACTAATCACAGAAGGGTTAATGAATGTAATGAAGAAGAATGAAATAGATTGCTTTGATATTAATGGGGGTTCATTAGTATATAAAAAGAATAAAGTCAAAAAAACTCTTACAGGGAAAACACTACTTACTGCATTACAAAGTTATTATGTTAATCAACCGAATACAGCTGAAGAATTAACAAAACATATTTTAAATAGTCGTGAAGAGCAAGTAAAAGAAACAATACGAAGAAAAATAATAAAAATGTAAATTGTGAGTGTTTATATTACTTTTAATATATTATTAGAAGTAATATAAATGTAATTTATTTATTATAGTAGAAATGTTACCATCGAACAAAAATAATAATTCAGATTTGTATGTTGATTCGCCCAACAATACAACATACGATAATTATATACATAATGTAGAAGATGTCAATAATTTATTAGAATCTTCCTTAGAATCTTCCTTAGAAAATAGAACACAAAATATCACGACAAATCCAGAATTAGATAATAAATCATATTATTATCAAGCAAAGGATTATTTGAATGATGATATAAATACGGTATATAACAATTGTCTACACGGTGCTAGAATACATTTATGTTTATATAATGTAAATACGAGTGCAAAGCATCCTTTTTTGGAATTTTATTTAATAAAAAATAGACATGATGATTTTTATCCTGATATATTATGTTTTCCAAGTTTCTTTTATTACAATGAGATGAATAATGACATTTCAACTGAATCGCAAAAAATGTTTAAAATGTTATTTATAGATGTTGCAAATATTAAATTTGATGGTTATTTATTGGAGGAAACGAATCATTTGAGTGATTTATATTTGTTTTATGAATATAAAAATGTGGTAGACGAAACCCTAACACCAACGCCAACAACAGATAATGCTATAGGTAGCGGTGAAATGTATAGAAATGACATTGTATGGAAAGTAGTAGTAGATGAAATAGTAAACAGTCGTCTAGTATGTAATTTTCCGATTGATGATATGGTTACTTATTTCTTTTTGAAAAATCCACAGTTTATGTTTTTGTATAAAAATAATAACAATATCATATATGAAACTCCTACTGTAGTATATCATGGTGTAAATGCATCAATGTTATATTTCCAATATATTTTTGGTATTCCAAAAACAAATTATGATGGTATAATGGGTCCATTTTATTATTTTACAAATTACAAAAATGCAGTAAATATGAGTATAGATAGTTATAAAAATAAAAATAAGAGCGCACCAGATTCACAGATAACTCAATCAAATCTATTATCCGATGTATTGAATAGTACATTTATGAATACAGATAAAAAATTGGGCATAATCAGATCGGTAATATTTTTAGGAGTAAATAAAGTGCCGATGAATTATCCAAATGAAGAATCGGACAATTCTTATCATAGTTCTATTTTATCGTCTATTGATAATGAAAACGCCCAAATAAATAGAATATCAGATCATAATGGTTTATGGGCTGAAAAATACGATAGTGTTTATATAGGTAAATTATTATTAGACAATGGTAAATTTATATCAGGAACACCATTATGGGTTGTAAAAGATTATAACCAACAATCGTCACTTTCATATCATTACTTATCAACAAATATAGTAAAGGATGAATGGTTGAACGACAATGGTTATACTATTTTATAGGGTTAAGTATAAATACATAAAAAATACATAAATAATTATGTTTTTCTTTCTAACATAATTATATAGTTAATAATATACATACAACATACAGGATACAACATACAATAAAGTATAGACTCATGGATTCAATAACAGTTATTGGTTCCACATTTGTATTGTTTTATTGTGCGGTCCAAATTTTTACATTTTACAATATACCAGCAAATTTATACATTATTTATCTGATATTTTATGTTTTTATGGTATTGACATATTTATTTATAGGTAAACAATAGGTAAATAACAAATAAACATTATACGATATTAGTGTTTTCATTTTCATAATCATTATAAAAGTCGTTAATAGTAATAGATCCATGTAGATCATTAATTATTTTTTGCAATGAAACAACGTCTAATTTGTCTTTTAAATTATCAATAATTTCAGAATCGATTGGGTACCGATTATTAATATCAAAAAATGTTTGTTTGAATGTTTGGACGAGTAATATATTTTTCTCTTCTTCAGTTTTTTCTATATTTTCCTTTCGTTTCTGTTTTAATTCTTTTTGTTTAATTGTTTTAATAATATTTTCGTCACTGTTCCATTTATTTCTAAATTTTTCTGTAGCAATTAGCACATCACAAATTTCAGGTTTAGCAATATTTTTGATTTCATCACTATTTCTAAACGAATGTTTGAATGCCGATATAATTTTTTCAGGTATATTAGGACTTGTTTCCATAAGACGATCGAACTCTTCTTTATTCATTTTTAACATTTGACTTACATCCATTCGTTCATCTGGATGTTTAGCTAATTCAATTTTAATATTGCGGTAAAATTTATCCCATGCAATTGCACTGACTCTATGAGCTTCATTTAATTGTGTTATTTTCAAAAATTGTTGAATAGTAGTAATAATTCCTGCTAAAATATTGAATCCTCCAACAATCATTGCAAAATAATTTTGATAATCTTTTGGAACGCGTTCTTGTGCGAAGTTAGCTGTTCCTGTTACAGTAGAAATAACAATAACTGGAATAGTATACCATGCGTTTAAATAAGAATATAACGCATTAGATTTTGAATGTAACCATCGATTACACATGGCTTTATCCGCCCATTCTATTAAAATGGCTTCATGTTCTGGAGTCCAGGAAAAATGATTTTTGTCATTTATAGTACTAACTACTTTATCAACCTCTTCATTGACGTTCATAATCTATAATAAAGTAGGAATATATAATTTTTTTTTCAAATTTATTGCGTTTAATTGTATTATTTTTTTTATAACATTACAATTAATATTTTTTAGGTAAAAAATATATTAATAAATTATAAATGGATGCAAACACAAGACTAAATGTATTAAAAAATACATTTTCTACCATATTGAATAATCGAAATAATATACTAAACACATTTATACAGCAACAATCAAAAATACAGTTATTAAAAAACAATTATGCTGAATATGTTAAAAATAACAACTCCACATTGTTGGTTTTTGGATTAGATACTTTTCATTTTCAATCCAAATTGTTAGACATGGAATATGATGAACTAGATAAATATTTTATGATAATAAACAACAGAATTTATTGTGAGTATTTTAAGCTTTACAAAATAATAATTGAATATTTGAATAAAAATATTAAAGAGCCTAAATTGTTGGATATGACAAAAACAATCAATCGGTTTCCTGTTTATAAAGATTTAGAACCATATAAACAATATGACATACAGATTATATCAGACATTCACGAACAAATAATATTATTATTGACAGGGTTTGATATATTTATTACCAACAAAGAAGATATTTTAAAATCCCATATTCAAAAGAAAAATATTGGGTTTAATTTAGATAATTTTGTAAATACGTATAATTATGATATAACTATAATACGCGAAAAATTGAGTTTGTTTTTAGATTATATTGATTTTTTTCATAAAATTCATTCCAAGTACCTAAACACTTTTTCCGAAAAGTTGAATTTAATGATTTCAGAATTAAATAGAGATATACATCCTGATAATGCAATTAATGAGCGTATTATATCACATGATATGTCAGTTGTATATGAAGATGTAGTTTTAGAGGAACCGGTAGTTGTTGTTGTCGAGGAACCGGTAGTTGTTGAAGAAACGGATGTTTTAGAGGAATCGGTAGTTGTAGTTGTTGTCGAGGAACCAATTGTCGAAGAACCACCTGTTGTTGAGGAATCAGTTGTTATCGAAGAACCACCTGTTGTTGAGGAATCAGTTGTTATCGAAGAACCACCTGTTGTTGAGGAATCAGTTGTTATCGAAGAACATGTGATTGATGGTCCAGTGATTGAAGAAGCTGTAATTGTTGAAGAACCAGTTGTTGCTGTTGTTGAAGAACCAGTGATTGTTGAAGAAGAACCAGTTGTTGCTGTTGTTGAAGAACCAGTGATTGTTGAAGAAGAACCAGTTGTAGCAATTGTTATAGAAGAACCAGTAATTGAAGAACCAATAGATCAAAATAAAGATACAATAATAGAACAATTAATGAAAGAAGCGATAATAGATTACAAAGAAAATAATAATTTATTACCAGAAGAAATAACTACTATAAAAAAAGCCATTCATAATTTGAAATTGACAGTTATTGTTGAAGAAGTTGCGGATGAAATAAGAGTCGAATCAGTAGAAGAAACAGTTGTTGAAGAAGCAGATGTAGATGAACCAAAAGATGATGAATCGAATGTTGAAGAAATATCAGAATTATCAATATCCGAAACAAATGAAGAAACATCAAATGTATCTACCTCTAGTGAAGACTTATTAAGATAATATGAATATGTGTTTTACATAAAATCATTACACAAAAGTACTATTCTTAATTTTATTGTATAATAAAACGTCGTAATAATATAAATTACTTATTCTGTTTTTAACTTCATTATTAAATATTCCTCTTGATTTAACAGATACATTTTCTTTTTTGTATTTATTATTATCATAAAAATATCCAAAAAAATTTAGAAATTCTTCTAATCGTTCAATTGTTATTATAATATCTACATTTTTTGTCCAATATAGTAAAGATTTATATGGTGTGAAACTTAGTATTTCATCATCTGACATTTTGTCAACAATTTCATTCAAACTTATATTTTTGTTATTATAAATATAATGTAAATGTTTAGGCCAGTCTTCAAAAATCTCTATACCTAAACGAAAATTTAATAAACTTTCAAATCTATCAACCGGATTTCTTATAATAGTAAATGTAATTTCTTTCTCATCACCATTAGCTGGAATATGATTTTTTCTATTGCTTGGTAAATCTTTATTTATTATTTTTAAATCATAAAGAATCTTATTTGTATAGGTTCCGCTACATTTAGGTGTATGAATAAATAATAATTTTGATGTATTTTTTTTAATACGTATAAAATTCCATAATTCTTTATGATTCATTTAGAATAATATATAAATATATTATATATTTATGACTTTGTTTAATGCAACTGAGTCTGCAAGTGGATATGCATATACTTCAACAGTTCCACCTTATTTAGTTACTTCTAATGCATCTGCTACAGCATCTGCTAATTCTGAAGATATTGCTAAAGAAATAGCTAATAATACAGCAAAGCAATTAGCTAATAGTGTAGCACAAAATGATGCTAATATTATTAGTCAAGCATTGAATATATCTCCTGCTGGTGTAATTGGAGAGTACAACTATCTGAATTTATCTTATGCTGTTAAAACAGCAATAAATGGTCAAGGTGAATTTAATGGGTTGATACTACCATCGGAAATAGATGAATCATCAAATGCCTCAAATGGTTTAGTGTTAACTGTTAATAAAGAAGTTTATGATGTAAATACTTTGCAAGTAATACCAAATAGTATGCATATTGGCACATTTAATGGAATTTTTTATAATTACGGTGGTAGATATGGGGATAAAATAGTATATGATAAATTATTAACATCCTCAACACCAAAATCATTTATAACAAGTAATAGAAATGTATTCCTATCAATTCCATCTATACAAAATAATATTCAATTAACATATATAATAAAGTTAAATTCTTATGATGAATATTATCTTAATGGCGCAATTACAAATTCAACAGAATATAGTGATATAAATAAAAACATGTATAGTAAAACAATATATCCTAAAAGTCTAACGGGTGTACAAATCATTAATGAAAATGAAAATACAATTGCTAGTTATACATGTGTAAATATAAAAGAAATAATTGATACTTCATATATTAGAATTACGTTGGATTTTTCAAAAGCCATTCAAACTTCGGTAATCCAAAATATTTATCCAGCTAAAATTACAATGTAAGTCTCTAATTTTTTATATATTTGATGATCCAAATAAGTATAAATGTAAACATTATATTTTGCGCTATCGAAGCTGATAAAAAGATGTAATATTTGAAATGAAAAATTATAATATAAAATTGAAATAGAATTTATATTATAACTACTATAAACAGAATACAAATAAAACTCATAATAACTATGGAAAAGCGCATTAATAAAAAATTAGAGACTTACATTACAGATTTTAAACAAAATCTTCGAGATAAAATCGACTCTATTGATTTTACGGACGCAGAAAAAGATAAAAATATCATAATTCAATATATTTATGAATATGAACGATTAAACATAACAAAAGAAGATTTTTCAAAAAGAAAACGTGTTAAAAATATGGTACCGTTATTTGATCGTTGTTGTGCAAAAAGAGCAAGTAACGAACAATGCACTAGAAAGAAAAAGTCTGGGTTTGAGTATTGTGGAACACATGTAAAAGGCACACCACATGGCATTGTTTCGCAATCAGAAGAAAATTTGCAAACAACAAACAAAGTAGAAGTTTGGGCCCAAGAAATACAAGGTATCATTTATTTTATAGACAACAACGAAAATGTATATAGAACAGAAGATATTGCGTCAAATATATGCAATCCAAAAATAATAGCAAAATATAAAAAAAACGGTGATGTATATACAATACCAGAATTTGGGTTATAGAATTACATTATTACATAATAATCATTAACCATTTACTAATAAAAATTTAAATCCTTTCTAATTGTGTATTTTTTATTCTTTTTATGTTTTTGACTTTTTTTTTCTTTTCTTTTTATAAAAGATGAACCTCCTCTTTTACTACTTGTAGACTTAAATACATAATTCAATAATTGATTTGTTCCTTCAGTTAGTGTTTCAAATATACTGATTTTGGGAGATGGTTCGTCATCAATTCTATTAATAACAATATTTAAATTAATTTCAGTTTTGGTTTGTTCAAACAAAATTGCTTCTTTTTCATCCATATCAAACTGGTGTTCTACAAAATTTGTTGCAGGATTTAATGAATTTGATAAATTATCTTTTATTTCACCATCAACCAACAAATTTTTTACTGCATTCTGCTGATTAACTGATTCATCATCATCATCATCATCATCATCATCATTTGTTTCCTTTAATATAGTATCCCCAACATCAACTATGTTATCATCATCATATTGATTTGGTGAACTAGGTAATGATCTAAATTGAATTTTAGCATCATTCATATATACTATTTTAAATGAATTGAAAAAAACAGAAGTATATCCGATATTATATTGTCTATTTGTTGTAAATAAATTATACAAATAATCTGCTCTACACAAGTATTTTAATATATTTAATGGTTGTTTTACTAATTGTTTTTTTTCATATTCTTCTTCATCTTGTTGTCTAACAGAAGAATATTTTTCAATAAATATGTCATATAATGTTTGATATTTCGTAACTATTGGATAAAGATTAATTATTATTCCCATATTTTCTATTTCTGTTTTAATTTCTGGTATTTTTGCTATATAATCTACAATTTTATTAATGTAATTTGTTAAGGGTCTACTACCTATTTTGTTTATTTTAAATAATAATAATAAATTAAATACAACGTGTTGTTTAATAGTGTCATTATCTGTGTATATTGTCTGTAATTTTATTTCAATTGAAGCTACTATTTTAATTAATTTCTCTATATGTGTATCTAAAAAAATACGGTTAGGTATACCGGTCTTTACAATATCATTTTCTATAATATTTATTAAATTTTGTAATTCATTCATATAATCTTCAATTGCTTCCTCACATAATTCACTAGCATCTTTTTTAATATATGGACATGAATATATTTCTTTAATAAGCTCACATATGTTACTTTTATCAGCGTCAGCTAATTTAACTAATTTAACTAATTCAATATCATATTTATCTATATATGTGTTAATATTATTAATTATATTATGTTTAAAATATTTTGTTACATCTGGTAGTAAAATGTCTGATAAATATGCATTAGTAGTAGTATTGAAATTGAATGGTTTCAAAACTATATTTTCATCATCCATATGTTTTCTTTTATTGTAAAAATTAATTATAATTTCACTATATTTGTCTTGAGTAAAATCAGTTATTTCAATGTTTTTATATATTTCGATTTTTCTATTTTGTTCAGTGCCACCAAAACCAGTACCAGCTAATTTAGTAGGAAGTTGACGAACTGCAAAGCCAGTACTATGTAATGCTCTAAAACAACAACAAATATCGCTAGATAGTAAAGCAATTGGTATTTTTTGGAAAAATGATATTAAAAGAGCGGTTTCTTTAGCAGCACCGTCACCTATAAGTTTTCCATTGCTTACATGAGTATCTTTCGTGATTTTTGTCATTCTATTTGATAAAAGTATTAGTGAATTTGTAAAATCTTTTACTTTTGTATTACAGAATGCACTACTAATAACAGAGCTAAAATTACGTTTTTTTATACCGTACAATTCCATTGTAACCATATCAGCAGTTACAGGACCTTTTTGTATAGAAAATGTCCATTTTCCGTCAATATCACTAAACATGTGTAATAAGTATATTTTTTTTGGATTTATTGTAAAAAAATCAAAATTTTGTTTTATACTTTTTTTAATTTCATTTGTGTATATTGTAATATCGTTTTCTCCTTTTCCACGATTAACATTTTTAAGAGCATTATTATATGTATTTAAAATTTTTGTAATAGTTTCATTAAAAATAAACTCATCAATATCATTAGTTTCATCATTTAATAATTCCTTATTTAATAATTTCATATTAAATAATTCATTATGTCCTATAAATGCAGAAAATGCATTTGGAAAATAATTACTGTAAAAACGAAGCAATGGAAATGTGAACCTATAGTTAGGTAGTTGTCTACGTCCAAATTCAGTTTTTTTTAAATTTAAATAATTTTCAAATGAATCATTATTATCATTATCATAAATTTTATATACATTCAGCATAAAATCAGGTCCAAGACTAGTGTTTAAATCAAAAATAGTACTAATTTCTGATTTATACATGGATGAAAAATCTATGTTATTTTTTATTTTAGCATTATTAGGATCACCTCCTCTGTGTGTTTCTATTAATGTAATATTAATCATTTCTTCTTTTTTTAAAAAAATTTGCAAATCAGGTAATGTTTTCATTATAGTTTTTATTGTACTATCTGTATATTTTAACCTACCTAATGCTTTATTAATATTAGAATTTTGAATTATTTCTTTCATTTTACTTTTAACAGCGTTTTGTGTTTTGCAATTATCAATATTATTTAAATTAGTTACATCTGTGTCATCATTCATCAAAATTTTACCATTAATATAAATAAGACCTTCAAGATTATCATAATAATATTTATATAATGGATTTGTTTGCTCACTATTTCGTTGCAAATCATGGGAAGAATCTAATATTTCTAAATAATTGTTTATTTTTGCAAAATTTAATAAATCATTATCATCCGTAATATCAAATAAATGTTTTTGTGTAAGCTTGGTATTTCCAATACAATTTTTATTAACATAATCTAATAGTTTATTTAACTCGATTTCATTATTTTTTCTTTGATTTTTATTATTATTATTATTATTATTATTATCACCATCATCATCATCATCATCACTGTTATTAATTTCATTATTACTTCTTTTTGAAGTCATTCTACTAAAAACATTATCATCATTATCATCATTCATAGCATCCATAGCATCCATAGCATTCATATTATTTATATCATCAGCAGCAGTATCTGACATAATATTTATAATACTATATTTATATAATAGGTTTATATAAATATATGAATAATTTATTTAAAATAAATCGACATTATCTCGATATATAACCGTATTATTCAATAATAAATCAGAAAAATGTATTAATTTATCATAATTTTTTTCCAATAAATCAAAAGCAGTATAGTATGCATTTTTTACTAATTCTAAAGACTCTTTATCCATCATGAATTTAGTATGTTCCGAATATTTATCACCAATGGATAAACTTCTACCTAAAAATGGATTCGAATCATCACTAACATCCTCGTTGAAAAAAACTTCTAATTCGTCGCCCATACCAAAATTACCAATCATTCTTTTTGCTAATTTATTAGCTTGACGTAAATCCTCAACAGCACCTAACGAAATATATTCATTACCATAAAATAATGATTCTGCTGCTTTACCTCCCATACTTACAATCAAACGTTTTTTCAACATATCTTTTGTGTATAATCCACCGTTTCTAATTTCAGGTTTTTCACTGAAAAATGTGTATCCTCCTGCACCATTATAAGTAGGTTGAATCGATGCTTTTTTGAAATCAAATGTATCATTGAATAAAAGGGTAAGAATTGAATGTCCGCTTTCATGAATTGCCACTCTTTTTTGTGTAACAATGTCAACTGTAGCATTTTTTCTTATTAACCCAACAACGGATTTTTCAAAGGATTCAAATATATATTCTTCTTGTAGTTTTGTATATTTATTTCTTGCTGACAAAATAATAGCTTCATTAATCAAATTCTTAATTTGTGCACCAGAAAAACCTTCAGTTAAATCAGCAATAGAAGAAATATCAAAATTACGTTCAATGTTTTTATTATTTAAATAATATTCGATTATTTTCTCTCTAGAGTCCTTGTCGGGAAGTGAAACACGAATAATTCTATCGAATCTTCCTGGTCTTAAAATAGCTTGATCCAACACATCTCTTCTGTTGGTTGCAGCAATTACGACAATGTTCTCGTTACTGTTGAAACCATCCATTTCATACAATAATTGATTTAGTGTTTGTTCTCTCTCATCATTCGCCATATTAATCCCAGCACCTCTCTGTCTAGCAACTGCATCAATTTCATCAATGAAAATAATACATGGGTTATTATTACGTGCATTTTGAAATAAATCACGCACTCTGGATGCACCCATTCCAACGAATAGTTCTACAAATTCTGATCCAGATATAGCAATAAATGTAGAGTTTGTTTCACCAGCAATAGCTTTGGCTAATAAAGTTTTTCCGGTACCTGGTGGACCTTCTAGTAGGATGCCCTTAGGCATTTCCGCACCCATTTTATTGAATAATTCTTTATTCTCGATATAAGAAATTACTTCTTTGCATTCTTCAATAACTTCTGGACTACCCGCCCAATTTTTCAACGTAATATTTGACTTTTGTAATAAATCGCCTCCTTTATTTTGGTTCATTGATGGCATAAAAGAATTTAAAAATCCAGAATTTCGTTGACCTGGTCCAGGTTGAACTGTAGGTTTAAAACCTGGACCGTTCATCATATTATTTGAATTAATACTTCTTCTTATAAACGAAAATATGGATGAAATCAATAAAAAAGGAATGATGAAAGAAACAGAATTTGAAATAAAATTAAAGCCATTTTCAGTATTTACAATAAATCCAGGCCGTAAGTCTGATACAATTATAGGAGTACGTGTTTCTGATGATTTTTCAATTATATTTGGAATTACTACTGGATTTACACTAGCAATATGATAATGGTCGTAATTGTAATTGTAATCATAATTTGAATTTGATACAATATCTTTTTCTATATCACTATCAAGTTCATTATCAAGTGTGATAATTTCATTCATTTTTTTATCTAGATATATTTTGGAGACTTTATGATCGATAATATCATTAATAATATTGTTATAATTATCTTTTTTAAAGTAATATTTGTACTTGACTATAAATTCGACATTGTCGTTTGACATAAAGATGGATCGAGTATTTGGACCGTTTTGTGGTCCTAGATTTGAAATACTATGTTTAATGATATTTTTGAATCCTATTAAAAAGTGGATTTGTGAAAAAAATAACAAGCATATTAGGTGTAGATTTTTTTTCATTTATATAAATATATATAAACAATATATTTATATTATAATTTAAATATATATTTTAGTATACTATAAGGATCCCAATGTATCAAAATATAATAAATTTATTTTTCTTTGTATTTTTAACAAATACAAGTAGTTTTTTTGTAAAAAATTCACTGTATACAAGAAAACCTGTATTGTGTTTATCAGAAAATACAGATAATACAGATAATACAGAAAATATCCATATTAAACCAATACCAAAGTTTCATCGTTTTGGTTTACATCCTAGATTAGAGTCACCCAATGAAAAAGGCCAATTAACATGGTATCCAATTGGATTTGCGAAAGACTTTGGAAGAAAACAAAAACGTGTAACAATAAAAGATGTCAATTACATTGTTTGGAGAGATAAAAAAGACTATTTTGGATTAAGGGATTCATGTAGTCATCAAGGTTCCTCTTTTATGAAAGGTGAATCATGTAAAAATACAATTACTTGTCCGTATCATGGGTATGTTTTTAATGGTGAAAATGGTGAATTAGTTGAAATACCAAAAATGAAATGTGTGGAATCGAATTTACATAATATTGATTGTTATAAAGTAGTAGAAAAAGGAGATATGGTATATTTGAATACCATTCCGGTGGTGAATTCAACGATGAAAAACGAGTTGGATGAGTCCTCTATTTTTGTGGAGCCTGAATATTTCTCAAGCGAACAGAGGGCTGTTATGCTTTGTGAAGAATTTGAACATTATGCCAAATTTGTAACAGTAAATAGTTTGGATATATGTCATATAGGATTCGTCCATACTTTTGGGAATAAAAAACATCCAAATCCAATAAGAAATTCAAATGTGATCAAGTTAAACGATACAGAGAATCATTATAAAATAATATACGAATATATTGCTGGAGAGAATTCACTTGTAAACAAAGTATATAAAATAGATAATATTACAGTTGAAAATGAATATACATTACCTCATTCAACAGTAGCACGTGTTAAATTTGGAGGATATACATCTACAATCATAACACATGCATTACCAGTATCAACATTTAAAACAATATTATTTGTAAAGGCTTATAGAAATTATTGGAGCTACAGTAATAAAGAGAGCAATTTTTTAAATATTTTTTATCCTTTTGAATATATGGTTAATATGATAGGTGATAAATTTACATATAACACAATGTTTACAACACTGAAACAGGATAAATCAATTATTGATTTTATAGATAAATCAAGTTATGAAGGAATGCATGGTAAATTTAGTATTGTTTATGATATTTTTTCAAATCATTACAGAAATAACTATAAACGTTTTTACGAAGAAGAACATATGTTTTAGATTTTTCTATATAAAGATATTTTTATTGAGTAATTATATTCAATAAAAATGCGAAATTTGTATTTTTTATTATACTCTTTATTTTTTACATTGAATTTTCCAACAATTTATGGGTTTATAAAAACCCCAAATCAAATAACAAATAAAAAAATAACAAATGCCGAAAATGAAAAGATCGATCCAATTAATGAAATTCAAAATGATAATATAATAATAAAGAAAATACATAGTATATCACAATTGACCCGAAGTGTCAATATAATTCCCACACTTTTATTATCATTTTCAGGAGGATGGATAATGAATCCATCGATATCAAATTTAATACATTCAACACCATTTATAACATCAAATATAAATACGGTATTGATTATGTCGTTGAGTATGATTTTAAACGATTTATTTGATATAGAAGTCGATAAATTAAACAATCCATCTAGACCGTTAATAACAGGTGAAATTTCAAAGATGGAAGCAATATCCTTATCTGGATTGTTATTTTTAACAATCGAATATTTAACTACTACCTATTTACCGAGTAACATTCAATTTATAACAAATCTGATAATATTAGATGTTTTATTCTACACTCCCTTCTTTAAAAAAATAACATTTATTAAAAATATAAATTGTGCGTTGATTGTTTCATTTGCACTATTTTATTCAGGATTATCTGTATCAGATCATAATTTATTATTGAATGATAAACACTATGAACTTTTAAGTATAACAATGAATTATATATTTTGGGGTTCAATAAACAATGAATTAATGATGGATATATCTGACCTAGAAGGAGACAAACAATCAGGGATAAAAACGCTTCCAGTAATTATAAATAAACCAGCTTCTCTATTTTTAGCACATAGTATTTTATTTTGCAATACAATGTCAAATTCATTATCATTGGTTTATCTATATAACAACGTTCAATATGGTATAATACCAGTGTTATTATATGTACCAATTTTTGTAGATTTATTAAAAGTAAAAAACCAGGAATACTCATCCTATACAATAAACAAAACATTAAAGGGCTCAATGATACCAATGTTTTTATTTTTATTGTATATGTGCGTTTTATCTTATAACTTATAATATATATTTTTTTCATACATTTCGAATAATAGAGAAATTGAAATGGATGAAATTAGTAAAAAGATAATAAAAGAAACATTGAAAATCGACCCAAACAATATAAATGAATCTCTTATTCCGAGAGAAGTTTTATTAGATAACGCGAAATACGAAGAAATAAAGCATATTATACCAGAATTAAAGAAAAATATGAATTCAACATTTTTAACTGCATTGCATAATGATGCAGAAGAAAAACAGCGTTGGCCTTTATTAAATTTAATAAGACAAATATTGCATGTATATAAATATAAAATGACACCTGTTAGAAAATCGGATGGATATACGGTAGATAAAAAGAAGAAATTTAGACGTTATTTTTTGATTCAAAATTCCGTTACGAACGAATAAAAATAAAATCATTCAAGTTTTTACCGACACATATATAATTAAAATAATTGAATGATTTTATCTTTATCAATATTACCATAAAAGTCATATAATATTTTACTTTTATGATTATTTATTATATTTTTATGCAAAAAAGATTGAATGTATTTAATGTAAGCATATAGATAGTATATTTTCTTTAAATCGCCATTTTTATAAGTTATTTGTTTGATATTGTGTAAAATACAATGAAATCCGTTACGTGCATCATGTTTCTTTTTCTCCTCAATTGTTTTGACAAATAATTTGTTTAATTGATTATAAGAGAAGTTGGTAGTTTTTTTGATAAATTTTTTGCGCGTAAAATTTTTGTTGATATTTTGTTTTGATGACACATATTTACCAGTGTATAATTTATTTTTACGATTTGTATTCAATAATAATTCAATAAGCGATACAATGATGCATTCCATGTCTACTATATCATCCTGATTCGTAACAATATATTCTGTAAAAAAATTTTTAATCAACATTTCATCAATAATGACATTAGTCAGTTGATATTCATTATTATCATATATAATTCTTTGGACGTGAATATCATTATCAAAATGAATTTGATGTTTGTCTTCATCATATGTAGTTCCAAATAAATTTTTATTTAGATATTGTTTATCATTCGTCATCATTACAATTTTATTTTCTGGTTTTTTATTATTTTTAAACAAATAAACAAAAAGGTTGAAACAAATAAAATGACCTAACAAATCGTCTGAACTGGATGATATATTTTTTTTATATTGTAAATTATAAATATTCAGTTTTTCTTCGTTAAAATATTTTTCATTTATAATAAGTGAAGTTATTTTTCTTCCTATAGTGAAAACATTTTGGATAGTAAAATTAAAATCGAGATTCGGTATAGCAACATTTTTACTAATAATAAATATGGTTTCATTTAATAGTAGATGTTTGTATATAAAAGTATAAAAGTGTGATATTACAGTGTTTATATTGTGATATTGATTATATAAAATATGAATAACATTAGCGTAATCTATTATATATATTTTTTTAGAATGTAATAAATCCGTAAAATTTTTAGTTAATTTCGTATTAAATGATTTAGTAGATTTATTTTTTATAATATCATATTGACCGTTATAATAAGTAAATACTGATGATAAAATGGTTTGATCGTCACCATCACCATCATGATTACTATTTAACGAATAATTAAAATGATTTATGTAATTATTTTTCATTGTTTTATGTTTATATATATTTAGAAATATAAAATTATATAATAAAAATGATAAAGTGGTGGAAATGTTTGCCGTTAATGTTTATATGTAATCAAGTTAAACCAAATTTTATAAACAATAATCCAATACGGTTTATGAGTATGAAAAAAACAAATATGAACGACAAAAAATACATACCATTGTATTATCCAAAAACAGAAAATCAAGTTAAATATGTGGATAAATTATCAAATGAAAATAATACGATAATAATAGCATTGGGTCCTGCTGGTACAGGTAAGACTTTATTTGCATGTTCGGAGGCAATTAAGCAGTTAAAATTTGGAATGGTAGATAAAATAATAATAACGCGACCACTTGTTACAGTAGAAGAAGATTTGGGTTTTTTACCAGGAAATATAAATAAAAAGATGGATCCATGGACGCGTCCAATTTTTGATATATTTTTAGAAGTGTTTTCACAGAGAGAAATTGATGTAATGGTATCAAATAATGTTATCGAAATATCACCTTTAGCATATATGAGAGGCAGAACATTTAAGAATGCATTTATAATAGCTGATGAGATGCAAAATAGTTCACCAAATCAAATGATGATGTTGACAACTAGAATAGGACTAAATAGTAAGATGGTAATTACAGGAGATTTAAAACAGACTGATAAAGGTAATAACAGTGGGTTGTCTGATTTTGTTAATCGATTTGAACTATATAAAAAGTATGATATGAATAAACAATACAATGATTCGGATAATAAAAACATTGAGGTAATTTATTTAGGAAAATCAGATATAGAGAGAAATCCTATTGTTAAAAAAATAATAGATATTTATCAATTTGATGATAAAACCGAGAATTTTAGTGAAGTGAATAAAACAAATTATATTAAATCACAAAAAGTATATAATTATGAAAGTACGTACGAATATGGATACGGTTATGGGTTTGATTATGAATATCCATTTAAAAAAACACCAGAATATTATTTTAGTAATAGTAGTAAATTTACGAATAAAACAAATAATATTCCGTTAAAAAATTATGATAATGATGCTGCCATGATTCCGTTAAGAGAAATAAATAGAAAATAGATAAATAAAAAAAAATCTCTATATAATATAAAAGATGGGAGACAACAACAACAGTCAAAGTAACAGTCAAAGAAACAGTCAAAATCAAAATGGTGGTCGTCGTAGAAG